GTACCGAGAACGTGTGGAGCCAGACTCAGACCAATTGTGTTGCGACCTTCACCGGCGCTCGATGCAGTCTTTCCGTTTTGACCTGTCATCACCAGTTTGTTTTTATCTACGTGACCGCCTTCTTTTGCCATGAAAGCGCGGAAATGCTTATACGACTCACGCGCCTTTGCAACACGTTCTTTGTCTGTCTCGTCATTATCCAGCGCGGCATGGAAACCATCGCGAATACGGGCACGAATAGAAGCCGGTTTAGTACCTGCCTCTTTATGAGAGTCTTGATATGCCTGCTCTTTATCCAGACCACGGCGAACAATGGTTTCAGGATGAAATTCGTGCTTTGGTTCAGCGCCTTCAACTGACTCCAGCAATGACAAGAATGCTTCATGCAATTCTTTATCGTCTTCATCTTCTGTCAGAGTAGGCGAAGACAGATGCCACAGAAAATTGTCAACAACAGAATTCTTGTCATTGCCTTCCAAATAATCTTTAAAACTACGCATTATTTTCCTTATATTAGGGTTGTATTGCTTTATTTAATTCCGATGAACTCTCGTAATTCATTGACAGACATTCCGCCGACTTTACGAGCAACTTCATTACCAGAATCATCCAACTTAACCAAAGTTGGTACACCACGAACCCTAGCCTCTGCTGCCAGTTCTGGATTTTCGTCAATGTCGATATTCTGAATATTCAGATCAGGGAATTCAGGCAAAACTGTATCAATTGTCTTTGATAGTGCCTTACATGGGGCACACCAAGTCGCAGCATATTTCACTAAAATCATTTTGTTTCCTTTTTCTCACATTTACATTTATCACAATTCCCACAAGGAGTCTTTTCTTTCTTACCAAAGATAACATCCCAATTGTGGGCGTATTTCTGGTGATCCGTGGGGCGCTGTTTATCACCTTTTCCTGCTTCACTTGCCATCGTTTTTCCTTAAAGACATGTATTTACCAACCTCATTCACAACTTCATTGTGTAACCTATATTCCCGATCATATATCACCGAAGTAATACCTGCCTGAAACATATGAGTAGCACACCTCATACAAGGGCTATGGGTACAAACCATTGTTGCCCCTTCGACCGAGATACCTCGCCTTGCTGCATGAAGTATTGCATTCATTTCGGCATGAATCACGGTATCCAGTGTAATCAACGAACCGTCTTCCTGTTCTGCCTCACAGACGTTGCTAGAACCGCGCATAGTGCCGTTTCTGCCAGTGGATATGATGTTACCCATACTATCAGCAATAACAGCGCCTACGCGCATTTTAGTGGCTTTTGACTTATTTGCTGCTGCCCATGCCACTTGCATCAGAAAATCTGTCTCAAACGCCATCAAACAAATTCCTATCGATAATTGAATGAGAAACTTTATTCATCTGTTTTAAGGAAACGGGGTACTGAATGTTAATTGAACCCTCGGCTTCAGTTCCATGAGTAAGAACCGCTAGACCAAACTTACGAGCAATATGTCGCATAGCTGCGTTCTTACTCAGACAGACCATATAAATCTGTTTAATGTTTCTTTCGACCACGATCTGATAACCACGCGCAAAAAGAAACTGACCAAATTTCTGACCTCGGTACTCAGGCAGAGTAGTGAAAGCAAATTCCGCCACATCGCCACGAATGCTTACATGAAGTGTAGCAGCAATCTCGGATTCAACTTTGATTGCATACCACAGATCATCATTAGTTCTTTCGCTTGCTGTATCAAATGTCTTATTGACATACTTGGTGATGTGTTCATCTTGCGCCGAATAACCAAAACGAAGATATCGGTCATCGGGAGTCAATTTAACGATGTGTTGTATCAGCCACTCTTTTGACTCAGGAAAGAGTCGAATCAGACTAAAATTTTCTATCATGCTGTAATTGCCAAAACTTTCAGGCGTTTCACTGAAACATAGGATGTTGTGTTATCCGAGAAGCGCAGACGAGCAACGGTTTCTCGTGTGTCATAAAAAGACTGACCAACGAAATCGATCTTACCGGGTTCTTTGTATTTCCGGCTATTGATAATAATGGCAGTCTTACCAACACGAGGGATTGATGCCTCTTTAACACTGGCTTCGGACTCCAGCCATTCTTGATACATTCGCTTTACTGTGTCATCGGCATTGATGACTTCATGATACATTCCGCCAGCAAAGGCAGTTGACCCAATCATTTCTTCTTTGAACGATTTAGTGCCGGGAATCCAGTAGGTAGCATAAAAGTAGCTATCGTGGTAGCCGTTTGATTCACGTTCAGCGACACAGATGCGGTTCATAATTTTCTCCATCAAGTTTTGTTGATGATGTTATTGTATCACAGAAAAATCAATTCCATTCAATGGAGTCGATGTTTTCTTGAACATTTTTTGTTGGCGAACCATACCAAAGTTCAAGGTAGTGGCGAATTGCCTTGACTTTGGTTGAATAATAAGAATCCGAGTAGCAGTGATTGTTTTTCATTCGGATAGCCTCGATCAAAGCCGAGTGCAATTCAGCCTTTGTCATTCTTCGACTCTCGGATCGAGAAATGAAACTTGATTGATCCTTGAACCCAACGCGTTGGTAATCATTACCACCATCAATGAAAATCTCGCCGCAAGAACAATGAACCATATCGTGCCTATGTTTAGACACAATCACATCTTTGCATTTAGCGCACTCGGCAGCGTTCTTTGTGATTACATGAAAGTAACCCGAGAAAACAGAGAATTCTTCTGACATTAGAACGTAGACATTGTTAGGTAGATTGTTAGGCTAAGGTAAGAAATTCCAAGAACTGTTTCAAGTATCATTTTTGACTCCTGTTATTGCAATGATAACACAGAATCAGGACAAATTTACTTTAGTAAGAATTTCTGCCTCATATTTTCTTTTTTTCTCGATGACACGATATGCATAGGTGCCTGCACTACCGAGTGAGCCATTATATCTTAGTAGCGCCTCGGCTTCGCTTCGAGACTTCTGTAGGCAATCTTTGAGAATCCTTACTCCGACTTCGATGTTTCTTTTTGGATCAAACAAAGAAGATGCCATCGTGACCTTATCTCGATGAAACGATGCAACGATCTGCATCAGACCAAGAGCGCCATTTGATGACGCCTTGAAGTCGAATTTTGATTCCACTGCAATGACCGACAGGATCAAAATAGGATCGACCGAGTGTTTTATGGAAGCCTCCAGAATTGTGTTTGTATACATTCTGGCAACCGATTCACTGGTGTTACCCTCTCTTTTGATGATTGTCTTGATTGCAGTATAAACAGCGCCCTCGTCTTCATATATTATCGTTCCGTTATTTCCGTTAATACGTTGCTCAAGAACAACCACAGCATAGAAACTAAATGATATGAAGACCGATATAGCAACTGTTATTAGTATCTGTTTTAATTTATTCATTACGTTTTTTTAAGTCCATAATAGCCAGATAGAGTTTGTAAAGTTTGTCGTTTTCGTGAACTACATCCATGTGCGGCTCTAAGTCTTTAATGACCTTCTTTGCTCCAGCAATATCTTGATCCATTCGACAAACAGCAAAATCTTCTAGCAATTTGCTGACATAAACGATTCTACTTTTTTTATTCTCTTTCACCAGCCGGTTGATATTGATTCTGGTCTTGATGTATTTCAGTCGGTTCAAGTATTTTTCCAGCGGTTCAATGGCACAAATGAAAATTTCGTTGGTTTGATTTTCGTAAGAGTAAACGATGTATAGTTCGTCACGAATCTCTTTATTTTTCTTATGAGAATATCCGGTTACATTTTCACGAACATACCGCGCCGCATCTTTAAATTGATTCTCGATATCGGAATAAGAGTCGTTGTCGCCTAAATCAAGCGTCCTACAAAAGATTTCTGTTCCTTCTTGTCGGCGAATGAAATTCATCACAGCAATGTCAGAAATTTTAGAAGTTCGTTGATGGAAGGCGTATTCACATAACCCTTCACGATCAGCAACGATTTCTTTTCGCAGGGCGCGAATTTCTTGCAACATTTCTTTACGAGTCTGATAGTCCATTTTAGTTCTCACTGTTCATAATAATTTCACAACTGTAGACGAGTTTAGCATCTACCTTTTCAATAATTTCTGCATCCTCACCACTCACATAACGCGGCTTGGGGATTATTGTAACACAATTATAAGGTTCAACGACACAAAAATTGCTGTCATAACGAAGAATCGCCAGATGTTCTGTTCCGTTTTGACTTGCGTACCAGTAAGTAGGTAATTGAGAGGATTTAATTTTTATTCGGTAAAGCATCGAACTATTTAAATTAAACCCTATCGCACAAAATCAGAGAGTCGGTTAATTGATTTCCTCAACGACACAGTTTACGACACGCTCGGCATCATCTTCATCGGGGAAGGTTTCAAATCGTGTCGCGTACTCATTGCAATCCGGGGCGTCGAATACTTTATTAGTATCCTCGAACCGAGATTCTTTGATGGTGTCAATGAAAATAATTGCATCCGCACCAACGATTTCTCTGGTTTCTTTGGTTGGTGCAACCATGTCAATGATAACAATATCGCGAGCTGAGTATAACGAGAATTCTCGCATTCTGCGTGCTTGTCGTAGGCGACCTGCATATGAGAAGTCCCAATCATTGTAAAACGAACGCATTTCATCTGCATTCATTTTTCCGATTGTATATGTTGTCATCTGTTTAAACTTGCGAACAAGTTTTTCGGAGAATGTTGTCTTCCCCGAACCCGGAAGACCCATAATGAGAATGGTATAAGGTTTCATGCGCATCCTGCGTTGGAGTAAAACTTTTTATAAGGAGCGAACTTTAAACCTTTCACTCCGCCGTTCTGTTTCACCAGACGGTCTATTTCAACAGAACCGATCTGATACAAATCTTTTTTATCATAACCACAGGCTTCGACCAGAAACCGTGTTTTGATATTAACATCACGAACCAGAAAGTTACCGTAGTTTGTCATAATCGCCTCAAGTTTTGTTGATGATGTTATTGTATCACAGAATTAGATCGTTGCGATCCAATCACGAACATTTTGAATTTCATCTGCAAATTTTTTATCGCGATCATCGACACGGTTGAAAGTGTCGTAAGCGTTATCATGTGCATCTTGAATTCGTTGCAGGAACTCGACAACAAACCCACGATGCGAATCAACAGTCGTTGTCAAAGAGAAACGAGAAATGATTTTAGACAAGTGTTTACGATTAGCTTCACTGGAGATTGTGGTGTATTGGATTCCCTTCAGTTCATCTGGTTTCAGGAGCAATCCAATTGCACAACGCTTTCCACCATAAGAATAGCAGGCTCCTGATGCGGGATGACTGCACCCACCACCTTGTTTCTCTATTCGCCCTACAACTACATCAACCACATCAAGCATACGCTCACGAATGTAGTAACTTGCCTTATGAATGCGATTCAGTTTTACAGCGGCTCTGTTCATATAAACACCTCAAGTTTTGTTGATGATGTTATTGTATCACAGAAATCTTTTATGTAGATTTTTCAAGAAACTTTTTTGCTTGTGCAATCATTTCCAGTTCATTGTACTCACCATTATGATCATTATGGAAAGCGTTGACGATTGCACTCAACTGGTCAAGACATTCCCCGATGGCATAACCATCGAGACTGTTGTGACGCGCTACATAAAGTTTATTCAACACATCATTGGTGTACTCGGTTCGTTTGACCTCAAGTTCCTGCCGCATATTTTTGATGAGTCCATCATAAAAATTTCGTAGTCTATTACAGTAGTGTTGGAGAGTTTCTTTTTCGTAGATACAAATGTTTATCTCGGCGCAAGTAAAACCATCAGAACCATGATCAACACATGGATTCAAAATAATTCGACTGATCAAAAATTCGCGTGAATAATCTTTATAAAGAGGCTCCTGAAGTAAATCATTCACTAGACGCTCGATCAAATTGTTCAGGCTCGGCAGTGATATTTCTGTTGGAACTACATCAAGTGTATGTAAATATTTTTCTCGATAGAGCAATACGGGTAATCCAGTACATTGTGATAGATAGTATTCCGAACAGTTCGGAGTAATTATTTTGTGCGTTTCTCGTGGGTAACGAAAGAACACACTACGTAATTCACGGGCTTCCTGAAGAAGTTTCTTTCTTGTTTCACGTTCCATAATTAAGTCCACAGGTAAGAACGATACTTGACGATGTTGGTCAAATGTTTGGTTTCCTTCTTTTTGAAGGCTTCTTCAAACTTACGAATTCTAGTATAGATCGAATGGACTACATCATCACTAGCCCCGGTCACTTCATCATACATCGCATCTAAGTTAGTAGGAAAATCTTTCCACTCTGTTTTCGCAAAATGGTATGCAGCAATGATTGCAGCATATGCCTTCTTTCCGTTGGCATCACAATAATCATGCTGGTACTGAAGCCATTCAAGACCAATCTCTCCACGACTCTGTAAGTTGTCATTTCGTGGAAATAATTTTCGCGTGAAATAGGATTGCTTATTGTAATCCTTGAAACGTACATCATCTTTATGACAAATCGCCATCATGTGATAGCACTGGTCTTCCACAAAATTGATCAACTCAAACATCAACCCATCTTCGATCTTTGCATCGACCTCACACCATTCACCGCGCTTTTTTCGAGTGACCATTACGTGGCGCGAATTCTTCCAGTTAGAAAGATAGTAGATGGCAGAACTAATCTTTTCTGGAATGAAATATACCAGCGACTGGAGACTATCTAGACCATCCAAGGCAGTAGTAACGATTCTACGCTTAGTGGTAGATTTTTCATCAATGTGCCATTGATTCCACTGTTCAATATTTGCAGCAACAGGGTGTCGAGGGATATCAAATGTATCCCTAACAAAATTAGCAAAATTAGATAGGCTCCAATACTCACGCATGATTATTTCCTATAGCGACGAACTTCTTGTGTGAAGTTAACAATCCAATCAAAAACAGTTAGCACCCAATAAGAGATGACAATGATGGCAGCAAAGAAATTGATCGGAGGAATAAAGATCATGAAGGCAGATTCCTTCACATCATGTAAAGAAAACGGCTGTCTAAAATTAAAAACTTGAGTCACTGCCACCAGAGCGAATACAACAATGACAGAAAGAAAATAGAACCAGATAAAAAAATCAAACATTGGTGTTCCTCATAAAAGTGTTTCTTAGTTTATTCGTGTTGGCGCGAGTATATCGCTGATAAGTTATAGGGAATTTCTTTTCCAATGGTTCGACATAACAATTATACTCGATTGCAGTTTCTTCTGCAATTTCTCGAAATGTCTTTGTCATTCCTGAGCCAACATTATAGACACCCGATTTGTAACGCATCAACCGATCTATATAGTATAACACACGATCAATGGAAATGAAGTCTCGTCTTGCTTCTTCCTTTGAATTTTTTGCAACAAACAATGTAATTTTTCCTTCTTTCATTGCTTGTTTTCTGAACGAATAATGAGGGCTTGGTTGGTCTTTATGTGACTCGGTTTCGCCTTTTTCACTATAGACATTGAAGAAGCGCATTCCTATGGCAGTGATACCAGAATCAATCAACCTCTGTGCATCTACCTCATTCATTGCCTTTGATATGGCGTAGGGAGCGAGTTTGGTGTACGGTATTGGATCGGTTTCCTCGAACGGTCTGCTTGTCTCTGGATTACCATAAACCGCTGCACTACTCGCATATAGCACTCGCTTCACCCTGTATTTGATGCAAAGCGAAAACAGACACTCGGTCATGGCAATATTGTACATCTGCACTTCTTCCATCGATGCATTGGTGTTGCTAATTGCACCAAGATGTATAACTGTTTCTATTTCATGATTTTGAAACGTATCAACCAAATCATAGTATGAGTGCGTTTTAACATCATAGAGGTGAATAATATAGGAAGGATTGTTGACCCAATAGTTGACTAAGTTCTGTCCTATAAATCCACTTGAACCTGTGATTAGGATGTGATGCATTTAAACGCCTTATAAACGATTATTTCTTATTCTGATACCTACACATTAAAAAGCCGTTAAACCGCCTCAAAAACGGTTTTAACGGCTTCTAGAGGCATTTACGCTTCTTCTGTTTGCTCATTCAGCAATTGTTGCTGACTAGCTTGCCTTGCCATGTCAAATCCACCGCTTTGCTCGAAATTCAGCAACTCAATCAAGCCACCATTCAGATTGTTGAAGGTTTCTTCATCGATGTAGTTGTTGACAACATCACCATTTTCGTAACGAATGAATAGAACCGCAAACTTTTCGGCATCCGGTTCGGCTTCATCAACAAGAGTAAGCTGGAAAGTCGAAACTTTGTCCAGATTGAGAAACATGGCTTTTTTGGTATTAAGATTAAGACGTACAAACATTATTTTCCTTTCAGACTTCAAACACTTTGATAACAAAATTATTGGCTATGGGTTCATGTCCTTTATAGCCCCGAGGATTATTTAGCATCCTGATTTTTCGAGTCCCGATTTCAGTTTCCTTGTCTACCGAAGTATGGGTATGCCCCGAAATATAGGCAACAGGATTAGCATTATAAACTACATCTTCCATGTCAGTACACCCATAATAGTAAGCGCCATTAAAAGTTCGGTCTTCCTGAAAATTAACAAACGGAGAATGATGGCTGACCATGATCAATTTCTTATTTGTCATGGAGTTTTCTATCATGAATTGACGATCAGCGTCATGCATGTCACACCACTGCACGTTGGTTAACTTTTTTCTTGTTTCTTTTCGGCTTTGAATGTATCGAAAGTCATTCGTGCATCGCGTGGCATCGAACATTACAGAAGGGTCGCCCTTGTTCATGTCAGTCCATAGTGTTGCTCCAACGATTCTAATATCATTGTAATCGAACGCCACCTGTTTCGAATAATGAATGTTTGTAATAGCATGAGTCGCGAAATACTTTTCAACCAAAATTGGCGCATCTTCTAACCAGACACCATAGTATTCGTGGTTCCCCGGAATCCAGATGACTTTTTCGTATTTCTTTGATGCAGCTAAGAAAAAGTCAATAACTCCCGGATAACGATCAAGATTATTGGGAATGAAGGCATCCACTGTAACAATATCGCCTGCCAGAATAAGAATATCGGCGTCAGGTAGATCAAAGTCCATTCCCCCAAATTCAAGATGCAAGTCCGAACAATAAGCAATTTTAGTCAACACATTCCTCGCATGCTAACAATCTTGTCGGCTTCTTTTTGATAGCCACGAACAACAAGAGAATTCCACAGAAGGGCAATCTCTTTCCATTCCTCTGCACCATCTGAATAAACTTTCTTATCAGAGGAAAGATGATAACGCCAATTGTGTCGGATACAAAGACGTTTCAAATGATCTAGCTCAGGTGGCATGAAGTTCCTCTACCAGTTCTTCTTCCAAGGTTTCATCAAAGTTATCTGGCTTCACGGGTTTCAGCCAATGGTCAGGAATGAATCCTTCCCGAGAATCCCCGTACATTGTTTCCAAGTTTCCTTCAACGCACCACAGATATCCATCCACAACAGAAACCCATGCCTCACCATTATATCGGAAAGTATTGCCTGCATTAACGAAACCTATCAATGCCTTAGGTGTGACAATCTTACCAATATTCTTTTCACGAATAGCCTTAACAATGAATGCTGGCTCCCCCGCTTTGTTTTTAACGTTCATGAGAACACCTTAGTAAAAAAATCTTCTGAGTTAATTGCTTTGTCGCAGATCAACAGATCATAAGAGGGTTTATGATTCATAATCAACTGATAATACATACAGCCCCAAGATGCAAGTTGTTTTGCCGTGAAGTCACTGTAATCAACACCAGAAATATTTCCTCGGGCAGAATAATAAATGATCTGCTCACCTTCCATATGAAGGCGATTGAAATATTCAATTCTATCAGTCATCGGCACACATTCTTCATATGTTCCGTTGGTGCGACAGATTGTTCCATCAATGTCAACGTAAATTTTAGCCATTCTGACTATCTCCGGGAATGATTCTGTAATTGTCTTCAACACTATCTGGTGTACTGACTTCCAGTATTGTACCACTTTCAATGCACAAAACTTGATGTGGCTCCAATACATCGTTATGAATTATATCACCACGCGATACATCAAATACACTCAGATCAGCATTGGTTGTGTTTATTTTTCTGATCTGAAATTTACCTGACATAACAATCCACGTTTCTGTCTTATTGGCATGGAAGTGCATACTGAATTTACCGCCAGCATCGAAAACCAGAAACTTACTGCAATACTTGTCATTTGTCACCCAAATGTCTTCGTATCCCCAAGCCTTCTCAACAATACCTTCGTGTCTCATTTACTTCTTTCGATGATCTTTGAGCTAGAAAATCCGGGAATGCGTTCAAAGAACTTCAGTTCCTTGGCATACTGCGATCCGATAACAAGTTTATCTCTGTAATCAGAACCAACCAGCATTATATCAGGATTCAGAATCTGAATGATCTGTTCGAGTTTTCTGTCTGTCTCAAAAATACCACATGGGTGAACACCTTTAATCCGACTCAACTGGTACAGCCTCTGACCTTCTGTGTGTATTGGTCTATCTGCTCCCTTCAGCATCTTCACTCTTTCATCGGCATCAATGGCAACATAAACATCACCAAGAGTAGACGCATAGTCAAAGAGTCTGAAATGACCGGGATGAAGAACATCAAACACCCCATTGATAAAAACAAGTTTTTTCATTTTCTCGGAAGCACAGAAATAAATCTGCTAGTAGAAGTCTCTGTTGAAAGCGTATCCAGTTTAGCTCTGATATCAGCAATCTCTGAAATCAGGTCAGACACCTTATCAGTCGTACATTCGTATATAGCGATATTACTGAATCTGGTTCCAAATTCATTTTCCGTAATATTGCTGCGAATGTAATCTAATAAGTCATTCTTACTCATTTTTCGGAAGTCGATCTTATTGTCAATAACATGTTCAATGAAAAGTTTCTTGGCAGTCAGATATTCTACCTGATTATCATAGGTTTTCTTTTCGTAGTCCAATTTTTGCTGAAACTTTGAGAGTCGATACTCAACGAAGTGGTGTATCAACGAGGCAACGCTCTTGAAGATTTTTAGTTTACCGTGCTGATCCAATGTCGTTAGATTCTCGCTATGAATCTTCGCCAGCTTGAAATATGACAGCGGGTCTTTATCAATAGAATCTTTCTGCGCTCCAGTTACCTTAACAGTGAACACGAACCCGGCGTCACTACAATGATCTTCATAGTCACGAATCTTATCAGAGTCAATCAATGTATTGAGAAAGGTGACATATGTAGCTCTGTCATATCCAACTGGCAATTCACTGATTTTATACTGATACTTGCCAATGTACTCGATCTTTCCGAGGCTCTTATACTGATTATCCCCAATAGAGACAACTTCTCCGTTAAATGAAGGAAACGAAGGCAGTATATCTGCATTGGTATCAAGAAATTTTGTTGGGTTCTTGATACATTCTTTCACAGCGGCTACCAATGAATGTGTACTACGCGGAAGAATATTTGAAGCAAAACCAACAGCGATACCAGAAACACCATTGACAAGAACCCAAGGGATAACAGGTAGATAGTGCAGCGGAGCACATTGTTCAGGATCATCTGAATAATCAACGACTTCTTCATCAATAAAAAATTTCTTGAAATTATCACTGAGTTTAGCATAGATATAACGTGGCGCAGCAGGTTCCTGAATCAACCTCGAACCAAAGTTACCCTGACCCTCAAAAATAGGAGCATTGTTAGACCATTCGGCAGTCATACCATTGATAGCAGCAATAGCAGAAACTTCGCCATGATGATATCCATATTTGGCAACACTACCACCCAACTCAGATAACTTCTGAAACCCCTTTGGTGAATTCAACATCGCATGAACAAGAATTCGCTGAACAGGCTTCAGACCATCGATGACGCTTGGAATCGCCCGATTCTCTATTGTATACATTGAGTAATCAAGATACTCGGTGTCAATTGCACTGGTAATCGTTTTCTTGTCAGTCACAACAGGCTGAACAAAATCTGTGTTCAACATCCATTCTTTTCTGGCATCAGCGGAGTCACCGAAAGCCATTTCAAGGCGCTCAATTCCTTCTGGTGTCACTGTGACATATCTAGGGTTATTGATGACCTCAGAATAGATATCCTTTGGCATTGACCCCAATCCCTTGAAGTAAGAAACATTCCAACCAGTGGAATCAAACTTCTGAAATTCATCTATTGTGTCAAAGGTTTTTACTTGCTTACCTTTTTTGCAATAGTAAAGCGGAGCCAGTAACCTGACAACTCTACCGCCATCGAACAGTTCTTTCCAATGAGAAAACAGATTCAGCAACAGACAGAAGATGTTATTACCATCTGTATCCATATCCGTGAATATTGCGATACGACCGTAATTTAAATTCGTTGCTGGCTTGCCGAATTCTAGACCAATGATACTTAGTAACTCAGAGATTTCTTTGTTCTTCAGAATTTCAATCGGCTTCATTCCACGAACATTCATGACCTTCCCCTTAAGAGGGTATCCACCATGAATCTTTGGGTCACGAACTGTTAACAGGCTACCAAGAGCAGACTGACCTTCTGTAATACACAGAACTGTCTGTGAACGATCTTTATTCGTTGCAGCAATATGATTGATGATAGGTGTACGCGAAAGAGTCTTCTTTTTCTTTTCTAGTTCGCGCCGTTCTTCCAATTCTTTTTTGTGTAGGATAGACTGAATCATTGGATCAATGATTTCAGGCGTGTTCAGAACACTTTTTGCGATCTTATCGAAGTCAAACCCACTAAGATGACTAGAAAGCTCTGCAACAGTATTCGTTAAACGTTCTTTGGTCTGACTATCAAACTTCATATTAACGAAGTTACGAAGAACAGTCACAACAGTAAGATGTTGACGGATTGAGTTAGGAAGAACATCAATCTTATGTTTCTTCTTGATGTGCTGGCGCAATGGTTCAATTACACGGTCAACAATATAATTGATATGCGTTCCGCCGTTCTTTAACCACAGACCATTACAATAGGAATGCAATTGGAATTCTTCTGTTGCGCCGCTTGGCGCAAGAATAATTACACCAGCAGAATTTTCTGCAATGACATTGACTGGATTAAACTTCGCTGCATACTCTGAAATTTTCTTCACTCGAATGGGTTCATCATTAAACGTGAATTTGATTTCAGGGAAACAGACAGCCAGATTCTCAAATTGATCTTTGAAGAAGTCAATGTGGTCTTGAGTCAACTCAGATAGCCCGAATGCAGCAACATCGGGAATGAAACTGACTCTGGTAAATTTTTGTGTCGATTCCTTGGTGTGAATATTCTTGATATTCGCATTACCATTACACAGCAACCGGAGATATGTCTTTCCATCAGAGGTTTCTCCAATGAATTCTGTTGAGAAAACATTGGTCAGAAAACTACCAACTCCATTTGCGCCAATGGTTTCACGGCTGTCATCAAAATTCGAACCTGCACGAGCCTGAGTCCATGCAAGAACAGGTCTATATTGATTTGTTCCATCAACAATGGTAACAGGAATACCTCGACCATTATCTTCAACAATCACCTGATATGGTTCACCAAGAAGACCAAGGTCAACTTTCTTGATACTCACGCTGATCTTATTAGCGAACTTGTATTTTGTGCGAACAGCTTCATCAATCGAGTTATCAATAATTTCTCGAATAATTTTACACAGCGCCGGAACAATGGACAATGTTTGTTTCTGTCCAAAGAACATTCCTGTAATTTCTTCTACTGTCGCTGATCCAGCATACATCTGGACTCGTTTACGGATGTGTTCTGCATCCGTTAGAATTTTGAATTCACTCATTTGATTTTATATGAAATCAGGTCAAAGATCATTTCACTGATGAATGCGTGTTTAAGATCATAAAAATCCATCTGAGCAATCATTTGATCAGAAAGAACTTTCTTGAGCGCAGAATTGACAGCAACATGATTGAATTGCATGTAACCTGACATGGATTCAATGTGATAATTGACAGTATTATTGTAATCCGCAATCACCATCAATCGAGGCAATTGTGTTGCAAGACGATTATATGAAACCTGACGACCGATTGATTTATTATAAACATCGCCCTCAGAAAGTTTCGCCCAAGCAAACCAGACATGATTATGTTCACGAATATATGCAACAGTGAAACTGTTGTAGTTATCACCTGTCCAATGATCAATAGCATGGATATAGCGAGGGTTCAGGTTACGAGAATCAATCATCGAAAGCTCCATTACGATGTTTAGGGTTACGGGAAACTTTTTCTTTCTGTTTCTTAGAAAGTTGTTTTGTGGCTTTGTTAAATTGGTTTGCGTGTTTTGCTACCCAATTTCTTGGTTTTACTTTAGGTGATGTCATAATCATTATTGTAAACGATTTTTGTCATGCAGGCGCAGGTTTAGCACAAAATTTTCAACAACCAATTTTGTTACTGTTGCTAACATCGTCATTTCTCTGGCATCCTTATCTCCACCAAGGTACATGTCCAGTACATTTGCTGCAATGTAACGGAAAGTGTCTTCTTCTGAGTGTGGAAGGTAGCCGAAGTCGATTGGGTCTGCTTGGTTGACTTCTAGCGCCAGTTCAGTGAGTTGGTCAAGTAAAGTTTTCATGATGATTGATTATTAGTCCCGCTTACAAAATACGGGGACGAACTTTCGTGTCGTCTGTTCTACCTATCACGGTAGTAACTTCTCGCTCTATGATGGCGTCATAGATGGCAGTGCATGCACTGTTTTACATTGTTTCCTACAAGACAATGGACGCTCTAACCGGAACGACACGGACCCAAGGTAGGTATGGTACTCGATGTACGTATCGAGCATTAAACAAATTATAACACAGAATTCTTCATATGTTTTTTATGTATTTTACATGAAATCCAGCTATTGTAATAAAGATCGCTCAAAAGAACATCCCTGATGAGTTGTTCCTTTATTTCATAATACGAAAGTTCTGACTTACTATAACAATATCGAATAATTTCTCTGCGATATCGATCAGCGCCATTTTTTGCAATTTCTTCTTTCAGAAAATCGCTGGAGCCATAATAGTCTCGCCAGTCACTCGGTATCTGAATTTTTGTTTTCTTCTTAACCTTTGATCCTTTATTTACTCCACTTTTTACGGTAACTGTTCTGACCGAATACTTGTGCGAATAAAGATTCTTCTTACCAATATACATTTTTCCGCTGTCTATATGAGTTATCAGATAGATGAACCCAATAGCTGCTTCTGGTATTTCTGAATCAAGGACAGGTTTATCATTATACACCCAATCCATAAGCTGCCTTTCATTGACAGCTTATTTAATTACTTCAGATAACGAGTATATGCAGCGGCTTCTTCTTCGTCATCGAACCCCATTTCATCGTATGCATCAAATCTTGGTCGCTTTGTCCTTGATTCAGCCTTTTTCTTCGCAGCAATATGAGATTCATTTTCATATTCACTGTTTGTATTGCGATTACGATTTTGTTGAGTTTCCATTTTCAATTAAGGGTTGATATTTTGATACGTTAAAGAAGTCTTTGTACTTCCGAAGTTTTCTGATTCTATCAGAGGAAAAGGCAAAGTTCGGTGAATTCTGCATCTTATCCAGATTATCGCCAAAGCGAAGTATAACATATTCTGGGGTGTACTGACCGCCAAGGTAGCCAAAAAACACATCAGAGTTGGTTGCATTCGCCAAGTTTGCTTTCTCTATATCACATTTAATATAATAACCAAGTGATGCTCTACGTCCTTTGAAGTTGTAATACAGGCTCTGTATTTCTTCGTTTTCAGTGTACTGGAGAATTTTCATTTCCAATTCACATGCAATACAGGCATAAACAAGATCGGTGACAGTAGAATATTTTCTTGCTAACCAATCGAACTTGAATGCCTGATTTCTTGTTAAAGAATTGTATGCTTTCTCGGATTGTTTTGTGTGAATCCCATATTTCTTAAGAGAATATGCTTCGTCCCTAAAGTGAAGACGAAGCCCCCAATAATATTTGAAAGCAGTTTCGATGTTCACAGCAATTCGTCAATAGAATAAACTTCTTTACGATAATGACCTTCATCAATAGCTGACTGTTGTACTTTCTCAAGTAGAACCGTACTCATGTACTGTAACAGTTCCTCTGGCTCTTTATCAGATTCTTCGCTGAAATGAAGGATGGCATCAAAATATGAAACTGCATTGTCGATGACATATTTCTCGATATACTCACTGAATGTAGTTTTGTTCAGGAACATTTCTTCTGGATTCATTGTTCTTCTTTCAGTGCTTCGCAGATCAATTCATGTGTCAGTGTTGGGTACAGAGATTCAACATTCTTAAGAAGAATTGCCTTCAGCAATTTTGCCTCTGATTCACATAACATTTCTGTCATGTTCTTGTACTGCAACGTCTTTGTTCGTTTCGGAATTTTTGATGACGCTGGCGCAAAAAAGATACCTTCAAAAATCTGTGTTGTGGCACGAGATAACAAAGATGTTCCGGCAAGGCTCCTATGATAGATCGGATTTGTTGTTTTGATTTCATTGATATCAACATCAACCCACTTATCATCAACAGCAGATAACAACAATCGCTTTGCGAAAGAATTTGTTTTAATCAACTGGCGCAACTCATTGAGTTTGTTGTCAGATTGATCTATTTTAGATAGGATTTCATCCAATCCATAGACAGCCACATTTTGCATTAGAAAAAATCCTCTAAACTTCCTGAAAGATTACTGAAACGACGACTAGCAAAATATTTCAATAGACCCATTTTGCTTCCTTTTTTATCCAATTGTGCATTATAGCACTCAAGAATCCTGTTAGCCACCACATCAGGAATTTTTTCATATGAAACGAGCGTTTCGTTCCTGATATAGTTTTTTCTCTGTTCTTCGTCTTCACATGCATCGATGGGATTCTTTGCATCAAAGAATGATTGAAGATATTTTGCTGAGATAGATTTCTGCCTTGCGCCAGCTTCTTTTGTTGCAAAGAAATTTGCAGGAGATTTGATCGAAGGAATTCCGTCGCCACTGTCGCCCTTAACAATTTTTTCGATAAGTGCTTTTCTGGCTCCGAATTCAGGTTTCACCTGTTTCTTGATTGCTGGAGAAAACTGTCTTACATTATCATACCGATGTAGTTGGTAATTATCTTTGTCACTGGAGATAATTAGAATGTTTTCTGGCTCCAGTTCATCGAACATATTCATGACACCTGTTGTGGTACTGATGTGTTTAGTCAGCACACCAATAATGTCATCTGCCTCTGCGCCCTCTACCTTGATCACAGGATAATGCATGTACTCTTGGCAGATAGAAACTACGTCTGAAATACATTCGTTAACAAAATTCCAGTCGATATCTTCTTTTTCTTTTTTATTTTTCCGAGAATATTTGTACTCAGGGAAAATGTCATAGCGCCACGATTTACTGTCAATAGCAAGAACCATTTTTCCGTAATTGACTCGGTGTTCGCGGTTATTTGCACGAAGACTATTCAGGATAATATGATGCAGAACATCTTTACTTTCCTTACTAGGGTTGCATGCACATTGATGTGCAGTTGTATCTGCATAGATCGTTGCAATGGCGATCTGACTAAAATCAGTTATTATCATCTTTAGAAATTATTGACCATGCGGCCATCAGTAAAATTGAAATGCCAACAAACTTAAACAAAGAAGGTTTTGTTATTGTTTCATCGTCACTGAACATCGGAGCAATCTTCAGATAAAGTTTATGAAGCGCCCAAAGAACAGCAACAAGAAAACATACACCAAAGATAGCCCCGATCATGACTTCTCTACCTGAGTTTGACTGAATGTCAGACAACCGAACACAAGTGTCAATACCGCGCATAAAACACTACTGACAAATCCTTGGCTTTCGATCAAGGAACTTGCGCTAATGATGGTCAGCACGAAAAAGATAGAGAGTTTCAACATAACAAACCTTTCTAGATTGGAATCTATTGTATCACAACTTGGTGACAGTTTCAATGTGGCTGAAATTATTTTCTTTCTTGACATGAATGAGTCGATCAAAACTTTCTGCGAACTTCTCTGCGCTCCGATGACTAACAACAAAAACGTTGATGTTATCTTCTGTTGCATCAATGATCTTCATCAGATTTTCAATACCAGCTTCATCAAGGCTCGAATCAAGAATCTCATCAAAGAATAACAGGTTGCATTCAAATGCACTACGCATCTTAGCAATATTCCTGAATGTCAGCAGCATTGCAAGATCAATTCTCTGTCTTTCACCTGCCGAGAAACTAGAGTAGCTGAACTTGTCCCGGTGGCGAGACTTGATGACTTCCTTGAATTCACTGTCCAGTTCAAATGAAACAAAAAAATCGAGTTGGCTGAGATAATCATTAACATAAGAGTTAATGACTGGTATGAACTGTTCAACAATCTTGCCCTTGATACCATCGTCCTTGAGCAATTCTTGCATCGCGGTATTGTGCTCTTGATCCGTTGTGATGGAAGCAATGTCTTGCATGATATCCAGAGACTCTTTAGCAGAGTCACGTAGAGTTTCCTTCAGCTTAGTGATATCACCTGTAATTGTCTGACTGTTCTTTTCTGCCTCGCATCTAGCAACTTCTTTCATTGAAGCATTGATGCTAAACAAGGTAACATTCATATCTCCCTTAACGGTCGATATATCAGTTTTTGTGGTTGAATATAGTTCTTCTATGCCTTCATATGATTCTAATTCTGCTCGATATTTGTTGGCAGCAGACTGATATGTTGATACTTCTTTCTCAACATCACTGTAGACCGTTTTAATGTGGCTAGGATCGATTTTCTGCTTACAGGTAGGGCAACCATCATTCTCGTCAAAAAAACTCAACTCAGACAGTTTTGATGCGATCTTGGTATCGATTTTGTTGATATAACTTGTCAGCTTCTTATATTCCTCTAGACGAGCCTCAATATCAGTGATCTTTTCTTGCAGACATTCAATTTGTTTCTTCTGTCCCGCTAACTTGATTTCATTTTGATCAATTAAGGCTTGCGCAGATTTCTGTCGCGACTCAATCTCGTCTATATTGAATGTTCTGATATTTTCCAGTTGAGTAATATGAGTTTTCTGTAGCTCAATATTTTGTTTCAGCCCCCGAAGTTTTTCATTAAGAAGTTTCAATTCCTCTTTGTTCTTCGCAACTCTTGTTTTGACGATCTGGTTCATATAAGTGAAAACCCTGATATCAAGAATGTCTTCAATGAAGTTGCGCCTGTCTCCCTTACTGAGAGACATGAATGGGGTGTAATTCTCAATCGAGAGAATTGTTGTCTGCATGAAGGTTCTGTAATTGATCTTGAGAATATTCTTCTCAAGGTAATCCTGAAAATCTCCGGTCAGCGTTGCATCCAGAGCAACACCGTCTTCGATGATATCGAATACAGATGGTTTAATTCCTCGCCTAACAGTGTATTGCTTTCCGTTTGAGATAAAGTCAATTTCGACCAAGCAATTTTTTGTATTGATCGAGTTAACGACCTGCGGTTTGTTGATTTCCTTGATCGTCTTATCAAAAAGAGCAAACGTGATCATGTTGCCAGTAGTTGACTTACCGGCTCCGTTTTCACCGAACATCACTGTTTTCTTATAACCAGTGAATTCGACTTCATTGAAAGCATTACCAATAGAGAGAAAGTTTTTCCCTCGCACACGTTGAATAATCATAATTTAGAGAGTTCCATTGCCTCTGTATAGATTTCTGACATTTTCTTTTTTAACACATCTTTATCATTAACCGCAATATCATCAATAACATGCATTAGCATATGATGTGTTCCCTTGAATTCAATTTTTGTATTCAGAGCAGTCTCAACAGATTTCTGCATTTCGGTATCAATAATCTGTAATGATAATGGCTGTGTTTGCTGAACACGCTCAATGAACTTGTCGAATTTCTTCTGATCGGTTTTGTTGACCACTGTCACTTTAATATGATGTGGATATTCTAGCTCAATATCTGGTACTTCGTTTTCATCATATGAAAATTTGTGATGTAAGGTAAACGGGTTTCGATTGAACTGGTAGCTACCATCATCTTTCAGTATAGTGAATCCTTTTGGGTCATTGTAATCAGACCAATCCATTTCATACGGTGTACCAACATAGATAACATTATCTTTCTGGCTCCGCGTGTGATAGTGACCACTGAAGACTGTTTTGTATTTGGATAGTTTGCTGTGGTCTAATCCATGTTCAGCGATTGTTCCGGGATGTAGAGGAAAATTTGCGAACTCGAAATGACCGATAGCAACATTAGATTCAGACTCATTTGCGAACTTGAGTGATGCTGGCTCGTTTTCCTCATTGATCCAAGGGTATAAATCGACGTATAAGCCGTTTTTATTGATTGTATGTGGGTAGGTATCAACCACTGTCATAAAACGCCTCTGAAGCAGTTTTGGTGCGTTTACGCGGTTAGTTGAACGATAGAAGCTGTCATGGTTTCCGCAGACAACATACAATTCGATATTTCTGGCGTCTAACTGATCAAAAAACATTTCATTTGCTTTCTGAAGCGACAGAAAGTTGACTGACTTTCTCTTATCAAAAAGATCGCCTGTCTGAATAATTGTTTTTACGTTATGAAGATCAATGAAGTCGAACAAGTAGTCATAGAATTTCTTCTGGTACTCGTACATGAAAGGAATATTTTCGCGAATTCCGAAATGTGTATCACCAAGAATAATAATCATGCTAATAGACTACAAATATCGTTACCGTTGTTCTGTTCTTTTTGTTTCTTGGCAGTATACGGTGTTTTATTCTTGTGGCGCAGACTTGGATGCAATAAGCCTGTCTGATCTTTTTCTGTGTCTTCGCGAAGGCGATCAACAAAAATATCATTGTCTTCCAGAAACTCTACGAATGCGTTTCCTACTTCAACGTCGTTGTATATAGATTGCTGAACAAATTCGCTACTGAGTTTCTGTTGAATCAATGCTGCCTTGACGGAATGTTCACGTTGCTCGATCTTGATACGAGTGATATATTCGTTCCAACAAATCTGAGAGAAATATGCAAATGGGTTCTCGCCACGATTAGGATCAAATCTATCGATCTTGATCATGCACTTGAGAATGGCATCAGAAATCATTTCATCGCGAAAAGAGTAGCCAATGAAATTATAGAGGTTGCTCATGTTAGTGGCAATTCTGATGATTGCGTTCGCAATGTCGTCCGGGATTACCGGACGTTCTTCATTATTTTCTATTGACAGTTTCAACTCAGACAGATAGATGCACATTGCTGCATATAAGTCTTTGTTAGAAACATAATGTGTTGGCTTCAATTCACTCATAATTTCTCCGCAAAATATCATTATAACACAATTATTTAATGCGGTTTCATTTCTCCATAGGGAAAGCAGTAGGGTGAACTATTGGGGAATAACTTCTAGGGATTCTAAGGCTTAGGGGTATCTTTTAATATTAGATACTACTCTTTACTTAGATTAGTCCGAAGGACTGTTGCGTAGCAACCCATAGAACATTCTCAGTTCATTCCTACTTCGAGTATTAGATTACTCTAATACGCTCTTGACACTTTCCATACTGAGTGTACTTATGTCTCAACTCTAACCCTCTTATCGACCGAGTTTTTATCAGGCTACCTTACGGTCATGCCTGCACAGACTCCATACCAAGAGTTGCAATCTCTCGGAAACTGTGTATGGTTATCACCCTTTTCAGGAGGTCGTTTGTAGCAATGATTGAGTGAACCAATGCTCCGGCTGCTTTCCAATTCCCCGGTGGGTCAGTTTATATTCTTACATGCTCATGATGCTTCATGAGGTTTTTACGTGAACCTTTAAACTGTAACTTAAACACGATCCCTACTTTGACACGGTGCTAGGATTTGGCATTAAAGTAGATAGTAAGTGTCACTAACCATCTACAGTTATTTATCATTCTAACACAAGAAAATCAGAATGTCAAAACTTTTTTTGTCTTGCTGCATGCATTGTTGCAGAAATTTCTGATACCGCCCATCTGTTGACCTGTGCTTGATGCATTTTCACGAAGTCGCTGTTACTTAGCATGATGGCTGTCTTCCAGTCTTCGATGGGTATCTGCATGAATCTACTTCTGACATGTGACCATAGATATTGTCTCACGGCTGGTCTAACTTCAGGGAACGTAGCAACATTAGACAGATACTGCCAGTTGAGTTTCTGTACCTGCTGCCTTGGATTGTTCCTATTTGCCTTTGCGATTTGCCACATCTTATCAAACAGTTTTCCTCGAATGATGTACGGCAGAATGTGAAAGTTAATCCCAAAGAACGATTTTGGTGTCACATTGAATATGAAGCTAAGAGGGAACCTGTCATAGAAAGGCAGAGTATCCTTATGCTTTGGGTCATAGAAGAAGAAATACATACTTCCGGGAAGTACGATATTTTTTTGCAGAGATTTGTGTTGATGAAGAAATTCCTGTCTCTCTGAGCCATCAAACTTCAGCTTGTTTAGTTTTTCTCGAAACCAATCTACACTTTTTGCTTGATGGAAATTTTTATCCTGCCGAATGATATCAAGAATCGACATTCCCTCTTGATGATCGATTTTCTTTTTCTGAGGGTTTGATTGTACTTCCACTTTAGATTCCTAGATCGTCTTCTGTTAACACAATGAATTCTATTCCCTTTGAGCGACAGAAAGCTGTTGCTGCCTTCCATTTTGCCTGATTGATCAGAAACGTTTTAAGAGCCTCTGCATAGGTCGCTTTGTTCTTTTTCATCACTGGTGGCAATGTCTCGTGTTTTGGTTTAATCTCAATTGCATATGTCTTTATTTCATCGTTTCTATTTTTGATCTTTGCAATGAAGTCAACAAAGTACCGATGTGGCTTATTATCAATTGGACTTATATAAGGGATTACCAATGTTTCTGATGAGTAGAGAACAACATTTTTATTGGCATCAAGCCAGTTCAGAAAACGGGTTTCCCACGAAGATCGTGAAACGATTTCATTGAGATTTCCTACATATTTTTCTGGCGCTATTTTTGGAACCCATTTTCTTGGTGTTGCTCTAGCCATAATGTTGTTCTTTGTTTCGCTCTTGAATCTCTTTGGTAAGATCGCTGATGATCATGCTCACTTCAATGTCCCTTTCCCACGGAAGCATTTTCTCAATTGATTCGATATTGTATTTGAACCTATACGCCAATGTGTGCATCAGCGTATAGTAGTCCTTCAGATCAAGTGAGGAAAGGGTTATAGAAAAAAATTCTCGTATCCAGACAATACAGATTCATGTTGCTTGCCACATTTACGACATGTGTAGGATGCATTCAGTTTAACGGCAGGCATCTTGGCAATGAATTCTTCGATACCCTTACGTTGTCTACGTGAGATTGATTGAATGAATTCCAATTTCTCGGCTCTGTTTTTATCCAGTATGTCATCTTCCGTTAAAACAGATTCAATGCAGTCAACAACAATTTCATCTGCATCTTTTCCTTCACCAAGAGCAATGAAGTCATCAAGGCTCGGGTGATGCATCTTCACAAAATATTTTGTGTCGGTAATAGGAATCATCCCCATGTCTTTTGTTGGTGCTGGCTCAATGATTACGTCATCGATATTAACATGAAATTCTGTCTTAACAGGTGTTTCTTCGCAGTCACATTTACCGATCAATTCAACAATTTCACCAATTGATTTTGATCTGATTTTCAGAAAGATGTATTCTAGATCATAGTAAGGAATCTTGTTTGCATCAAGACCAGTGCAGATATTAACAATCTTTTTGATTGCGTTAATGATGGTGTCAATGCTGTCGTCCTGTAATGCCAGAAGCAATGCTTTTTCTTCTTTGACCGTAAATGGTCTGTAAGAGATTTTTGCGCCTGTACTTGGTTGTGTCAGGGTATATGATGGTAAAAGTTCTTCACTCACTTTAATATTTTCCTTTATTGCCAATATTCATCTGGTATGTTTTGGTAGTCACCAGCAAAGTTTCCTAGTTGATCGTATTGAGGTTCATTAGTGGCACTATAGCCCTCATCAGACTCTGTTGGTAACGTTTCGGAGTCTTTAACAGCGCCGCCATCAAACGTTTCATCAGATTTCTTGATATCCATGTATGAGTAACAAAATTCTGTTGAGAATGTGCTTATCTGACCCATACCAGACCAATTTAATTCAATTTCGCTCAGAGTCTTCGGAAATGCATCTTTGAGTACATAGGTCATGATACTCTTGTCTTGCATGTTCTTGATGTTGACCTGTATCTCTGTTGAATAGTCGCTTGGATATCCGAATGTTCTCTTTTTACTAACAATGAACTTCATCCATTTTTCAAAGAACATTCTGATATTCATCTGTTGATCGGCATAGAAAGACAATCTTACATCTGTCTTATCTGCGTCATATACAAAATGTCGTTTCGTGTCAACATCAATATATTGATCATTTGTTGAAAACGAAATTCCCGGCACATTTGCATTAAAGCAAAATAGGTTGATGTATTTCTGTGTATCAGAAATGTCATTGTCGCCTTGCATACACGGAGGAACAGTAATACCTACCGAGAATAGATAAGGTCTTGATATATTACGTTCCCGTAATTCGTTTCTGAATTGTTCTAACATTTTGTGTTGAATTGTCTATTTTTCTATTTAATGGATTAAATAGTACAAACAAATATCTATGCTATGTCACAAAAGTTTTTATACTACCCTTCCAAATTAGCAGCATTAACATCATCGCCGGATACTGCATATACTATGTTCTATATCAATAGTGATGTTCGCGCATCTAAATTGAAGAACGATAAGAGTATGGGTGACGTATATGTTGATGCTTCGACCACAAGAACCAGTGCCCAAGATTCTTTTTCTTCTGACGGTTCAAACGGTTATGGTAATTCTATTATCAGAAATAAAGAAGATGATCCTGCTCTGAGTATCAAGGATACAGAAAATCGCAATCTTAGATTCAAGAAGCAAGATAACATGACTCGATTGGATAGAGCTATTGTTCTTCCGATGCCATCCAATCTGATTTTCAACGATTCTGTTCACTACGGGGAAGAACCAGCAAACCTTCTGTCACTGACAATGGACACTGGCGCTGATCTTATTCAGGGTGGCAATAGACTCGCAAAGGCTGGTAATATTGCAACAGCAATTGCTGCATCTTATGCCGCATCAAACAGTAAAACAGGAACCGCCGCCAATTCTTATTTGAAGGCAGAAAGAAAAGTTTTCAACCCGCGAAAAGAACAAGTATTCAATAACGTCGATTTTCGGACATTCAATTTTCAGTATACGTTTTCACCAACTTCTCGTGCCGAGGCAGATTCAGTTCAAGAAATCATCAAGTCGTTCAGATATTATTCCATGCCATTCATGGACAGTTCAAAATTGTTCTATTTGACTCCGGCTGAATTTGTTATCAATTTCATGTTGGGGTCAGGCACTAACACAGCCATTCCAAGAATCATGACTTCTGTTCTCACGAATGTAACAACAAATTTGACTCCGAACAATCAGTGGGCAAATTTCGAGAATGGGTTTCCGCCATTCATCGATTTCGTGTTGACGTTCAAAGAATTGGAAACTCTTAACAGGGATCGTATTGAGGCTCCTGACGGTATGAAAGATGCAGGTGGATACTAATGAATTACTTTAATCAGTTTCCTCTCATTCAATATGACTTCGATGGCGTTAGTCATGTACTAACGGATATCTTTCGTAGATCGCGTTTAAACCCCATATACGAGGATTTGACCGATATGTATACCACATACTCAGTCAATGACGGAGAAACGCCAGAAGACGTTTCTATGCGGTTCTATAAGACTCCTGATCTACATTGGGTGATACTTGTGATCAACAAGATTATCAACCCATATACAGATTGGGTTCAACCAGAACATGTGATTGAAGAAATTGCCAAAGAGAAATATGGCGATGACTATCAGAAAACTTGGTACTACGAAGATTCTGATGGCGATGTTGTATCTGTGATCAAGGAATATAAGAAGGGCGCTGTCTGGACTTCTCCTACTGATACAGGAAATCACCTTGCAGTTACTTTTTTGGATCATGAGCTTAGACTGAATGAAAAGCGCCGAGAAATAAAGATTCTTAGGGTTGAGTTGGTCACTGATTTCATTTCTGAATATATACGGACAATCAGAAGATGAGCGAAGTCATTTCAAGTAATGCTGTTGCGTTTCCGGGTGAAGTTAATATATCAAAAGCCGACTTGATTACTCATGCCGGGGTAAGAATTGATATAACAGGGATCATTCAGCAATTCAATATATTTGAAGACCTCTATTCAAATTATTTGACCTGTACAATTATTATTTCTGATGCTGTTGGTCTGTTTTCAATGTCTCCTTTAATTGGACAGGAACTGATTGATATTGAACTACAGACTCCTTCTTTAAAAGAAACTCTCAACAAGACCTTCTATATTCATAAGTTGGATGACCGTCAGTTTGAGGGAGCCAGAGTACAGACATATAGTTTACATTGCTGTAGTCGCGAAGCCGTTGTATCGAGTAATCTGAAAATATCAAGATCATTCAAAGATAAGCCTATTTCAGAACATGTCGCTGATATCTTTCAAAAAGATTTACAGTCAGAGACTTTGTGTTATGTCGAAGATACTAGCAATAATTTTAAATTTATTGCACCGTATTGGTCGCCATTCGAAACAATCAACTGGTTATCTAATAGAGCATTGAATGCGAATGAGAATGCTGGATTTCTGTTCTTTGAAACGAATCAAAGTTACGAATTCACATCACTTGAAATGTTGATGGGAGCCAATCCAGCACATACGTACATCTATGCAGATCAGAGTGGAAGAACATCTAGTAACAACTTGAATGAAGATATCAAGTATTCGTTTGTTGAATCTATGTATACGGACGTTGGGTTTGATTACTTCCGTAGATTGCATCAGGGCGCATATGCAAGTAAGGTAACGACATTTGATATGACCCTGAAAACTTTTGCTTCAACTGATTACGATTATGTACGTGATTTCAATAAAACAATGCATTTGGATGATTATCCATTGACTTCATCGACATTGGTGCGCTCAAGAATAGCACATCAATATTTTGTTACAAAGAATAACTATCTATTTGGTGATAAATTTGATCAGGGGCATAGAAATTGGTTGCTATCAAGAAATGCGCTCTACCAACAAACATTCATGCACAAGATCAATCTTCGGGTTATCGGAAGATTTGATATTAAGGTAGGTAATGTCATTAAGTTGAAGATCAATGATTTTCGGGCGTTTGGTGAACAGGAATCTACTGAGATAGAGGATGATATGTATACCGGTCGTTATCTTGTTACGGCTATCAGACATATCATTGCTGCCAATAAGCATACCATGTACCTTGAAGTCATCAAGGATTCCTTTACAGTTAATTTGGATGAGTGATGTTTCAAAATTTTTATCAAGCAATTGTTGAATCAAGAAAAGACCCACTGAAATTGGGTCGCTGTCAGGTGCGCGTTTTTGGAGTTCATACCGAATCGCTGACCCTTATTCCAACAGAAGATTTGCCTTGGGCAACCATTTTGATGCCTCCTACCAGTGCCTCTATTTCTGGTATAGGAAACTCACCAACAGGTTTGGTTGAAGGTTCATTGGTCATGGTTGTTTTCCTTGATGGCGAATCGAAACAACAGCCAATGATTGTTGGTAGCGTTCATGGAATCCCTCAGAAGAAAAATGCTTTCTCTGCGGCAGAGAATGATGGTACAACCACAGAATCGGAATCTCCTACACAACCAGATCAAACCGATTCTAATGTAGATACACAGAAAGCAGAAGAAACGCCAACAGAAACAGGTGATTGTTGCAGTAGCGTTGATAGTTCTGCGATGGTCGCTAAATTTGGCTCCAATGTTACTACTGTCTGTGAGACTTTATGTGCATATGGTATTAAGAATCCGTATGCAGTTGTTGCTATATTGGCTAACGTGGCAAAGGAATGTGGATTCAAACCTCAAAGAGAATCCATGAAATATAGTAGTGCTGATAGACTACGCGCTATTTTTCCGAGCAAGTTCAATTCAATGTCTGATACCGATATTCAGAAATATGTCAACAATGAACAGACTCTTGCTAATTACGTTTATTCGAATCGTGAAGGGAATGGTGACGCAGCATCCGGTGACGGATACAAATATCGTGGCGGTGGTCTAATTCAACTTACATTCAAAAACAATTATATTTCTATTGGTAGTAAAATTGGCGTCGATTTAGCTGCCAATCCAGATAAAGTCAATGATCCTTCTATTGCAGCAAAGGTTGTTGCTCAGTATATGATCAATCGCTATGGCGGGGCAGGTAGATTGAATTTCAGTGATCTGAACACGGCTCTATCTGATGTAACACGTAAAATAAATCCGGGCGGCGTTGATAACGATCTTCCGAAGGTCACTTCATATGCGTCTTTGTGTTCTGTTATTGGTGATCCATCAACAAAGAAAGCTGCTGACAAGGAATTGGCTAAGACTGTTCCGGCAGGTCAAGTTAAGCCGGACGGTACTATTTCTGATGGCATACCTGATAGTCATAAGACCAATGATGATATGGGTTTCAAAGACCCAAATAATGTTTACCCGCTAGAAGATTTTCTGAAGGAACCTGATGTAAATCGACTTGCACGAAGAATTACTAAGATGACTCCGGTCGAGGTAAAACGAAATAATCGTAGAAAGTCTATCAAGTCAGTTGACTCCGAATTCTTTGAGCCACCTATTCCTTATAATGCCAAATATCCTTACAATCACGTAAGGTTTTCGGAGAGTGGTCATTTAGAAGAAGTTGATGATACGCCTAGTGCAGAAAGATTGCATTGGTATCATACCGCAGGAACATATCAAGAAATTGATGCTCATGGTACTCGGGTCAATAAAATTGTTGGTGATGACTTTACGATTATTGAACGGAATGGTTACGTCTATGTTGATGGCGTCATAAGACTCACTACCGGCTCTCATGCCAAATTGCTGATTCAAGGTAATATGGACGTTCGAGTAAACGGTGATTTGACATATGATGTTGGCGGTGATATTAAAATGTCTGCTGCTGGCTCTGTTAATTTTACTGCTGGATCAGAAACACACATTTATTCGGGCGGTTCTGTTAACGTACAGGGGTCTGGTGTTTATTGGCAATCTGGTACAGCTAAGGGGTATGGTGCTTCTGCTGGTACAGCAAATGATAATGATTATCCTTTCCAACAAAATGAGACTGCTGAAGATCAGGAAGTCATTGATTTGGATGATGCCGATGAAGAAGAAGTTACTGCGGCAAGAGAAAAGGCTATCAAGGAAGGTAAGATAACTCAGGCAGAAGTTGATGAAGCCAAAAATGTTGAGTCAACCCAAGAGGATACAAAGGAGCCTGATGTAAATATCGATGCATATCCTGCGTCTTGTTCTGCCTTCATCAATAAATCTGATATACCTTCTAGTATAAAACTGAGTCAATATTTTACATTAGGCTCATTAACAGAATCTGTTGTGTTTAGTCATACAGTTGTACCAAACCTCGGTAAGACCAAGGGTGAAATTGTATGTAACTTAAAGCAATTGGCAGAGAATTGTTTGGACAAGATAAAATCGAAATATCCAAATATGATGGTCACTTGTACATTCAGACCTAACTCAAATACAAGCCAGCATAATATAGGTCAGGCAGCGGATATTCAATTTACTGGCGCAAGTAAGGCAGAATATTTTGAAATTGCTAAATGGATTAAATCCAATGTGTTGTTTGATCAGCTTTTGTTGGAATATAAAACAACTGGAACGAAATTACCTTGGATACATATTAGCTACACAGAGTCACCGAGAAGACAGGTAATGACTTTCTTGAACAACACAAAATACGCAGACGGTTTGCATAGGATTGAATAATGCCAACAATAACAAAAGAAGTACGGGAATATAAAGACATTGCCTTTATGATGGAAAGCCATCCCCTTTCAGGGGAGATTGTCACCAAGAAAAATGCAGAGGCTATTAAACAGAGCATTCGCAATCTATTACTTACCAGAAAGGGAAGTCGTAAATTTGATCCAGAGTTTGGTTCACCGATATACGAATTTCTTTTTGAGAATTTCACTGGCGCAGCCATCTATGCATGTAGAACACAAATAGCAAGCATGCTAGGTAAATATGAACCTCGATTTTCTGTGAGAAAGGTTGATATCACGTCTCCTTCTCCGAATACAATAAATATAGAGATTGAGGGTCTTATTGTCAATACAACCAGACCAATCACAATAACACTTCTTGTTGATAGATTGCGGTAAAATGACTCCAGCAAAACAATACACTTCCCTTGATTTCGATGTAATTAAACAAAGCATCATTGATAATTTTAAGAGCGATCCTACATTTACGGATTACGATTTTAGTGGCAGTGCAATAAACACACTTATTGAGATTCTTGCATATAACCAGCATTACCACGCGGTATATGCAAATGCTGTTCAGAATGAAATGTTTCTTGACACGGCGCAGACAAGAAACTCGGTCGTCAGTAAGGCAAAGGAATTGGGATATATTCCTCGTTCTGTTGTGGCCTCAACTGCATTTGTCAACCTTACATGCAACAATGTAAATCAAAACGTTACTTCTCTTTTACTCCCTCGTGGTACTCAATTTAAATCATCCAATGATTCTGGTGATCAAAAATTTGTTGTTGCTAAAGATGTGTATTCATCTATGGTCGGCGGAGTATTCAGATTCAATGATGTTGAATTGAAAGAGGGTAAACTCGTTGAGAATGTATTTTTGATCGAGAATGGACAGAAAACAATAACTATACCTAACCAGAATATTGACACCACAACAATAGTCATGAAGATTAAACCTTCATCTGATACTAATGTTGCTTGGGTTGAGTATTTTGATGCACGTAGTTTTTCTACTATTGATGGCGCTTCGCATGCATTCTTTCTTCAAGAAGGATATGACGGAAAATACCAGATTTATTTTGGTGACGATATTTTTGGTAAATCCATTCAGGATGGAAATGTAATCAACGTAAGCTATGTGGCTAGTACAGGAGTTGCTGGTAATCAGTGTAAAGTATTTGCTCTTGCTGGTAGTATTACGAATGTTGGTTCTGTTACGGTTAGTACAATCATGGCGGCATCCGGTGGTAGTGCAAGAGAGACAATTGACTCGATCAAATTCTATGCTCCTTTGCAATATCAGTCTCAAAATCGATCTGTAACAAAAAACGATTTCCTTGTTGCTATTAAGAATGAGGTTCCTTATATTCGATCTGTGAGTGTTTGGGGCGGAGAAGAAAATGATCCTCCGATGTACGGTAAGGTTTTCTGCTCTTTGAATGCAGAAACAGGGTATGCGATTACTGATAGTGTTAAAGAAAACATCATAAAGCCTTTGATTCGTAAGAAATCTAGTATCACCGTCATACCTGAAATTATTGACCCTGATTATTTGTTTATCTCAATTCAGACAAGAGTGAAGATCAACCGCAGTAAGATGGTTGGTAGTTACTCTGACATGATTACTTCTGTGTCAAATTCCATCATTCAGTATTTTGCCAATGACGTTGAAGAATTCGGTAAAGAATTTTATCTGAGTTCTGTTATGGATAAAATTGGAGCTATCAATTCTTCTGTCATTTCCAATAAAACAGATTTTGTTGTACACAAAAGGTTTATTCCGACACTAAGAACAGCTAATAGAATTCAGACTTCATTTGGATCAGCAATAAAAGAAATTTGGTCAAATACATTTTTTGTTATGGTAAATGGAACATTGACTAAATGTAGATTTGTTGATGACGGTATTGGTGGTATTGATTTGGTCAATTCTGCTGGTGAAGTTATATACGCTTCAATTGGTACAGTGTCATATTCTACCGGTAAAATAGATTTGGTATCCGAGGTTTATTCATTAAATAATCAACAAGTCTATATCAACGTGTATGCGCGTTTTCTGGATACAGACATTAAACCAATTCGTAATCAAATGATATTTCTTTCTGGTCAGCCAGTTAATGTTATTACTGGTGATATCGCTGGTCTTGAAATTCAATTAGTGGATCAGAACAATATTCAATTGAATTAAAATGGTAAGCAAACAAGTCATTACCCAACTCGCGGAACATATTCAGCAAGACTATCCGAAGTTCGGTAAGTTCATTGAGTCTTACTATAAGCATCTTGAGAAGACAGATCAGCCACTGAATGTTCTTCAGGCTGTTCGTGATAACGCAGATATCGATAGAACCGATTATAGGCTCTTAGACGAGTTTTTTAAGACCTATGGTATAGAGATACCTAGTGGTGTCAAATATGACCGTAGAAAGCTGATTAAAGCCCTTAAAGACCTATATCTACATAAGGGAACTGCTAAGGCATTCGAAATCCTGTTCAGAGCATTCTATGACACAGGTGTTCATGTAAGAAATCTCGGTGATGCGATGTTTCGTAGCAGTGACTCTGTATGGTCACAGAACGTGTCTATTAGAGTCTCCCTTGATTCCGACATTCAGCCTGATGTTGGTCTTACCTTGGGGTGGGAGAACAATGGATACGAATATAAATTTGAGATATATGAATTAAGATTTATTTCTGGTAACACATACGAAATATTTCTTTCAAGTAAATTGAAATTAGATTTTGTTTTTGGCGACAAAATAACAATTTACAATCATTATGGCGTAAAAATATCTTCTGGTGCTATTAGACCTTCTTTCACGAAATTCGAGATAATAGAAACAGGAAAAAGATTTAAACGCGGCGAAGTTTATTCTGTCACAGATACAAGTAGCGAAACCAAAACAGTTTTTAAAGTAACTGAGGTCGGTTCTCTTGGTGAATTGAAGAAAATCAAATTACTTGAATTTGGTTTTGGCATAGGTGTACCTACACAGATAAATGTTGTCCCGAGAATTAGTTTACCTAGTCAGGGTGTTTATTATAGTAACGGACACCAGTGGATAAATGACACCACATTCGGGATGAATGAGTCCGGTACTATTATCCAATCTTCTGCTCCCGGAAATCCAAATAATTATTATTTAGAAGATTATGTGCTCGACGTGACCTATGTCGGGTATGAAGCAGCTTCTTTTAATAACAACTTGGCAATGGCTCCTGTCGATAACTTTATCACAGAGACAGTTACAACAGAAGAATATTTTCTTTCGATAGCAACAATAAGGCTCATACCACAGACAGTATGTAGACACCCCGGAACATATACAAAACTTTCTGGTATTGCAAGTGAACCAACAACCAGAATTCAGGATTCATATTACACACAGGCGTTTGCATATGAATTAGAGAGCAACATAGAGCGTAGCGATTATTCCAGCGCAGTTGATTCACTGTTACACCCTGCTGGATTGAAACGTTTCAGTAATCGTGTTATCGATTCGTCTGTTGATTTTGGTAACGTCATTCAAATTGTTGTTGCGCGTCATCTGAAATTGTTGCTGGTTGATTCGATTGATCTGTTTGCTGAGAACGTTTCAATTGATCTAGAAAAATATCTCAATGATTCTACGGGAGTCGCTGATACAGTTGCGTTGCTTGTTAATAAAGCGTTGCAGGAATCTGTTTCGACTTCTGATGCCATTGATAATTTTTCTATTCAGAAATATCTTTCTGATATTGCTTCTTCTGGTGATACATATACGATTGATTATTCTGCTGTTTATGCGGATTCTATTGGTACGAGCGATGTTTCATCCAGTGTCATTGAGAAGGTTCTCAGTGATCTAGTAAATGCAACAGATGTAATTTCTTCGGCATATACAACAGGCGTCAGTGAAACTCTGGCTTCAACTGATTCTTCTTTGATAACGGTTGGACTGAATCCGACAGATGCTACTTCTGTTTCTGATACCAATGCAACCCAGATCAATAAAGGATCAACAGATTCTGTTGCTGCAACGGATTCCATTCTATCCAATAGTTCATCAGGAATAACGGACACAAATACGGCAACTGATACTCTGAACGTATTCTTAATGGATTATGTTACTAATCCATATGACTATTTTGCAACAGGTGACTATGTTGGTCAGATTGTTGCAACGGCTTAAATACTTAAATCAAAATTTCTTCAAGGACACATAATGTTTAATGAAACTATCAAGGCAACTGGTAAACTGAGTATTGTTCAGACAGATGCAAATGGGAATGTTGTTGATACCCGTAATATCGATAACTTGGTTGTTACTGTTGGGAAAGGCTTTATTGCAAGTCGCATGAAAGACGCAACTGCGGCTGCGATGAGTCATATGGCAGTAGGAACAGACTCAACAGCGGCAGCCGCAGGTCAGACTGCTCTTGGCGCTCAACTGACTCGTGTTGCGCTGACTTCAACTACTGTTTCTGCTAATACAGTTACTTATGTAGCCACTTTCGGTTCCGGCACTTCTGGTGCGCTGACTGAGGCGGGTCTGTTCAATGATCCTACTGCTGGAACTATGCTCGCTCGAACAACTTACAGCGTTATCAACAAAGGCACCGCTGATACAATCACAATCACTTGGGCAGTGACTATCTCCTAAGAATTGGGGAACCTAATGGCTGTAATTGTTTCATCTGAAATGCATCGCTCCATTGCGGAGCAATTTTACACAGATTTGGCAACTCAACGCGGGAACTATTATTACTTCGTTGGTGCAACAACAGAGTCATTTGGTTCCGCTGACATTGCTTATAACAGAGAGGCAGAGCTAAACGTTAGAAATAGCATTGTTCTCTACAAAAAATTAACGATTAACAATATCGCATACACCATTCCAAGAATTGATTGGGTTTCTGGAATGGTGTATGACATGTTTGATTCGTCTTATGATACGGAGTATCCATCATCCACTGGTGCTACTTCTATTCGTGACGCAAATTTTTATGTTGTCACGGATCAATATAATGTTTATAAGTGTATCGACAATTATGGTGGCGGATTTTCTACTGTTAAGCCTGTTTTGACTGGTACAGAGGTTTTCACTACATCAGATGGTTATGTGTGGAAATTTATGTACCACATAGAACCGGTGTTTCGTAAGTTCATGACAACTGACACGAAACTTATTCCTGTGTTTCGTTCTGTTTACGAGAAATTCTATAATCGCGGAACAATCAGTGCAGTTAATATTGATAACCCCGGATCAGGATATGACGACACAACAATTATAATTGTTGATGGTGACGGTTCTGGTGCTGTGTTGACTCCTGTTGTTTCTGGGGGTCAAATATCCGATGTTGTCATCGCTGACCCCGGTTCTGGTTATTCTTATGTTTCGCTGACAGTTGTTGGTCCAAATGGCTCCGGTGGTGCTATTCTTTCTGTTGATACATTTGAAGGAACATTGAACACAAAGCAAGCTGATGTTGAATTTGCTGCGGTTGATGGTGCTATCAATGCAATTCGGGTCTTGAACGGTGGAGCAAATTATGTTTCCCCTCAACTTGTTGTGAGTGGGGATGGCGTTGGTTTAGAAGGAATTGTTAAAGTCATTAACGGTTCAGTACATCATATTGAAATAACCAATCCGGGATATGGTTATTCTTATGCCGATGTAACTGTGTTTGATGCTGGCGGAGGAACCGGCGCTGTTTTGCGTGGTGTTATTGCTCCGAAGGGAGGGCACGGATTCAATGCACCAAAGGAATTCTTCACAAATTCTGTTTCTATTCACACTGTTTTGAACAATGACAGGATTGGCGGCATTTCGATCAATAACGATTACCGACAATTTGGTATCATCAAAAATTTAAAAAAATATAATGGCGTCGAAAAATATGTCAACTTAACTGGCGTATCTGGTTTTGTTATAACAGTTGACAATATGACGAAATACTCAATAACCAAAGACTCTCTGATAGAGGATTCGTTGGGTTATAAATATACTGTCATTCAAATTTCTGGTAATAAGATGTTTGTTCTTGCTGACCATAATAGACCAATAACAGCGAACACCCATCTACTTGATGTTAACAGAAACGGTATTGCGATGACTGAGATTATTGATCCAACAGTTGATAAATTGTCTGGCGATATTCTTTTTGTTGATATACAGACAGCGGTTGAACTTTCGGCTGATCAAGTGGTAACAGGAAAAACACTTTTCAAATTTTAAGATAGAAAACAATGGAACTGAACGTACAACCATACTTTGACGATTTTTCGCAAGCCAAGAAATACCAACGTATTCTCTTTAAACCCGGTTTTGCGGTTCAGGCGCGTGAACTAACACAGTTGCAAACAATTCTGCAAAACCAGATTGAACAGTTTGGTTCGCATATCTTTAAAGATGGTTCTATTGTTCATGGTCTGAAACAGACATACCAACAGAATGTCCTTTCGATCAATATCAGTTTCAATTATGACCCTTCTTTGCTAGAAGGTAAGACAGTTACTTTCTCGGGTGGCGCAACCGCTATCGTTAAGAAGGGAACGATTGTTGATTCGAAAAAATATATATTCGTTTCGATTCTGAACGGTATTAAAGTTTCTCCTGCCGAGACATTGACAGTTGAAACTTATACTGCCACTGTTGCGTCTGATATCACTTCAATCAATGCTGCCAACCTTTTCTCGGTCAGCGAAGGTATCATGTTCGCGAATGGTTTCTTCGCTTATGTGAATCCACAGACCAAGAATTTGGGTGTATCCTCTATTGCCGATTCTTTCTATATTGGATTTGATGTAGTTGAATCAACTGTTGATGTTGATACAGACGACTCTTTGTTGGATAACAGTATTGGTAGCAATAACTATTCTGCACCCGGCGCGGATCGTCTTAAACTTGACTTGCAGTTGAATGCTTATCAGTATGACCCAACCGGGGCAGTTGATTATCCGAAGGCTCCTAAGAACTTTATTCAGATTGCTACCGTTGAATACGGAACTCTGATTCAGGCAACAACTAAACCAGAATACTCGGAACTTGAAACTGCTCTGGCTAATCGTACCTTCGATGAATCAGGTAACTACACTGTTCGTCCTTTCATTGCATCCATTGATAAGAGTATCAAGGGGCGCGACGATTACATGACCCTGAAAGTTGGTGCAGGTAAGGCTTATGTTGCGGGTTATGAATACGAGACAACTGGAACAACCAACATAGAAATCTATCGAGGTCGCGATGTTGCTCCGACTGTCTATGATGACGCGATTTTAGCCCATTACGGCGATTATGTTCATCTGGTGGCATCTCCCTATGGACTGATCAATTTTAACGCTCTACCGACCGTTAATCTATATTCCGTGACATATGCAAGCGCAGGCGTTGGTACAAAGATCGGCACAGCACGACTGAAGCACTATAAATTTGATGGCAACAATCATCGTCTTTATCTGAGTGAGATTTCTGTTGATACAGGAAAATCTTTTGCTGACGTTAAGTCCTGTATGTATGGCAGCACGTTTAAAGCCGATTTCGATACTACCGTTGGCTTGGTTCGCGAGAAGGCATCTGTTTCATCTTTGGTTTTCAGTGTACCTCAACATGCAGTGAAAACTATGTTGCCCGATGCTGTTGCTAACATGGATTACCGGTATCGCAAATTCGTTACACTGAATTTTGTCAATAACGTTGCGACAATGAGTCTGGCTTCCGGCGAGTCTTTTATTGCTGGTAGTAATAACGATTTGGTGAAATCTCAATACTTCAATATCGTTCCTACTAGCGGCACTACTCCTGCGCCGGGGACCGATATCATTGGTGATATTACTGTTACGATTGCTGGCGGTACAGCGACATTCACTCGTTCTGGCACATCGGCTTCATTCTCGGCATCGGCTCAGGTTGAAGTGAAAATGTCAAACATCATGTCTAAACAAAAGACATTGACATTGGGCACTCAGTATTTCACTGCTGCTGAACTTGCAACCGATCTTTCGTTGAAGATTGCTGATGGCGTTCGTCTGATTAGTGTTCGCGATGATGCTGGTAATGATTACACTTCTCGTTATGACTTCTATACAGGTCAGACCGACAATTTGTATGACCATTGTGGAATCCGTTTGATCGGTACATCACCTTTGGTTTCTAACACTGAACTGGTTCGTCTGGAAGTCACTTTCTCGTATTTCAAACACTCGGATGGCGCTGGTTTCTTCACTGTTGATTCGTACACAGGTTCTGGTGCTCTGTATGACCAGATTCCGTATGTTCGTATGAGTGATGGCTCGATGCTTGACTTGGCTTCTAGTATCGACTTCCGCCCTCGTAAACTTGCTGATGGTTCAATTGAAGGTGGTTATATTGTATCACCTTTCAGTGAGATTAATGCATCATACCAATACTATGTTGGTCGAATCGATAAGCTGGTTCTGACAAAGGACAAAAAGTTTGATCTGATTACAGGAGTTCCTGCTGTCAATCCAAAGGTTCCTGCTGATCTACCTGATGCAATGACTCTGTATGTCATCGAGATTCCTGCATACACATACCGTCCTGCTGACGTTAAGATGACGTATGTCGAGAATAGACGATATACCATGCGCGACATTGGTAAGATCGACACTCGTGTATCAAAGTTGGAATACTACGCTTCTCTGTCGCTTTTAGAGAAACAAGCCGCTGACGAAAAGGTTCCGGGTATTGCTGGTATTGATAAATTCAAGAATGGCATTCTGGTTGACTCGTTTGCTGGTCACTCGGTTGGCGATGTAACTTCTCCTGAATATAATTGCTCAATTGATCAAGAGAATCGTGTTCTGCGTCCTAGATTTGACCAAAAATCTTTGGACATGGAATTCACTCTGCAATCAGGTATGAAGCGTCATGCTAATCTGATTACACTGGATTATGACACTGTTCCTTATATCGAACAGCCATATGCAACCAAGACTGTCAATCTGAACCCCTATGGTGTGTTTAGTTGGGTTGGTCATATGACCCTTTCTCCTTCTAGCGACAATTGGGTTGACGAAAAAACAAATCCAGCGGTCATTGTTAATACCAATGGTGTTAATGATGCGTTCTCGATTATATCTGATACTGTTCCTGCTGGTGCAACACTTTCGACTCGTTGGAATTCTTGGCAGTCTGTTGTCAAGGGTATTAGTTCTGTTGGAACCGAGTTTTCTTCTGACTCAACCACAACCACTAGCGGATATAAAGTCACTGACACTACGGCAGTAACTGGTAAACAGACTCTGACATACAACGAAACCACGGCTCGTATTGGTCTTGAGATTGCTTCTGCCCCAAGTACAATTAACACCGATCTTGGGTCAAAGGTAGTTGACGTTTCTTTGGCTCCTTATATTCGCAGCCGTGAAGTCAAATTCACTGCTATTGCTCTGCAACCGAACACTTCACTGAATGCTTATTTCGATAATGTTCTGGTAACAGATTATGTCAATCCTGCAATCTGTTTTGTCATCAATGCAGTCTCGGTTGACCCAACTGTTAAGACTTTTGTGCAACAAGGTACAAACAATGAAGTAGAGGTCATTGGTGTATTTGGTAATCGTATCTATGGTCGCATTAAGGGCGCTGATATTACGGTCGGTAATATTGTTGCAGCAACCGACACAGGTACTGTCACCTATTCTATTTCAAAGATCATTCGTAATACATCGACTGGCACAAAACTGGCTACCAATGAATTCGGTGAAATCTGCGGTATATTCGTTGTTCCTAATAATGATACATTGAGATTTACTGTCGGTGATCGTGCATTTAGATTGTCCGATGAAATTGATTCAAAGGATTCTCGTTGTATTGCTGAGACTCGGTATACTGCTCAGGGACTGAATAAGACTACCGAAAAAACAATTATTTCAACTCGTGTGAATGTCATTAACATTCAACCAAAAATGCAGGTCGAAACTGCTGTGGTTGGTGTTGAAGTTAAAGACTATGCTGTATCAACAATTTCTTATACAACCGACATTACTCCTGTTAAGCAATATGTTCTGAATGCCAATAAGACATTGATTACTGAAGGCGAGTCGGTTAACTTTACTGTTTCTACTCAGAATGTCAATGATGGCGAGTCCATTCCATATACAATTACTGGTGTATCGTCAAACGACATTACTGCGCCATTAACAGGTACATTAGTCATTAAAGACAATGCCGCCTCTTTGAATGTTCTTGCGACCGAAGATTTGACTACCGAAGGTTTAGAAAATATTGCATTCACAATTTCTCCTGCTAACGTAACACCACAGACAGTATCGGTTGCTATTACTGACACATCCACTGCGCCGACCATCAAGTTTGTTTTGACAGCAAACAAGACAGTTGTAAATGAAGGCGATACAATTACATTCAGTCTCGCAACAACTGGCGTTGCCAATGGTATCAATGTGCCATATTCTATCAGCGGAGTAAATAGCGCAGATATCAGTGGCGGTGTGATGACAGGTAATTTGATCATTAGTAGCAATGCTGCATCATTGACAGTTACCATGTCTTCTGACTCATTGACCGAGGGTGTTGAGTATATTCAATTTACAATCACACCTCCAGGATATGACACACAATCGGTTGCAGCAATTGTTAATGATACTTCTTTGTCAACACCAGCGGCTTCTTATGTTCTGAATGCAAACCGTACATCGGTCAATGAAGGTCAATCAGTTACTATTACACTGAATACGCAAAACGTGTCTAATGGAACCACAGTTGCTTATACCATTACACCGAAGGCAGGTAGTACATTGACTGCTGCTGAATTGGGAATTGGTTCTCTGACCGGAAACTTCACGGTCAACAGTAATACCGCATCTATCACCATCACACCAACGGTTGATGTGTTGACCGAAGGAACCGAGACATTCATTGTTTCTCTGGATTCTGTTGTGTGTAATAATCTGGAAATTGATATTGTTGACACATCGACTTCTCCTACCTATGTCGTTAATGCGAATAAGGACACCGTAAGCGAAGGCGGTACTGTCACGTTTGCGGTATCTGCAATTGGCATGACTGGTGGCGCAATCAGCGTTCCTTATACTTTGACAGGAACGGGTATTACTTCAAGTGATCTGAATGGTGCTTCTTTGAGTGGTACATTGAGTGGGCTGAACAATAACACGGTTTCCCTACCACTGACAATTAGTACCGATGCAGCAACCGAGGGCGATGAGTCTCTGACATTCACAGCAACCATCGGCGGCGTTAATTACACCAAAACAGTTTCTATCATTGATAGTAGTCAAGCTGCCGTGACTTATGCTGTTGTGTCGGATATGACTTCGATTGCCGAAGGTTCTACTGTCACGTTTACTGTTCAGACAACAAACCTCCCTGCATCTACTCAGTTGCAATATCGTATCAGCGGTGTTTCTTCTGGTGATATTAGTGTTGCTCCTATTGGATATTTGACTATCAATGGTTCTGGTTCTGCAACACTGGCGGTTCAATTGGTTGCAGATAGTTCAACCGAAGGTCAAGAGACACTGGTGTTTGATGTATATGGCGTTGCTAATACTATTGTGGCAACAGCAACTGTTTTGGTGCAAGACACATCAACTTCCCCTTCCACATATAGCCTGACTTCTAATGCTAGTTCTATCTATGAGGGCGGAAGTGTCACGTTTACGCTGACAACCACTAACGTTGCATCAGGAACTCTGGTGCCATATTCTATCACAGGTATATCAACTTCCGATTTGGTTTCTGGCTCTCAACTGAGTGGTTTCCTGACATTGACAGGCGGAAGTGCTTCTCATACAGTCACATTATCAGAAGATGCATTGACTGAAGGAACCGAAGTTCTGACATTCACCATCAATCACAATGGAAATACTCGTAGTCAGAACGTCAGTGTCATTGATACCAGTTCATCGGTTCCTACATTCGTTTTGAATTCTGATAAGAGCAACGTTGTTGAAGGCGGCACTGTTCGTTTCACTATCAACACAACAAACTACGAAACAGGTGTTATTCCTTGGTCTTTGAGTGGTACAGGAATTACTTCTGGTGACGTTAATATCATGTCGGGTAACTTGAGTGTTGTCAATGGAACTGCTTATGTTGATGTACAGATTACATCTGACGGAACAACAGAGGGCGATGAAACATTTACATTCACTGCTACTCCTATCGGTGGGTATTCTTGTGCTCCTGTCAGTGTAACAATTTCTGATACCTCGGGTACTCCTGTTACTTATAACCTGACTACAACGACTCCTACTGTCAATGAAGGGGCTTCGGTTACTGTTACATTGACCACAACAGGTCTGTCGGCAGGAACAACCATACCATATGCAATCGGTGGCACGGGCGTAACGGCAGCGGATATTGTTGGTGGGTTGACAGGTAACTTTACATTGAATAGTTCTGGTACAGCGACAACTACATTTACTGTTGCTAACGATTTTGCAACTGAGGGCGGCGAGACGTTGGTATTCACGACAACTCATAATGGTATTAGTCGCTCATTAAATATCTTTGTAAGTGACACCAGCCAAAACGTACCTACATTTGTGCTAAACGTGTCGTCAATTTCTTAAATGGAAAACAATGAGCGCATATACAATCAATGAGGGACAAACAGTAAATTTGTCCCTGAATACTACTAATTTCGGGGTAACAAATTCTGGTACAGTCCCTTATTCGATTGCAGGAACAGGAATTACTTCCGGCGACATTTCAATTCCGCTGACAGGTAATATCAATGTCACCAATGGTGTTGGCACACTGTCGTTCACTGTTTTGGCGGATACTACTACAGAGGGCGGCGAGACACTTACTGTCACATGTAATCCTGTTGGTTATCAGTGTAACAGCGTCAATTTCTCGATTCTTGATACTTCAACGACTCCTGTCTCATATACCTTAAACACCAACAAGAGTGTGGTAAATGAGGGAGATTCGTTCTCAGTGACCATGCAGGCAACTGCTAACGTTACTGCAACGATTCCTTATACTGTTACGGGTATCAATGCTGCTGACATTTCTAATGGCACTCCACTGACAGGTAACTTTGTTTTCAGTAACTCAAACACGGCGACTATTCAGTTTCAGTTGGCAAATGATGTTACTGTTAATGAGGGAACCGAAACATTGGTTATTACTGCGGGTGGCATGACTCGCAATGTTACTGTAAATGACACCTCATATGCTCCTGTTTCGTATTCATTGACTTCTAGTGCAGATGCAGTCAATGAAGGCGGCTCTGTTTCATTCACATTCACGGCAGTCAATTTACCATCTGATATTACTTGCGGTTACACTATTGCTGGTAACGGAATTACTTCTGCTGACCTTAGCGGCGCTCCATTGACAGGAAGTTTTACTACTGTTGGCGGAACAAAAACAATTGGTCCCTTCACGATTGCTGCTGATGCTGCAACAGAAGGGGATGAAACATTCCAGTTCATTGTTAACGGAATCTCGGGCGTTGATCTTCGACGTTCTGTTGTGATTCGTGATACAAGTCAGACACCGACTGTTTATTCGATTGCGTCCGATAAATCGATCATGAATGAAGGTGAATCCGTTACATTCACTTTCTATTCTAGTACACCAAAGATTGTTAGTTTTGTTGTCAATGGGGTTAGTCCTAGCGATGTTACTAGCGGCGCTCTGTCTGGGACACTGAATATTACCTCTGGTAGTGCTTCTCATTCAATTGCACTTGCGAACAATAATTTTACGGACGGTGATCGTCAAATCAATTTTGTTGTAACGACTCCTGATAATCAAGGGTTTAGTTCAATCGTAACTGTTCGTGATACCAGCAAGACAAAAGAGACTACTGCTATTTGGGTTCGGCGTGCGGTCAACAATAGTATGTTGGCGAACGAGACTACCGATCGTTGGGTTGTATATGATTTTATTCCAAATAACTTACCATCCGATATAGAACATTGGTGGAGGTCGTATATTGCGTTAAGCGTCCAGAACGTAAACGGAACGAAATTACAATCAGATTTTGAATTAGATGAATGTAAAGTATTCAATGGTTCTTTTGGAGGGGCTATTGGCGTTGGCGGAGAATTGTTGGGTGTAATGTCACACACAAGTGGAAGTGGTTTAGGACAATTTAGTTTCACAGTTGATAGTGCTACATTGAACTCTGTTCAGACTTGTCATATTGTGTTAAAAATTAAACAAGATGGACTAACAGAAGATGTTGAAACTTTCTTCATGCGTGCATCTTTGGGGTCACGCACATTCGATTCATCCGAATTCACAGTCATCGACTCCAGTACAACCGTAATTCCTGAAATATCAGTTACATCGGACAAAGAAATTATTGCCGAAGGGCAGACTGTTAAAATCACTGCCTCGACATTCAATTCAGGATCAACTGTACCATATCTTTGGTCAGCACCAATTACATATACTATCGCAAACATTGCGGCAACTGATGTTAATATTCCTCTTACCGGAACACTGACACAGGGCGCGAATGGTATTGCTGAATTGTTTATCACTGCACTTGATGACAAAAATTACGGTGAAGGCACTGAGCGATTCCAAGTTTATATTACATTCCCGAATGGCGAATCCCGTAATCTGACAATTGGTATCACTGACTCTACTCCTGATATTGTTCCAACAGATGCTGTTGTGAACGTTGCTCGTGGAGGTGTTGGTTTGTCAGAAGCATTGGCAAAAACAATGCACCACTCAACCTATACGTATATCGTTGATATTCCTGCTGCACAGACAGGTTTGTTTGAATATGTGTTTGATTTCTCGGGCGAACCCTCTGATGTTACGGGGCGTGAATATATTACCAATGAACAAAAAACATTGAGTCAAAACCAGTTGGTTGTTAATGTCGGCGGCGCAGCGGTTTCAAAGGTAGAAGTCGATGGTTCTCCTTTATTGTCATCCGATAGCCGAGTTGAACAAGCCTTCAATACGATTGGCATGAATACAACGAGCAAATATCGCTGCTCGATTTTCATTCCTAAGTGGGACAGTAATCCACTTACACTGTTCTTTGCCCTGCAATGGAAACATACCATGTGGGAAGAATATTTTGGTAATGTTGGTACTGTTAGTGCAACATCAACTGAAGCTCCTGCACAGGTTGTCACACTCCGTCCCGGTGATGGCAATCTTTCTCGATACAATTCTTCTGCAAACGCTGCATGGGGTTGGTTGTCAAGACGCAACAAAGTCAATTTTAGTAGTGTCAGTACAGCCGATGTTACGGGTCTGAATGGATCAGGTCAATTGCCGAATGGTATTGTCCCCGGAGTTACTTTACAGGCATTGACAGGCGAACAGTTGGGAGCAACTGTCAACGGCGCTTCGTTTGTTCCTTCATATGGGTTTAGTTATAATCCTGCCGATTTTTTACTTGCCCCTAAATTGGCAGGTGGTTTAGCATATACATTCATTGTGCCATTGTTTCCTGCTAATCCAGAAGTTTCTTCGATGGTTAAAGTACATCCTGATCTTCTGAATAATTTCAGATCATCTACTTCTGAATTGGTTGTTACATATTCTCTGTTCAAACTGAGTTATTCCAATATTGGTACACAATTAACAGGCGGTGGTGATGTTAATTTCTTGGCGGGAAGCGCAATTTCTTCGACCGAGATTGTTGATTTCTCAAAATATGCCGTTTATTATCTGGTCAATGTTGCTTTGGATATCAATGCTGCTAAGAATACTTTCGGAACAACCGATATGTCGGTTCTTCAGGGTAAAATAAACAGTTACATGAACTCTAACCCGAATTGTTTGTCGGTTACATACAATATATCTTCGGGTCAAGTGTCGGATAGTTATGGTGGAACCTTACCATTCACGATCAACACCAGTTCATGGCAATTTATTATCAATAACGATCCCGTTGCTCAGACATTCTTTGTGGATCGCGTTTCGAGCAATGAAGGTTGCTTTGTTAAGAGTGTCGATGTATTCTTTAAGAAGAAGTCTTCATCCGTTCCAGTTACTCTGCAATTGCGCCCTGTGGTGAATGGTTATCCTTCATCTAATACTGTTCTACCTTTCGGGGCAGTGACATTGGCGGCAGATAATATTATTGCATCCTCTACTCCTGATGTTACTAAGTACACTCGGTTTGAGTTTAGTGATCCTGTTTATTTGCCTCCCGGCGAATACTCGGTTGTCATGATAACCAATACGACTGAGTACGAAACTTATGTTGCTGAGTTGGGCGGTTTCCGACTCGATGATACATCGAAACGTATTAGTACACAAGCGTATACGGGGTCTTTCTTTGAATCGCAGAATGGTAGTACATGGAGTGCTAACCAGAATGTTGATTTGATGTTCCGTATCAATCGCTGTTCATTCAAATCATCTGGTTCGGTTCTAATGATTCCTGATAATGATGTGCAATCAATGCCCGTTGACTTGTTCTATGTCGGCGGAGAAATGTTGGATTTCGCGGCAACCAATGTTGATATGTCTTATAACGTGGCTAACACTGGCTTCAAACCTTACATGTATGAAACTAATCAGCCAGTCGATACAAGGGTCACTATTCCGGGTCGCAACAACGGAACTGCCTACAATAGTCCAATTGTATTCAAAGCAGATGTTAAGACAACCAATGATTATATCAGTCCTGTTCTGGATACCGAGCGTATCAGCGGTGTTTATGTCAACAACATTGTCAATTCAACTGCAACTAACGAGACATTACCACAGGGCGGCACCGCATATGCCAAGTATCTGACTCGCCGAGTGACGCTGGATAAGAATTTCTATGCTCAGGACTTGCGGGTTCTAATGGCGGCATCGGTTCCATCCGAATGTAATGTTCGTGTGTTCTATAAGGTTCTGCCAGTTGAAGACAATGCAACTCCGTTTGATCTTCAGCCATATTACGAAATGGTCCCTGAGTATAGTCAGACCGTTGTCCCCGGTACATTCGGTGAAGTTAAATTCAAACCATCATTCGTTGATAGCAATGGAACACCTTCTTGCCTTGAAAATGACGGTTATTTCTCATCATTTGTTATCAAGGTAGTCATGGAATCTAGTGACACAACAAAGGTTCCTCTGATTCGTGACCTACGAGTAATGGCACTTGATTTATGAGTGAAATGATTAAGATAGAGGGTTCGCCTACATTATTGCGTGACCCTCATTCAAAGGCAGTGTTAAATACTAACATTGGTGAACGCGAAGCAAGGAAACAGCAACGCGACTTCTTTTTGTCTATGCAGGCGCAGAAAAATGAAGTGGAAAAACTGAAAGAAGAATTCGGTGAAATGAAAGATGCGCTATTCCAGATTTTAAATTTGCTGAAAGATAAGAAATAATGGCAACATTAGTCCTTCGTGCTACTAAAGGCGCACCCCTAACGAATACTGAAGTAGATAATAACTTTAGTAACCTGAATACCGATATTGCGGGTAAGGTAGCAACAACTACAACAATCTCTGCTGGCACTGGTTTGTCGGGCGGCGGTGATCTTTCGGCAAATCGTTCATTGAGTCTTGCTAATACCACGGTCACTCCGGGTTCGTATGGTAGTAGTTCTGCTATTCCTACTTTCACGGTCGATGCACAGGGTCGATTGACAGCCGCAGGAACCACATCAATTACTTTGCCAAGCGGATTGACTTCAGGTAGTGCAGGCGTTGGTTATGTCACATATAACGGAACTACTGCAACTGTTGGTCAATTTGATGGCGGGACAACTGCTCCAAGTGGCACCACTAGACTGAATTATGGTGGTAATTTCTATGCCACTAATTTCTATGGCATTGGAACCAATTTAACGGCTCTTAGCGCCTCGAACGTCAATACAGGTACTCTAGGGTCAACTTATGGTGGAACGGGCGTTAACAACGGTTCTAGCACCCTTACAATGGCTGGATCGGTTACGCATGCAGGGGCGTTTGCGAGAACATTTACTGCAACAGGTATAACCAACCTAACATTGCCGACTTCTGGTACATTGGCAACACTGGCAGGAACCGAGACATTCACTAACAAGACATGGAACGGGGCTGTAATTGGTGCTGCATATGGTGGTACTGGTCAGACTTCATATACTATCGGTGACTTGTTGTATGCATCAGGGACAACTACACTGTCTAAGTTATCCGCAGGTACTTCTGGATACGTGTTGGTTTCTGGTGGTGCAGGAGTTGCCCCTTATTGGGCAGCATCTGGTGCAAATGCAGGTTGGTTGAATCCAACGCCAATCAAGACCGCTGCTTATACTGCTGTTAAGGGTGATCTAGTTCGTTGTAATACCTCGGGTGGTGCATTTACAGTTACTTTGCCTGCCGCACCTGCTGATGGAGATTTAATCGGCATCATTGATATTTCTAATACTGCTGCTACATCAAATATTACGATTGCTCCTAATGGCAAGACTGTTGAGGGCGATGCAACTTCTTTGATCATTAACCTAAATGGTGCATGTGTTGTTCTTACATATAACAGTGCAGCAACAAACTGGAAATTGGTTGATACTCCTGTTCCGGGAGGTTGGTTGCCATCACAGGGCGGTAATTCAAACAAAGTTCTTTCGACCGATGGTTCAACTGCTTCTTGGGTAACTACCACTGTTGCGATGGGTGGTACTGGTGCAACTACCTTGACAGGTCTTATTAAAGGTAATGGTACTGCTGCAATGACTGCCGCTGTTGGTGGAACAGATTATACCACACCAACAGGAACCGAGTCACTGAGCAATAAGACTTTGGTCAATCCTGTTATTACCAACTATACTGAAACTACTGTTGTCGCTAATAGTGGAACTGCATATACATTCAACTTAGCAAACGGCACTAAGTTTTTCATTACACTGACAGGGAACGTCACTTATACATTCCCTACTGCTGCTGTTGGCAAATCTTTTGTTCTTTATCAACTACAAGATGCAACGGGTGGTCGTTCTGTTACATGGGCAGGTAATGTGAAATTTCCGGGTGGTACAACACCGACAATCACGACTACTGCGAATAAGGCGGATAAATTTGTGTTTGATTGTTTTGATGGAACGAATTGGGTCGCTAGCTTGGCAGGAGCGAATTACTAATGTTTAGTGCAAATTCTTCGGCAGCTAGTTCCGACAAATTATACGTCGATGACGTATTCAGCACTTACCTTTACACAGGCAATGGGTCATCTCTGACGATCAACAACGGAATTGATCTTGCGGGTAAGGGTGGGATGGTCTGGATTAAGAGACGAAATGGCGCTGAAAGCAACGTACTGCTGGATACCGTTAGAGGGACTAATTCCGTACTTGTCACTGAAGGCTCCAACCCTGCACTATCAGGATACCCGTGGAATGATGTTGTCACTGCGTTCAACACGAACGGGTTTACTGCTGGTGCCAGCGTCAGCACTATCAATACTTACGCCTCTTGGACATTCCGCAAAGCACCTAAGTTTTTTGATGTGGTGACTTATACGGGTACGGGTTCATATATAGATGTTAGCCATTCGTTAGGAGTGAAACCGGGGTTGATCGTCGTGAAGCCATTATCACAATCTGGGTCATGGTGCGTATGGGCACGTGCCTCCGATACCGATTGTGCAACTTCGGGATTTAATCTTAATACCGTTGACGCCGCTACGTACATAAATTCAGCGTTTAACGGATATGCAAATGCGTCCAGCTTTAATACCCTTGCATTAGGCGCAAACATAGCAAATTGCAGTCTATCCGGCGTCACCTACGTAGCTTACCTATTCGCCCACGACACCAGCGCAGACGGGTTGATTCAATGCGGAAGTTTTACTACCGATGCATCAGGCAACGCTTCAGTGACTTCGTTGGGGTGGGAACCTCAGTTCTTGCTGGCTAAATGTGCGTCATCCACAGGTGATTGGTTGGTGTTGGATAGCCAGCGTGGATGGAATATGACCGCCAACGATGCTGTATTAAAAGCCAACTTGACAGATGCCGAGTCAACATCCACCGAGTACGGTAATCCAACTGCAACTGGTTTTGATTTCAAAGGTGGTTCGGCAAGTCAGACCTACATCTACATGGCAATTCGCAGACCTAACAAGCCGCCGACAACGGGAACACAGGTTTTTACGCCCTACGCAGATGCTTACAGCGGGTATGTGACAGGCGATTCATCTTCGTCACACCCTAGTAAGATTGATTCTGTTTGGTACGCAGCGAGGAATTTCCCTACGATGCCGACAGACAATGGATCAATGAAGGTGTTTTCTGTCACAGACCGTGTTCGTGGGTTTGATGGCACATCTGCAATTGGCAGCGGGCCTATATTTACGACCCCTACTTTGAATACGTCAGCCACCGCCGCAGAAACCACTACTTCGGGAAATATATTGCAGAGGAAGGATCAGCCCCCTGCAATGTATTTCGGTATGAACTACGGAAATATACCCCATGTCCGTTATGCTTTCAAACGCGCCCCCGGCTTCTTTGATGTGGTTTGTTATACGGGAACTGGAAATCCTGGGCTGGTTGTGCCGCATAGTCTATCGGCAATACCGGAATTGATTCTCATAAAAGCAAGGAAATTTGGTGGATCGGGTTGGGAATGGATAATTCTCCACATGGAAACAGCCCGTTTTTCATTTTTAGATAATGCCGCCATGTCGCTTGGCGCTTCAACCATCGTAACCAGTAGAACAAGTAACTCTATTACTTTAGCTTCTGATTCGCGATATAACACCACGACTGAATACGTCGCTTACCTTTTTGCCACACTCCCCGGAATCAGCAAAATAGGCAGCTACACCGGAAATGGCTCAAGCCAAACCATCAATTGCGGTTTTACTACTGGTGCAAGGTTTGTATTAATCAAGCGCACGGACTCCACTGGTGACTGGTACGTGTGGGATACAGTGCGTGGGTTGACTTCATCAACTGATCCACATCTGAGCATGAATTCAACAGCCGCAGAAGTCACTACAGATGATTCTGTTGACCCAGATACCTCTGGTTTCATTGTGAACCAAGACGCATCGACTAACATCAACGTCAATGCTGGCACATATCTGTACCTCGCAATTGCATAAGGAACCCTATGCCATACATCAATACAAAAACTAAAAAATATCCTCTCTCATTTCTTGACATTCAGCAAGAAAATCCAATGACAAGTTTCGATGCTACATCGATTCCTGCTGCTTATGCGTGGGTGTTCCCAACACCAACTCCGACATACGATTCTTTGCTGCAATATGTCGTTGAAGGTACTCCCAAGAAAACTACTGATAAGACATACGAACAGACTTGGCAAGTAGTTGATAAGTATACCACACAAGAAGAAATTGATGCAGCAATCGCAGCAAATGAAAAGTCTAAACTTGATGCAATGGTGCGCGAAGTAACTCAGATGGTTCAGAATAAGCTAGATGATTTTGCCAAGTCAAGAAACTATGATTCTATTTTATCGGCAGCAACCTATGCAACATCAGCTATTCCTAAATTTCAACAGGAAGGTCAGGATGCCGTGAATGTACGCGATACCACATGGGCGTCTCTTTATAAGATTATGACCGATGTTATGACCGGTAAACGTGCTGTACCAACTATTGCCGATATTATGGCAGAGTTGCCTGTCATGGAATGGACAAATAAATAATAGATCAATATCGGGTAAGACATGGCAATCACACTATCACAATATCTTCAAGTCGGGGCTAATGGTCCAATTGGTATAACCGCTGGCGGCACGGGCGGCACAACTGCTGCTTCGGCTCGTGCTTCGCTAGGTGCGGCAGCGGCAGGTGCTAACACCGACATTACTTCATTGTCAAGTGGTGTTTGGGCACCTTTGTTGAAAGGGTCTGGGAGCACTTATTCTGCGGCAGGAACAAATTTAGCTACAGCCGCCCCTATTGTTTCAGATACTGTGGTAGTCACGAGTAGCAGCGCAAGTGCATATTGTTTAGCACTTCCTGCATTTACAGATGATTATAAGAGCCAAAAAATAACAGTATATAATCAGACCGCGTTGCCAATAAATGTTTATGCACAGGGAACTGGAACTATAACCTTAACACATACAGGCACTGCCCCTTCATTTTATACGATTCCTGCGATGGCTTCTGCCGTTTTTGACAGTGGGATTAGTGGAGCGAATGACAATAGATGGATTGTATCGAGTGCACAAGTTACCGACCCATCCGCCTTGACAGCCGCTGTTCCTGCCAATAAAGGTGGTACTGGTCAGGTTTCGTATACAGTTGGTGATATTCTCTATGCGTCAGGAACCACAACAATCAGTAAATTGATTGCTGCATCAACTGGTTTTGCATTGATTTCAAATGGAGTCGGTGTTGCTCCTAGTTGGGGTAAAATTGATCTAACCACAACTGTTAGTGGTACTTTGCCGGTTGCGAATGGTGGCACTGGTGTTACCACATCAACTGGTTCTGGTAATAATGTTCTCAGTTCAAGTCCTACCTTAACAACTCCTATTTTATCAGCGGCAACGAGTTCAACGGCAGGTGCTATTGGTTATAGTACCGGTGTTCTGACATATGGCGACGGGTCTTCAACCATATCAATTGCTAACTTGACAGGCACTCAGACATTTAGCAACAAAACATTAAGTACAGGATGCTCGTGGGCGGGTGGTTTGATTACTCCTACTTATGGCGGTACAGGTGCTAATTTATCTGGTGCTGCTGGTGGTGGGGTTGCTTACTTTTTTGGTGGACAAATTTCTGTTACTTCGGCGGGAACAGCGGGTCAGGTTCTTCAATCAAATGGTGCATCGGCTCCTAGTTGGGTAACAATCTCTGGCGGTGCAACGCTTTCGGATGATACCACAACCAATGCATCTTATTATCCTGTCTTTGCTACCGCAACATCAGGAACAATGTCTACTGCCAAGGTTGCATCAACGAAACTGAATTTTAACCCTTCTACGGGCACATTGTCAAGTACACAATTCAATGCCACATCGGATTCTGATGTTAAGACCAATGTAGTTGCCGCAGAAGGTATTGCTATTGTCAATCAATTGAATGGCGTTGAGTTTGACTGGAAAGATGGTACAGGTCATTCGGCAGGTGTAATTGCTCAGGATGTTGAAACTGTTTTGCCATTCTTGGTTCAGACTGATCCTATTCATGGAAAGAGCGTCAACTATCTTGGAATCATTGCGTATCTTATTCAGTCGGTCAAGGAACTAGATGCACGAGTGAAAGAATTGGAGAAATTGAATGGCTAATTTTCTATATAGCGGAACCAGTGGAACGCTAGAGGAAAAATATGTTACGTTCGATGAAATGGGGTTTGATTCTCCATCTAATTCTGCTGGATCGTTATGGGGTTGGGGAGACAATACAGATGGTCAATTAGGTCTTAACAATGTGACAAATGTAAGTTCTCCTGTTCAGATCGGTTCATTGACTGACTGGAAACAGGTGTCGATGGGAGGATATCATACAACAGCAATCAAAACAGATGGCACTCTTTGGAGCTGTGGAAATAATTTATATGGTCAATTAGGACTCAATGACACGACTAAAAGAAGTTCACCCGTTCAAATAGGATCGTTGACTAATTGGAAATTAGTCAGTTGCGGAAGGTATCATACAACAGCAATTAAAACAGATGGCACGCTCTGGGTTTGGGGATATAACAACCAAGGACAATTAGGGCTTAACAATGTGACAAATATAAGTTCTCCTGTTCAAGTAGGTACAATGACTGACTGGAAAACATTGACTGGGAATTTGTATAATACGTTTTCTGTTAAGAACGATGGTTCATTGTGGGGTTGGGGCGGCAATATTTTCGGTCAATTAGGACTTAATGACTATATATATAGAAGTTCACCGGTTCAAATAGGATCGTTGACTAATTGGAAACAAGTATCTATGTCAAGTGTCTTCTCTGTTGCCGCAATAAAGACAGATGGTTCATTGTGGGGGTGGGGGACAAATACTAACGGTCAAATTGGCTTAGGTAATACAACAGAATATTCTTCTCCTGTTCAAGTCGGAACGATGACTAACTGGAAAACATTGTCAACCGGTGGCGTTGCTAACGTTCTTGCTACAAAGACAGATGGTTCATTGTGGGCATGGGGTTATAACTATGGTGGTCTTGGTCTAGGTGATAGCCTTGCCAGAAGCTCTCCTATTCAAGTCGGATCATTGACTAATTGGAAATCTGTTTCTTGTAGTACTTCACAAGGTTCTTCCTTTGCTGTTAAAACAGATGGCACTCTCTGGGCTTTTGGGCAAAATGCCTCTAAAAATCTAGGACTCGGCGATAACGTCAGTAATTCTTCTCCTGTGCAAATCGGAACATCAACTGGATGGAAATCGGTTTCTACTGGATACACTTCTGCCATTGCAATCAAATACTAAAGAAAAAATATGTACGCACTAATTCATAACAATCAAATTCAAGTTGGTCCTCGTCAATGGTCATATTCTTTCTTCAAGGAATATCTGGTTGAAGAAGGATTGGATTTTTCGGCGCTAACTGTTCGTGAGCAACCAACAGGTATTCACACATCAACTTATAGAATTGTTCCTGTAACAATTACAAAACACGCGAACGTTGAACCCATTTACGAACAACCTTCTGGTCCGTTTTGGACAATCTACGAAGATCGTGTTGAGGGTGAATACAAATCGGCTCCTGTTTCTATTGATGCAGTCAAATCTATTCTGAAGCAAAAAGCAGCAGAAGAAAGATATAAGAAAGAAACCTCAGGAACCAAGGCAATTATCAGTGTCGGAGAAGTTAATCTATATACTGATCGTGATACTCGCAAGACTTATCTAGAGGCGTTGCAATTGATTCCTGACGATGTTTCTACATTCAATTTCAAATTCAGTAATGGATTCTTTCCGGTCAATAAAGGCGATCTGACTTTGATTGTTTCAACAATTGTTACTCATGTTCAGGCTGCATTTGATTGGGAAGCTGGTATTGTAGCTGCTATTGATTCTGCTACTACTATTGCTGAATTGAAGGCAATTGTTATTGAGGAAAAGAAGAATGCCATCTAATTTGACTGGTTTCCGGGAGAATGGGGTTGATATCAGTGACCTTTATTTGAATGGCTCGGGTATCAATGGAACCGATGATCGTGGTCAGGTTTATGATTATTTGACTGATACTGGTAAGATAAATTATGAAACCGGTTCATTATGGAGTTGGGGTTGGAATGCATACGGAAATTTAGGACTAAACGACATTATAGATAGAAGTTCTCCTGTTCAAGTCGGTTCATTAACTAATTGGAAACAAATAACATCTTCATCTTCTGCTGGTCATTACCTTTCTACCGCGATCAAAACAGACGGAACTCTTTGGAGTTGGGGCAAAAATCAATTTGGCGAATTGGGACTCAACGACACGACTAACCGAAACTCTCCTGTTCAAGTCGGTTCATTGACTAATTGGAAACAAGTGTCTACCGGGGGGTTTTTTTCTTTTGCGATCAAAACAGACGGAACTCTTTGGAGTTGGGGTAAGAACGATGTTGGTCAATTAGGACTCAATAACCAAACGAATATAAGCTCTCCTGTTCAAGTTGGTTCATTAACTAATTGGAAATTGGTTTCTTGTGGTGCATATCATCAATCGTTTATTGACAATTACGGGCAGTTGTGGAGTTGTGGAAATAATTTATACGGTCAATTAGGACTCAATAACCAAACGAATATAAGCTCTCCTGTTCAAGTTGGTTCATTAACTAATTGGAAATTGGTTTCTTGTGGAGACAGACACACAACAGCAATCAAAACAGACGGAACTCTTTGGAGTTGGGGTTGGAATGCGGTTGGTCAATTAGGTCTTAATGACACGGCATATAGAAGTTCACCTGTTCAAGTCGGAACAATGGCTAACTGGAAATCGGTTTTTTCTGGTGAGTTTATAACATTTGCCACAAAGACAGACGGATCATTGTGGGGATGGGGATATAATCTATACGGTCAATTGGGACTCAATGACACTACCGACAGAAGCTCTCCTGTTCAAGTTGGTTCTTTAACTAATTGGAAATCTGTCGCTGCGGGGCAATCTGTTGTATATGTAAAAAATGACGGGACACTATGGAGTGCTGGTAATAATGCGCATGGTCAATTGGGGCTAGGTGATAATTCTCATAGAAGCTCTCCTGTTCAAGTTGGTTCGTTGACTAATTGGAAACTAATTTCAGGCGGTTCTATGGCGATAATTTCCACGAAAGGTTAAATACCATCCCACAAACAAACAATTTTCATTATGAAAAAACTGAATCTAGGATCGGGGTACAAAAGATACCCCGATTTTATTAACATCGATCAAGATCATCATTGTAATCCCGATATTGTAACTGATCTAGAATCCCCGAATTGTCTCTCCATGATACCCGATGATTCGGTCGAGATAATTCTTGCACATCACATTCTTGAACATATCGGAAGTAATTATATTCCGCTGCTCAAAGAATTATATCGAGTCGCCAAACACAAAGCAATTATTGATATACGGGTTCCTCATCCGAATCATGAAATATTCTTGAATGACCCGACTCATAAAAGACCAATTACGGTTGAAGGTCTAAGATTGTTCTCAAAACAATATAACCTACAAGAAATTCAAAGAGGCGGAAGTTCATCGACACTCGGAATCATGAATGACATTGATTTTGAGATTGTTCACTTTGATTACATTCATGATCCATATTACGACAACATCAAGACAACTGCAACACCCGAGCAATTGGAAAGAATATTTCGTTCAGAAATAAATACGACTCTTGAAATTCACGTTGTTCTAACTGTTATTAAAAATGTTTGATTACCAAAATTCATCTATTATGCAAGCCGCCTTTGCTGCAAAGAGCATTGGTAGATCGATGGACATGTATGCGCCATTGAAAACGATTGCTCAGTATATCTATGCAATCGATAAGCTAGACGAGATTGCCTATATTCAAAATGAATTGAAGGATTACGAGGGTTCAGTTGCGACTCTCAACAAGATGGCATCCATTTCGATGAATAATCAGGAAAAATATTCGATTAGAGCCAATCTTGCGAAGATGTACAATCATCTGAATAAACCAGAAGAATCGCTTGCTGAGTCACAATTGAATGATATGGTGTCAAATGGTAATGACCTAGACACATGGATGGAAATGGCGTTCAGCTATTATCTGTTAGGTCAATATAATAAGTCCGAAGAAATGATGCGCAAGATTTCTTGTATTGATAATATCTCGGATGAATTAAGAGGTCGAGTTGAATACAACCTAGGCTCCTATGATATTGAGCATGGCGAGTTCAAGAAAGGAATTCGTGGCTTCATTGATGTTGGACATAAGATCGGTATTTGGCATCCGAAGGGCATTGATGGTGTTCCTACATGGAAGGGCGAAACCGATAAACAATTCATTGTCATTCATGGCGAAGGCGGTATCGGTGACGAATTGATCAACTTTCGTTTCACCAATAATATCAAGTCAATGGGATTGACTCCTATCTGGATTACTAATCACAAAGAACTGGTTCCTGTGTTTGAGCGCCATGACGTGAAGACGATAATGAATCATCAAATTGATAAAGAGAATTCGTATCAGATCAATGCAATGTACTTACCAATTGTACTAGACCTTGATGCAGATCAGTTATGGAGTGGCGCTTATTTGATTCCTTGTTCCGAACATGTTGCCAAGTGGCGTGATATATTACCGAGCGGTAGAAAGATCGGTGTCAAGTGGAGTGGCAATCCTGCCTATGAACAGGACCTACATCGAGGGCTGACAACCGATTTTATTGATGCATTGGAATTCGATGCAGTGAAGGTGAATCTTCAGATCGATGCGTTGAAGGATCATTATTTCTCGGTTCCAATAAATAGTATTGAAGACACATTGGCAATCTTATCGCTTGTTGATGTTACGGTTACTTCATGCACATCGGTTGCTCACATGGCAGGGGCAATTGGTTCAAAAGTTATTGTATGCCCTCCTATTGCTTGCTACTATGTATGGCTAGGGCGGAATGATGGATACAGTAACTGGTACGGCAAAAACACAATGGTGGTTCGACAGACGAAACACAATAATCGTGATGATGTTTTGGTGAAGGTTAACGAATTACTGAGTAAGGTTTAATATATGGCAAGCGGGTTTCAGATTAACGGAGTTGATACCGATACAATTTTTCTTAATCGTTCGGATACGATTTTGGATAGTGTTTCTGTGCCCGGTAAGTTGTGGAGTTGGGGGAAAAATTCATACTACGGTCAATTGGGACTCAATGACACTATCAACAGAAGCTCACCTGTTCAAGTTGGAGTATTGACTAATTGGAAACAAATCGGTGGCGGTAACGATTCCCTAATTGCAATTAAAACAGACGGTACACTTTGGAATTGGGGTTATAATTCACATGGTCAATTAGGACTAGGGGATATTTCTCATAGAAGCTCTCCTGTTCAAGTCGGTACGTTGACTAATTGGAAACTAATTTCACAACATGCATCTCAATATAGCAGAATATCAATCAAAACAGATGGAACTCTTTGGAGTTGGGGATATAATAATAACGGCGAGCTAGGGTTAAATGATGTAAACCACAGAAGTTCTCCTGTTCAAGTTGGTTCATTGACTAACTGGAAATATATCAGTTCGGTTAATCACGCAATTGCGATTAAAACAGATGGAACTCTTTGGAGTTGGGGATATAATCCATATGGTCAATTAGGACTAGGGGATATTTCTCATAGAAGCTCTCCTGTTCAAGTCGGTACGTTGACTAATTGGAAATCGGTTTCTTGCGGTGCTAATCACAACGCAGTGATTAAAACAGATGGAACTCTTTGGAGTTGGGGGCAAAATACATACGGAAGTTTGGGTCTAAACGATACCTCGCCAAGAAGCTCTCCTGTTCAGGTTGGTTCATTGACTAATTGGAAATCAGTTTCTTGTGGAAACTACCATGTTCTTGCGATTAAAACAGATGGTACATTGTGGAGTTGGGGTATTAATGGCAACGGGCAATTGGGGCTAAATGACTTAACCTATAGAAGCTCTCCTGTTCAAGTCGGTACGTTGACTAATTGGAAATCGGTTTCTTGCGGTGATGCACATACTACCGCAATTAAAACAGATGGAACTCTTTGGAGTTGGGGAACGCACAACAATGGTCAATTAGGTCTTAATGGAACGACACAAGTAAGCTCTCCTGTTCAAGTTGGTTCATTGACTAATTGGAAATCTGTTGCAGGTAGTTTCAGAGCATCTTTAGCAATCTCATCATAAATACCAATCCAGCAATCTTTATTATTCAAAGTGAAACAATTTTTCTTTCTATCTGGTCTACCAAGATCGGGTTCAACTGTTCTTGCTAGTATCCTTAATCAGCATCCCGAGATTCACGTAACGCCAACTTCTCCGTTACTTGATTTACTTTACCTCAATGAACAGAACTACCGATCAAATCCATCGGTAATCGCGAATCCAACTCATACCTCATATGAGTCTATTTCAAAATCAATCATTGAAGGTACATGGAAGCACGTTAATAAACCAATCATCGTTGATAAACACAGAGCATGGGCAAGAAATATTCCTACCATTCGACGTGTGTTTGAAACCGATCCAAAGGTTATTCTGACAGTTCGCTCGATTCCCGAGATTGTTGCCAGTTTCTTTACTCTCCTAAGAAAAACAAAACAATCGCCACATTACATTGATCAAATTCTATTACAAAGAAATGCACCGATCAATGATATGAACCGCGCATATATTCTGTGGCATGATTTTATTGCAAATACCGTTGAATCGGCGTTGATCGGGTTCAAAACAAATCGAGCAAATATTCATCTGGTTGATTACAATGACTTGATACAATGTCCTGAAGAAGAACTGAAAAAGATATATCAGTTCCTTGCGCTTCCATCATATCAACATGATCTAAACAATATCGTTAATGATACCAATGACGATGATCTCGCGGCATGGGGAATCGAGAATCTTCATCAAATACGCCCGGTATTGAAAAGAACATCATCAGATGCAAAAGAAATACTCGGTGATGTTTATCATGTCGTCAATTCATTGAATGCCGAGTTCTGGAGATAATTATGTTTTATATGATCGGTCTACCAAGATCGGGTTCAACTGTTCTTGCTAGTATCCTTAATCAACATCCCGAGATTCATGTAACTCCAACTTCTCCTTTGCTGGATCAATTGGTTGCGAATCAGGATATCTATCATTCATTACAGGCAGTTCGCGCAAATCCTGTTCCGGGTCAACTGGAAAATATCACCCATTCCATTATCAATGGTATGTACAGTCATATCAAGAAGCCTATTATCATTGACAAGAATCGGGGATGGGGAAAGAATGTCAGGGATGCAACCACACTTCTTGGAAAAGAAATGAAAATGATTGCGACCACTCGTTCACTTCCTGCGGTCATGGAATCTTGGCTCCGCATTATTAAAAAGAACCCCAATAGTTTCGTTCACCGTGAACTAAAAGGTCTTGTTACCGATGCTCGAATCCTTTCCTATATGTGGGAACATCAGGTCAAAGATTGTGTTGAAAGTCTTCATACCGCTATTCAATACAATAAGAAAAATGTATTGATCGTTGATTATGATGCTCTGGTAGATAACCCGGTCGAACAATTAAATCGAGTCGTTGAGTTTACGGGCGCATCTGATTTCACATTTGATCTGAATAACATTAAGAGCGAAACGAAGGATGATGACCTTGCTGCATGGGGTATTGATGGCATGCATACTGTTCAGCCATCTCTGAAGCGTTTAAACGCGATTACAGGCGTTTTAACACAGGAGCAGTATGTTCGGTTCAAATCGCTTGAAAAATCGTTTGTAGGCGTTTTTAATGCGTTCTAGCCACATTCTAACATTGCTCAAGACAATTACTTGGCGAATAACAGGAAGTGGAGCGACTTTTGCAATATCTTACATCTATACAGGAAGTACTTCATTTGCCTCTGGTATTGCACTGACTCAGATGGTTGTCAATAGCATCCTTTACTATGTACATGAAAGAATTTGGAATTATGTTGAATAGAATTTATATTGTTGATGATTTTTATCCTAATCCTGATGGCGTGATGGAGAATGTCTTTAATGACGAACGAGAAGATAACTCGGGCGGCAATTACGCGGGTGTCATGAATTCAACCAATTTCTTTACTCCTGAACATCAAAGAGTGTTTCAGCAATTGGTCGGGCATCCTGTTTCGGCAGGAACATCTTTAACCGGAAAGTTTCGTTTCTCGTGTGTCAATGATACTTATAAGCAGAATATTCATTTTGATGCCGGTGGTGAGAATCTTGCATGGGCAGGTGTTGTCTATATGCAGAAACATTATGAAGAAGGAATCGAAGGAACTTCATTTTATAAACACAAGGAAACTGGATTAGAAGAAATACCTAGGTCGATTGAAGGTTGTTCTAAATATGGATGGAATTCAATTGCTGATCTTAAGAAGTTTCTGGATACCGATGGTGTCGATGATTCGAAATGGATCAAGACACTAACAGTTCCTTATAAGTACAATCGATTGGTATTATTTCGCCCTTGGTTGTTTCATGCTCCGGGAAAGGCTTTCGGCAGTTCAATTGAAACATCACGAATCGTTCAAACAATTTTTCTTAATCAGGAATAAACATGCCATTTCCAACATCAAGCGCTTCGTTCAATGCAACGCCCGGTGCATATGATTACTCTGAAATTCTAGGTGCATTCTATACTATGTTCGAGACACGGTTGACTGCAATTGAAACTAACCAACTTGCATTAAATACTGATATTGCATCTATTAAAAATAATATCCAGACTCTTATGGATCGTGCGACCGATGCAAATAAAGGTATTGTCACTAAGGGTGCAGCGGAGTTTTCGCCCGAAGGTTATCAGACATATTTGCAACTCAAGGAATATTACACCGCACGCGGAATTGGATAATTAAATGCAGAATTTGTTCCATGACACAATGGCAGCAGCCGCAATGAATGTATTGCGCGAGAATCCTAATATCTCCAAGGTTGATAAAGGTCTGCTGCACGAAATCACGGTTCAAATAGCAAAGGCAACTGCAAAGGGAAACGAACCAGTTGCTGCCATGATCGATAATCTGGTCAACGAACTCAAAAAGAGCGAACAGATAAAAGATGATGCGTTTGAGAGACTTCTGAAATCAGAGAGAGAAAATACCAGACGTATTATTGATGCCCTCAATAAATGGAACGCAAAACAAGGTTATGGAACCGACAAGGAATCTATCAAAGATTCTATGCGCGAAGTCATTGAGAAGATCGAGAACTCCGAAGACAAGAAAGAACTTGCTAAGGAGTTCAAGGAATTCCATCGAGAGTTTATTGCAATCGTTGATACATTAGAGGCAGAGGCTCTAAAGAGTTCACATCATCTTAGTACAATAGAGCAACATACCAAAGAATTAAAATCAATTGACAAGGTTCTTCATACAATTGATGAAGGCGAACATCAGCTTGTTAATCAAGAGCATTCCGATTCAACTGTCAAAGAATCCTATACTTCCGAGACAGAAAAAACTTCTGATTCTGAGACAGAAAAAATTTCTGTTGAAAGTTCGACCGATACGCAAAAAACTAATAAAGTCGAAGCAAAGCAGTCTTCTGATACCAATGTACTAAAAGAAACTGTTGATCAGAGTTCAAAGACAGACGCGAAATCTGAAAATAAAACAAATACCACTGGACAGAATACACCTGAGACAAAGAAAGCAGTAACTGCCAAAGAAGCATTTGCCTCTGGTGTTAAACGTCATGCAGAAGATTATAACCCATATTATAGTCAGGGTATGACACATGACGTAAAAAGAATGGTAGGCGCGGGCGTTGCTAACGTTCTTATTACCAAATTAGCGCAGACAGGTAAGTTTGATAAGAACGGAAATGAAATTAAGCCGAAGGAACCTGAAGTCGATTCCGATGGTAATCCGATTATAAAGAAACCTTCATTCAAGGAAATGTTTGTTCAACAGGCGCAGATGCATGCTGAGAACTATAATCCTTATTTTAGTCGAGGTATCGTCGGTGATGTGATGCACATCGGTGGTATGGCTCTGCGTGGCGCTGTCATTCATAAAATATCTGAACTGTTCCATAAAAAGACTGTCGAGAAGAATACAGAACAGAAAGACTCGCCTGAATCTTCGATTGAGCCGAAACAGCAATCTGATGTATCCGAGTTAAAAACAGCAACAGAAACCGTTTCAAAGAACACGGCAAATAATGTTGTGAATTCTTCTATTGAGAAGAAAGAATCTTCTACTGATCAAATGGTCAATATTTTGACCAAAAAATCTGATGAAATAACAACTGCACCAAGTGTTGTTATGGGCAAACCTTTAACCAAGGCAGCTATCAGAAAACAGGAAAAAGAAAAGAATCGGGTCAACTTCACTAAAGTCAAAAAGGCAAGAGAAGCCGCGATTGCTGATCCTACACCTGTTATCAATACGCCAGTTGAATCAAAGAAGATCGAACAGAAGATAACAGATTCTACAACAGAAAAGCTGTCTGATGTAGCAACTAAATCAAATAACGTTGAATCAAAGAATACAACAAGTTTACTGGAAAAGGTAAGCGTAAAGGCATCTGAATCAAATAATGTTTCTAACGTTGAATCAAAGAATACTAATTCATCACAAGTAAAAACATTATATGATGTAAATAAAACTTCTACTGATTCTCTGTCTGATGTAGCAACTAAATCAAATAACGTTGAATCAAAGAATACAAATAAAACTTCTACTGATTCTCTGTCTGATGTAGCAACTAAATCAAATAACGTTGAATCAAAGAATACAACAAGTTTACTTTCAAAACTCAGCCAAAATACATCTAATGTAGCCAGTAATGTTTTTGGTGCGCTGAAAGAAAAATACGATCAACTAACTTCTCGTAAAGAAAATAAAACTTCTACCAACGAATCTCTAAGAGATACTGTTATCAATTTGCGCGGAAAGACTATTGTCAATTTCATGGGTAAATTGAAACAAGATCGCAAACAGTTGGAAGCAGTAGGAGAAGTAACAAAGAAAGAGTCAGATGACAAGAAATCTTCTTTGCTGGATACGGCAAAGAATTTAGTCCTAGATAAGATCGGAAGCGTAACGAATTTGGTCAAAGGCGCTGCGCCTGCTCTTGGTGGTATTGCTAGTGCTGCTGCACCGGTTCTAGGAGTCACTGCTGCCGCTGCTGGTGGCTATATGCTTGGCGACAAAATAATCAGACCTACACTGGATTCTTTATCAGAAAAAGTAACTGGTAAAAAAGGACAAACCCTTGGTGGCGCTATATATGATTTTTTCAATAAAGACGAGAACGCAAAAATAGAGGCGATGCTTAATGGTGATTCAAAAGAATTATCATCCAAGTCGTCAACCGTCACTAGCAAACAGTCCGATGCAGCTAAAGTGCTCGAATCGATGAAAACGACAAGTGCAACGACCCTCAGAGAAGCATCCGAGTTCAGAGACACGCAAAAAGAAAAACTAGAAACCAATAAACTCAATGAAATTGCTAAAAACACTGCACAGAGCGTAGTGATAAATAATAGAACCAATAATGTAGGTGGTGGGAATGGTGCGCCAAATCAATTAGCACCAAGACCAATTATACGCAACCCGGATAGTACGTTCGAGAAAATGCAAATGAAGGATTATTGGGGTCGTTTTGCATTTTAAAGGTTTACATGGCTAAGATCGAACTATTAGAATTTGTCCCTATTATTCTTGCTGTGGTCGCAATTATTTTTTCTTCTCTTAAAATGAGGAAAGTAAGAAGACTGTCTGACATGATTTATTGTATCGTTTCAGCGGTTTCTGCTATTCTTTTGATCATAGCACAGACAAGTTGGTGGAATTCCGCTGTCATTGAAAAGAATCTAATTGGTACTTGGTTGTCAAATCAAATTTGGTTGGTGTTTAATACACTTGCAATGATTGCAATCATATTACAAACATATCCGAGAGCAGACGGAAAATGAAATGCTTTTTGATGCGGGAAAGGTTTCTGATCGTAGAAATGATCAGTGCCATTTCTTTTTTTGTCATGTCTATTGCTCTGACAGGAATAAAGTATTCTTCTCCTGACGGGCAAGGCTCTTTATTTTGGGTAGTGTTGTTTACGGTGTTTGCTCTTTTGCAGGGTGCCGGAATTGCATTTCTTCGTGATATGATTTTGCTCAGAATTATTATGACATGGGTAGCAGGAAGTGTCTGGACATGGATTAGCTACGCAAATATGAATAGTGTATTGGTTGTCCCTATGTTTCTCGTTGGGATTGCTAATTTTGTTTCTTTCGTTGACCTTTCCAATCGTGCAACAATCGATTGGAGAGAATTTTTCCAAGAGTAAGCCAACATGATTACCTCAAGACAAGGCTTGATAGATTATGCGCTCCGTAAATTGGGTGCACCAGTGATTGAAATCAATATCGATGTTTCTCAGGTAGAGGATAGAGTCGATGAAGCATTACAATTTTTTCAGGACTTCCATTATGATGCTACAGAGAGATTGTACCTCAAGCACCAGATAACAGGAACAATAATTACGGTTTCGGATGCAACGAACTTTACTGTCGGCGAGAATGTTGTGTGTAGTAACGGAACTACGTTTGCGATTGATAGCAAAACACCAACAACCCTCATCACAAAAAATTGTTATAACGCACAGGGTATTGATAAGCAGCCTGTGCCAGCATTATCAACAATTATCGGACAGACTTCTGGCGCAACCGCGACTGTCGTATCAAAAGTTGCTGGTGACACAGAAAACGGATTTGTTACTGTCGGTGAAATGGTCACTGGTGTGACTCGGGTTCTTCCTTGGAGTGGTGCAACCAGCAAGACTAATTATTATTTCGATCCAAAGTATCAGACAATTATTAGTTCATTTGCTAATATCAGTTCCACTTCAATGATCTATTTTGAGCAATTGCAGAGTCACATTGCTTTATTGGATCAATTACTAAAACCAATTGAGTCTATTTCTTTTAATCAGAAAATGAATAGCGTTCGCATTGACATGGATTGGAGCGAAGCGACTATTGGTGCTTTCCTGATTTTTGACTGTTTCAGAATTCTTGATCCAGAAGTATTCACGAAAATATACAATGATCGTATGCTGAAAAAGTTGGTCACAGCAAAGATCAAATATCAGTGGGCAAGTAACACACAGAAATATCAAGGAATTCAGCTTCTTGGTGGGGTTACTATTGATGCATCAACTTTAATGGCACAGGCAGTCGCTGAAATCGAAGCCGCTGAAGCTGAGATTAGGGATTCTTATGAAATTCCTCCTATCGGGTTTATAGCATGAGTTCTATGTTCGCTGATTCAAATTATCCTGAAAGACGAAAAAGAAAAAGTCGTCGCGGAGAAGACACAAAGCCAGTTGTTAAGGAACCGGCTAACATACTATATCGTAGATACGTTGTTGCTAGATTATACGTCGTTCTCTCGGTATTCACTTCAGTAGTAATGTCTATATTTGAGCCAGCAAGTATTCATCACCAAATATTTGATGCAACAGGAACAGGTTCTTTGTTGGTTCTTACTGCAATTGGTGCTATTGCAGGTATTGCATTTATGGACATTATTGTAAACGATCTTGCTCCGAATAAATATCAATTAAAGATTTTTTATGATAATAGACATATATTGTATATGGCGTTATCTCTTGGAATGTATGGCATCAGTGCGGCAATGATTTTTACATATGGGGCAAGTGCTGTTCTCATTAGACTTTGGTTGGACGGTGGCGTTGCGGCAGCGGTAGCTGTACTTGATATATTTGCTAGACATAGGGGTGTCTCGTGGCAATCTGGTACGCCGTAAAAGTAATTAAATTTCTTCTTCTGCTCCTATGGAGTGTGACTGTTTCTGCTGCTGTTGCGGTTGCTGATCCTACAACGAATCCGTTCGGTGAAATTAGCGGCTTGCAAATACTTGTCATGGGTGCAATAAGCACCCTTAGTGGCGTTACGGCATTGACTTTGAGGATAGATGCTGAATTGGGTAGACACAAGTCAAAATCGCTTCCTAGACCCATTCTATTCGCTTCTAGCCATATGCTCGGAAGTTGGTTAGCAGGAGTTTTGTCGTTCGCCATTTCACAGCATCTGATACTCGGTATCTGGTGGCAGATAGGTTTCATCATTGTTGCTAGTTTTACTGGAGCAAAGTTTGTTGAGCGCATGAGTGAACTCTATTCAGTGAAAATTATCAAGAGGGAGCTTCAATGATCGAAAACATCTTTATTCTTGGTGGGTTGATCCTCATAGGTTCTGTGTTTGGGGCTTACCTATTTGAATTGATCGAGGAAATGATTAAAGGGGAAGATGAATGTTAAGTATACTTTCTGCTATATTGGGATTCGCGGGACCGTTTGTTCCTGAACTGATTAAATTCTTTCGCCAGAAACAAGACAACGCTCATGAATTAGCGGTTCTACAGTTTCAGGCACAGATTGCGGCACAAGAACATGCTTATCGAATGGAAGCAATCAATATCTCGGCAGATATTCAAGAAAGTGCAATCATTCATCAGCCGCAAATCAGCTTTGGTGTTCAGATATTAGACGCCGCAAAAGACTGGAGCAAAGTTTTTGTTCTACCAGTTTTCTATCTATTTGCATTCCTAGATTTTATCTCGGGGTTGGTTCGACCAGCGGTTACTTATGCAATTGTTGCATTTTATCTGATGTACAAATATGCGTTATTCGAAATGGCTCGTATTCAATCGGCTGATTGGAAGAATGCAGCAACAATGGTTTGGAATGCAGACGATCTTTCGCTGTTGCTACTGACTCTTGGCTGGTACTTTGGCAACCGTGCAGTGAAGGCAACATTCGGTGGTAGCGCAAATACGGGAAGACCCGGAGCGTAATAATGAACATAGAAGATGGAAGATTGACTGTCTGGAAACGCGATGGTGCATTTGAAATACATCATGTCCAGAAAGACAAGAACGATCCCAATAAAAGTGTTTCAGGTGAATGGCAACACACCAATGATTACAACCACAAATTCGTTTCAACTATGTTCAATATGGCAAAACGAATAATTGATAGCGGGAATTCCGTTCGTATTATTGGCAATCACGAAAATAAAATGTTCGATAGATATCATCGAATCGCAAGTGTATTGGCAAAAAGACACGGATATACGGTTGGTAAACCGAAATTACATCATGCGGGCGATGGCAAATATTCAGAATTCATTGTAGGCAAAAATCTTTCTGAGCACTATTTGATCAAAATGGTTCAAGAAGCCGATATGAAAAATAGGAATAAGAAGAACAATTATGGACTCACCAATTATCGTTTTTGGTTAGGAGAAATGAGTCCTGATTATGTTTCTTTAGAAGAAATTTTGGCTAATGGAAATGCTTAAACGGATATTCGATTCTATTACGGCTCCGATGCCAAGTGTAGCGCAGCCTGAAATCCAGATAACCTCAACTGGATGTAGGCGAGTATGTGATGCCGCAATCACAATGATTAGATCATTTGAGGGCATGGCTAATGTAAAGTCTGATGGTCTGGTATATCCTTATCACGATGCGATTGGATTACCAACCATTGGTATTGGTCATCTTCTGAGTCGAAAGCCTTGGGACGATCTATCACAGTGGCAACCTATCACGCAACAAGACGCAATTGAATTGAAATATCGTGACCTCGATAAATTCTCGAATGGCGTTTCTTTGCTGTTAAAAGTTCCTGTCACGGATAATCAATTTGGTGCATTAGTTTCTCTTGCATTCAATATAGGTCTTGGTAATCTTCAGGGAAGCACCCTACTGAGGAAATTAAATAGAGGCGATTCGGTCAATGAAATTGCCGAAGAATTCATCAAGTGGAACAAAGCAGGCGGTAAAATTCTCAATGGTCTGACGAGAAGAAGAAAAGCCGAAGCGAAACTATTTTTAAGCTAATGGCAACCAATTCATATTTCCGCAGCACAATAGGTGTTCCAAGTGAACAGAACATCTATGAAAACATGATCATCGAATCTATTAAGATCGCTGGCTATGATTTTATCTATATCCCAAGAACCCTTAACAAGTTTGATCAGTTGTTCGGAGAGGATGTTCTTAGTAGCTTCGAGTCTTATGTTCCAATTGAAATGTGGATAGAAGATTTTTCTGGTTATGGTGGTGAATCAGAAATGTTGGCTAAATTCGGTATGGAAATACGAGATACAGCTACTTTCATGATATCAAGAAAGAGATTCAAAGAAACGGTTTCTCCTATATTTCCTGCATCAAGAAATGCTGCTGTCATGGATAGACCGAATGAAGGAGATTTGATATTTGCTCCTTTCTCTAAGTCTCTGTTCGAGATTAAATTCGTTGAAGACGAGTACCCCGGATTTTACCAGCTTGGTAAGAAATATATATGGGCGCTTCGTTGTGAATTGGTTCAATTGAACAACGAAAAATTCAAAACCGGTAATGCTGACATAGACGAATATTTTGGAACAAATATCAATAGATTAGATCACCGTATTCTAAACGAGAACGGTGATGTTTGGACTCTTGAGGCTGGCGGGACAATCCTGAGCGAAGACTACCTTGAATCCAAACCATTTGATGAAATGATTGGGTACGGTGATATGGATATTATTAAGAAAGAATTCTCGGAAATCATGGACTTCACTGAAGATTCGCCATTTGGGGAGAATTTCTGATGCTAACAAAAGTTCCTTTCTATCATGCAGTAACAAGAAAACTTGTTGTGAGTTTTGGTGGTCTGTTTGGTAATATTTTTATTCAAACAAAGAACAAAGACAACAAGACAGAAAAAATTGTCAAGGTTCCTCTGGCTTATGCCAATAAGGACAAAGTTATTGTTCGCCTGCAACAAGACCCCGGATTGCAAGAAGATGTTCAGATTCTTTTACCAAGAATGTCTTTTGAGATTGTTGGTATGTCTTATGATGCGTCAAGACAGTTGAATAAAATTCATCGAACAACTGCTATTACAAATACACGCAATGTTTTCATGTATGCACCAGTTCCATATAACGTCGAATTTAACCTCTATACATATACAAAGACAACAGAAGATAATTTGCAGATCATGGAGCAAATTATACCATACTTCACCCCTGACATGAATCTGACTATCAAGATGATGGCTGACCCACCTTTGTCTCAAGATATTCCGTTGATTCTTAATTCAGTGAATACGGATGATGAATATGACGGTAGTTTTGAAGATAGGCGCTATATCATCACTACATACTCTTTTACTATGAAGGCGTACTATTACGGTCCTCTGTTGGGTTCACTTGATCCAGAGAAACATTTTGAAGATGGTAAGCAAGTCAATGTTATTAAGACAGTTCAGGCAACTGTTAATAACAACTTTAAATATTCTGCTGTAATCGATCCTATTTCTGCTAATGTCACTGACCCATATAACATCACCGAGTCATGGACAAGCACACCACCAACCGTTGGAGGACAGACACTATGACCCCAAAATTAGATTCTGCTCTTGCATCGATATTTGATACAACTCTACAGGACACAGATAAATCTATTGCTGAGATTAAGGCAGATGCTCAGGTAAGTGAAATTGACTCTCTTGAAAAACAAAGAGAATACGTCAAAGCAAACCTCGTGAAATTGATTGAGCGCGGAATGCATGCTGTCAGTGACATGAACACGATTGCTAATAGCACAGAAAAGGCAAGAGACTTTGAAGTTCTGTCAGGAATGATCAAGACTCTTGTTGACACAAATATTCAATTACTTGATGTTGAGGTTGCTCATAAACCGAAGCTAGATGTTAAGGCTGGTGGGCAGGAAGCAAACACAATTAACAATAATACTGTTTTTGTTGGCTCAACCAAGGATTTACAATCTTACTTAAAATCGCAAACTATTGATGAAATTAAATAGTCTAGTTCACAAATAAACGATTGAGTCATGACAAAAAAACTTAGAGAACAATACTTCGCAAATGAAATTTTCAAGATAGGTGATATCGTTGAAGATTCAGAAACAGGCGCTCAACTAAAAATTATTGATCGCGGAAGCAATTATATTACCGTTATTGCTGAAGGCGGAGAAGTGTCGAAGAAATGGCTCAACGCAGTTTCTATTGTTGCTGAAAAAGAAAAGGATACAGAACCTTCTAGTGAGTTCCGTATCACTGAGTCTGGTCAGATTGCAATGTTTGGTGGCGAGACAAAGAATTTTGATATTGACTTGTCTACATTTGTTCTTGAACAATTTACTGAGTTCGATGATTCGTATGCCAAACACCAGATAATTCAATTGCTGGATTTGGCTCTACAGGAATCTAACGAAGATACTCAATATGAGTTATTGGAAAAAGTTTCTGCTCTATATGACAAGAAAGACATTTGGTGTCCAATTGTTGTTGAAGGGCTGAAAAACGATGTTGAGAGAAAAAGAATTGCGGCAGTGATTGCTAGTGTGGCTAACATAAAGGTAACAGGTTCACCGTATAACACTGTATCGACAGCAATCAAAGTTCTTAAAACAAAATACAAGAAAAAAGAACAATGGGAAGCCTTGCTACCAATTTTCCGTGTCGCAAGAAAAGCCGGTCTAATGAGTACAACATCAAATCTTCCGTATGATCTGGATAATTCAAGATTATCAGAGGATTCATTAGATGATATCCATGAATCAATCGAAACTCTGATATCAGAGAATGTAGATGAATTCATTGAGTCACTGGAAATTGATGATATTCAAGAAGCATTCGAGACAGAATTTACCGAAACTATTTTGTCAGAAGAACAATTGAATGAAGTTTTGTCTCCGGCAATAAGATCAAAATTGGCAGCGAAGATGCGTCAACACGAGGCTCTGTTGCAAGTCAATCGAGCAAGGGCGCTAACTCGTGCCGCAACGACTTCTGTTCTTCAGGATCGTGCTCGTAAATTAGCAGAGACAATGCTGAAGCGCAAGATGTTCAAAAAAGATGCCAAGGATATGACTCGACAAGAAAAAGAACGGTTCGAGGCAGGCGCAGCAAGACGCAAAGCATTGGTTGCTAAATTGACACAGAAACTTATTGCTAAGGTCAGATTGCTTCAGGTCGCAAGAATGCATGCAGCGCATACTGCTGCTGATCAAACAGGTGCTGCATGATAGATCATCTTAAAGTAATGCTTGCTAACAACATTGAGGCAAGCAACATCGCATCAACATTACACTGGAATGTTACTGGTGTAAATTTTGAACAATATCATTCCTTTTACGGCGATGTTTATGAAGCATTCTACTCTAAACAAGACCGTATTGCTGAATACGTAAGAATTATTTCCGGCGCAACAGAAAATGTCAGCGCCCTGACTTCTGTTACAAAATCAAATAAAACATTACCAGAAATAGTTCCTGTCAATGGCAACGACACGCCAAAGCAAATTAAACAGCTTATCACTGTTACCAATCATCTGATTGCGGATAATAAAAAGTTGTTTAATCTTTCGCAAGAACAAAATGAACAGGGAGTCGCAAATTTTGCGGCTGACTGCCAAGATGAATTTGCCAAAATTCTCTGGAAACTACAATCAATGATCCTCTGAGGCTAAAAATGGAAATCGACAAACTACATAAAATTATCAATCTACAAAAGCACGGAGACACAACAGTAGTGTCTATTGGCGGTCTGGTTGCACTTGAAATCACCGGCAAAGAAGGAAGTTTCTTTGCGCAGATCAATCCTGTGTTTGCTAAATTGGCATATGGCGCATCGAAAGTTTGGGTTGATGTGCCCCACCTCGGATTGTCAGAAACTCTGCCAGATGCAATTGCTGCTGGTCTTACTGCATTGCACGATAAAGGCGCTTTTTCTACAATGGTTGATCTACCAGATGATAGCACAACCATCAATGAATCTTCGTCCGATCTGATTGCAAGCTATATTCAGAAACGCAAAGAACAAATGAAGGGGCTGCAAAAAGATATGCTGACTCCAAGAAATGTTCTTCCCGGCGATGCAAATGACGTTAAAGCAAAGGCTGCTGCCGCAAAGTGGGTTAAGCATGCCGCAAATGTTGCTAAGGCAGAAATCAAGAAGAACAAGAAAGATTATCAGAAAGAATTGTCAGAGGCAGAAATTATTGCTATTTCAGAAATTTTTTCTGACTGCGAAGAATTCGGGCTGAAGTGTGCTGATACTGTTCTGGAAGCAAATGAAATTGCCGAAGAAATGTTCAAGTATATCGCAGAAGGTCGCCGTAGCGATGGTAAGACAAAAGACGAATTGTTCGATGTAGTTAAGACCAACATCGAGGCAGGTCGCCGCGCAACACATGGAATGGATCGCAACGAGAAACTTCGTGCTATTCGTGCAGGCGTCTTTGATCATCCTGACTTCAAGGAACACAAACCTGTTGCTGGTCGCCCTACATTGGACAAAGCAATTAAAGATGATGAGAGTCGTGAAAACGAACCAAAGATTAAATCTTCCAAAGAATTGAATAACGTGTTTTCTATGTGGGCAGCAAAATGAACCAAGAACAAAAAGACAAAAGAGAAGAAATCGTCAAGGCTCTGAAAAAGAAAAAGAGCGACTTCGTTAAACGATATGGCGATGAAGCAGAAAACGTTATGTACGCAACAGCAACCAAACAAGCTCTGACAGAAATCTCAACAGAGAAGCTGGCGAAGTACAAAGAAGCTGCTGGTCAATCAGCAAGAGAAGCTGATAAGAAGGGTGATTACGAACTCGGCAACAAGCGTTTCCGTAATATCCTGAAAGCAACTCGCAAACAATTTGACAACGACAAGAAGCAAACTGTTATTGTACACGAATCTGCTGAAGTTTTGTTGACAGAAAATCTTGATGTATATGGTAAGTATACACTGAGACAAGGTTCGGTTGTACGAGATATGCCAGAAGGTCATCCAAGCCATGTGGTTGCTCGTAAGAATAAATTGAGCCAGCTTAGTGTTAAAGCCGATGCAAGCGATGAGTCCAATGGGTATGGTACGACACATCGAATTTCTGTTCGCAATAATGAAACCGGCGAAACTAGCCATCATCACATCTATCAAAGTGGTGTGAGTAACAATCGCCCTGTGTTCTCAGTAAGATCAACGGGTAATTTGGATAACCCAAAGGCAAAAGAACATAATCAGGTTTTGATGGACTATCTTGCTGGCAAGAAAACTGATACCAAAGTTGTTCAAGAAGCATTCGCTATCAAAGACCCATCTGGTCATACCATTCATGTTTCAAAGACAGAAGAAAACGCAAGAGAAAAAGCAAAAGAGTTTTCCGTAAAGACAGGACAGGAACATTATATTCTTCCGATCAATGAAGCCAATAAGCACACTTTGATGACTCACTTGGCAAAACAAAAAAAGATCGAACACGAAGATGAGGAAGCCATTGAGGAATCCTATAAGTCTTGTGTAGATAAGAATGGAAGAACAAAACTGAGCGCCGAGGCTGTTATCAAGAAGGCAAGAGAAATTGCTGCACAGGATATTGTTGCAAATCCACCTAAAGCAAGAAAACTGACAGTAAATAGAGAGCATATGGATGCTGCGCGTAAATTCTTCCTGCAAGAGCGTATTGATAAACCACAGGGCATTGAAGTTGGCGATCCAATTTCAAAGGACTCAAAAGAAGGAAATGGTCGAGTCAAAAAACAGATGGGAAATAAAGCTCCTGTTGAAGCCATCGTTTCTCTGTTAACACACAAATTGAAGAAAGAAAAACTGTAATGTCATTGCTTAAAACAAAACCATCATATTGCCCAACTGCTGTTGCAACCTCGCGTGGTTGGGTAAATCCTGCTACCGGCGAAGTTCTGGTTGCTATTGGTAATCTGGACAAAATGCTTGCTGCCGAAGCGCCCGTACAAGTTTCTGCTCATGTATTAAACATTCCAGCAACCCCCGTAGAAGCCCCTAAAACGACTTCTGAGCCGACTTTGAAGGAAGTGCATACTCCTAGGCTCAAACGCAAGCAAAAGCTGTTAGGCGAGGTTGTAGAGGCTCCTAGCGATAATCTGTTGGCAGAATAATGGCAGATACAAAATTATCACAGCTTCCGGTCGCAACAGCGGCTGCTCAGGCTGATCTGATTCCAATACTTTCTGGTGGTGCAAATAAATGTGTCACCAGAAGTGTTCTGTTCACTGATACTACATTGAATGGTTCACATAAAGTTTCTGTGTCTTCCCCTACATCACTGTCTATCCCTCTGAATACGGCAGTATGTAACCTTACTGCAACCGACACATATACTTTGGGGTTAGGATCAGAGAATCAGTTGCTGACGATCATATCGTCTGTTTCAGCAACTGTATCAGGAACCATCAATGCAACATTTTCTGCAAATGGTACTCTACAACTATTATTCATTTCTGGTAGCTGGTTTGTATTGTCAGCAAGAAACGTCACATTAGCATGATCAGAACAGACTCAGAGTATCTTCAGTATGCATTAAAGAATTATGACAATCCTTTGATGCAAAGTGTCTCTGAGTTCGAGAATGATCTTAGGCGAGTCATCTATATCAATAACCTCTTGACACGGTATCGAAATGATTCCGATGATCTTAAAGACAGACTTCTTCTGAATCATATTGTTATTGTTGGCAATTGTTTTGGCGTTTCTTCTTCAATAGAAATGCTTTATTATAAAATCGATTCAGAAAACATTAAATATCTTGAAACTGCTCTTTTCTATATTGGTTGGATACAAACAGCGAAGACAGAGCTTGATTTTGAACTTTTAAATAAATTTGAGCAATTATGATTAAAGAAGATGCTGTTCCGTTGAACGTCACCGCTGGTATAGAAGGACCAAAACTACCGATCAAAATCCAGAAAGTGGATTCCTCTGTTATTAAGAGAGCAGCACTTTTGAAGAAGAAAAAGGTCGTCGCCGAAGAATTGAATATTATTGCGGATACACTTTTCTGTGAAGAAGATGGTACTGCACTTTTTCTGGAAGATTAAAATGAGTTTTCTTAATACGAAGCCAAGGAGTCATCCTTGGGCAATAGCAACTGAAAATGGATGGGTAGACCCAACTAACGGGACTCTGTTGGTTAATATACCTAATTTGAAATCAATTATAGAGGGTAAATTTATTAACTACGCTCCAATTGTAATTGAGCAACCGATAATTGATGTTAGCAGCACACATATTGAATTGGATGTGGTTGATGCAGTGATCGTTGAGGAAGAATTAAATAAACCTCCGCGAAATAAGAAGAAACATAAATAATAAAAGCGATCATAAGATCAAACAATTTAATTAACACAAGGAGTCTTAATGGCTACATTTATGCAATCCCCCGGAGTGCAAGTTATTGAAAAGAACGTTTCAGCAACTGTTCCCGGCGCATCTTCAACAATAGGCGCAACTGTTGGCGTATTCAATTGGGGTCCAGTGATGGTTCCACAAATGATCGGTACAGAATCTGAATTGGTTTCCGTTTTCGGTAAACCAAATGATGTTACTGCTCCATATTTCTTCTCGGCAGCAAACTTTCTGTCATATTCGAATGCAATGTACGTTGTTCGTGCTGATGCAAATGCAAAGAACGCTACTGCTGATGGTACTGGTTTGAAAATCAATAACCTCGAAGCATATCAGGCTGGTTTCGAAACTGGTCAAGGTAGTGTAGGATGTTGGGCTGCTCGTTATCCCGGTGCGTTGGGTAACAGTTTGGCAGTCTATGTGGTTGATTCCGGTACATGGTCAGCATTTACTACTGCCCATCCAGATTTGGCTGCTCAGTTCCGTGGCGCTCCCGGCACATCTGAATTTGCTCGTGCTAAGGCAGGTAGCAACACATTCAATGCATATGACGAATTGCATGTTCTGGTTGTTGATCGTGCTGGTTTGTTCACAGGTACTCCCGGTGCTACTCTGGAAAAATATGAATACCTGAGTAAAGCATCTGATGCATTGTCTTATCAAGGCACTAGCAACTATTATGCTAACGTCATCACTAATAAGTCACAGTACATCTACTGGATGGATCATCCTACAGCACAATCTTTGGTTGTGACCGCTGGTTCTGTTTCTGGTTCGATTGCTACGCTGACATTCAGTGATCAGGGCGCTGCACCTTATGTTGTTGGCGGTAAAGTTGTTGTTGCTGGCATGACTCCTGCTGAATACAACGGCACATTCACCGTCACTGCTGTTACATCGACTTCTGTTTCATATGCATCTACTGCAACCGGTGTTGCTACTGTTGTTGGCACTGTTACCGGTTCGTATCGTTGGGGTGATGCAATGTTGGACGTTGCAACTGCTCAACCAACTGTGTTCGCTCAGTTGCAAGACTTGGCTGGTGGTTCTTACGACTATAAGTATACACTGACTGGCGGTACTGACCCTGTGTTGGGTGTTGGTCTGGATTCTGCTCTGACAAACGGTTATGACCTGTTCCAAGACAGTCAGACATATGATATTTCTTTGGTCGTTACTGGTGGCGTGAATTCAACTGTCGGTAAGTATGTTGTTGACAACATCGCTGAAGTTCGCCGCGATTGTGTTGCTTTCTTGTCTATCGTTAAGGTAGCTGACGGTACTATCATTACTGGCACAAGCGAAACTCGACTGACAGACGCCAAGGCATATAAGACTGCCATCGGTAATTCTACCTATGCTGTTATTGACTCCGGTTTCAAATATCAGTATGACAAATACAACGACAAGTATCGCTGGATTGCTCTGAACGCTGATGTTGCTGGTCTGTGTGCCCGTACTGATGCTGCATGGTTCTCTCCTGCTGGTTTGGCTAAAGGTCAGATCAAAGGTGCAATCAAGCTGGCATGGAATCCTAAACAATCTGAACGCGATATTCTGTATCCTGTTGCAATCAATCCAGTGGTGACATTCCCTGCTATTGGCACAGTTCTGTTTGGTGATCGTACCGCAACCACAGTGCCATCTGCATTTGACCGTATTAACGTGCGTCGTCTGTTCTTGGTTCTGGAAAAATCCATTGCAAATAGCGCGAAATATCAACTGTTTGAAATCAATGATATTGTGACTCGTACACAATTCATTTCTTCTGTTGAACCATTCTTGCGTGATGTACAGGGTCGCCGTGGCATCGAAGCATTCAAAGTGATTGCAGATGAAACAGTTAACACACCAACCGTTGTTGCTGCAAACGAATTCCGTGGAACTATTTTGGTCAAGCCAACATACTCGATCAATTATATCACACTGACATTCACTGCCGTTGGTCCAGAAGTTAGCTTCTCGGTAGCTGCTGGCGCTTAATTAAAAAAGATCGGATGATGTGGGTTAAATATTCACATCATCCTAAAAGGATAAAAGGAAAAATAAATGGCACGTATAGATGATTTTCGGGCAATGCTGGCACAGGGCGGTGCGCGTCCTTCGCAATTCCAAGTTTTGCTGAATTTCCCATCATGGGTAAATGCCGGTGAATCTACGACAAAAGGTATCTTCTTGGTCAAGGCAGCTTCTTTGCCTGCATCAACAATTTCTCCGATTGAAGTTGCTTACCGTGGTCGTATCACTAAAGTTGCGGGTGAACGTCAATTCGGTAATTGGAACGTCACTGTTATCAATGATAATGACTTTACAATCCGCGATGCAATGGAACGCTGGAGTCAAGGTATTTTGGAGCATGGAGCAACTACTGGTCGTTTGGCTCAGTCGGACTATCAAACCGACATGTGGGTTCATCAGTTGGATCGCAACAATAATATCGTTAAGGAATATCGTTTCCACAACTGCCATCCACAGATCGTTTCTGAAATCGGGCTGGACTTCGGCAACACCAATCAGATCGAAGAATTCAACGTTGAATTCTCTGTCGATTACTGGACAGCAACCAATCCGCTGACCGGCAAAGCAATCGTCTAATGGCAGTATTCGATAACAATGAACTGAATATTTTTGGGTTCACTATCAGAAAAAAATCTGATAGTACCCAAGAGTTAAATTCGTTCGTACCAAAGGCAGATGATACGGGCGGTATTGAAAATATCGTAACTGGCTCTGGTGCAGCATATAACTCATATTCAATTGATCTTGATCCCTCTGGTATTAAGAAGGAATCCGATCTTGTTCAGCGTTATCGTGAGTTGTCTTTAGTTGCTGATGTTGACAATGCAATATCAGAGATTGTTGACGAGTTTATTGTCAACGATGAAGATGTTGCGTTGTCTCTTGATTTTACTGAAAAATTCGTTGAAAAATATTCAGAGAAGACTCGTGAATTGATTATAAACGAGTTTGAGAATATTTTGTCCATGATGAATTTCGATTTGAATTCTCAGGACATTTTTAGAAATTGGTATGTTGATGGAAGACTCGCATATCACAAGGTTATTGATGCCAAAAACCCAAAATCAGGTATCGTTGAATTACGTCCAATTGATGTAGCCAAACTTAAACGTATCGTAGAAGTAATAAAAGAAAAAGATACGAAGACACAGGCGACAATTATCAAGGGACAGAAAGAATATTACATCTACTCTGATACAGGGTTTGATGGTGACAATAAAACTGGACTGAAGATTGCAACAGATGCAATTACTTATGTTACCAGTGGTCTATATGATCGTCTGACCAATATGCCTCTGTCATATCTGCATAAAGCGATTCGTCCAATGAATCAAGTCAGAATGATGGAAGACAGCGATGTTATCTATAGAATGACTCGTGCGCCAGAGCGTAGGGTATTCTATATCGATACAAGCGGCATGAATCGTACCAAGGCAGAACAATACATCAAAGATGTGATGGCTCGGTATAAGAACAAACAAGTATATGATGCCACAACTGGAACACTCAAGGATGACAAAAAGCATCTGAGTATTCTTGAAGATTTCTGGCTCCCTCGCGCAAACGGCGGAAAGGGTACAGAAATCACAACACTTCCTTCTGGTGGTGGTCTTGGTTCACTTGAGAATACAGAATATTTCCAAACTAAATTGTGGCGTGCACTGAATATTCCTCTGTCAAGAATGCAGCAAGGACAGGGTACATTCAATCTTGGTCGTGGTAATGAAATTACTCGCGATGAAATTAAATTCAACAAGTTCATTCTTAAACTGAGAAGACGGTTCAATTTACTTTTCCTTGATCTGCTGAAGACTCAATTACTATTAAAAGGAATTGCGACTCAAGAAGATTGGGACATAATTAAGGATCAATTAGTCTTTAAATATGGCAAGGACAATTTCTTTGCTGAATTGAAAGAAATTGATATGTGGCGCGAACGCATGACAAGTGTTCAATTGGCAGATCAATTTGTTGGGAAATATTTCAGCAAACGATATATCCAAAGAACTCTGTTGAGAATGACCGACGAAGAAATTAAGACAATGGACGAACAGATCGATGAGGAAACTCCTGATGAACCTGTTGAACCAGAAATGCAAGATCAACAGAATCAAGATCAGGCTCCACAGGAACAGGATCAACAAGAACCTCAGAATGCATATGATGCATATGATTCAAACACAGAATATGGTAAGGGTGAAAAATGAACATCATTGATACAATCATGACAAATCCAGATGAAGCTAAACAGGCACTGATTGATTCTATCAATCGTAAATGTATGGATATTCTGGATCAGATGGCAAGTGAACCAAATATTAGTTCGGATACGGAAGATTTAGATGGCGCTGAATAAAACGATAATTAAAGCTGATCCAAGAGAAGTCATTGTTAAATGGGTCGGAAGTGGTACAGATACACTTACCCTTGCCTCTCTTGTTAGTACAGGTCAGACATTGACAGGAACCGTTGTACCTACAGTGGATATCCTAGCTGTTAGTACAAGCATCAGTGCTGCCGGTGAATGCACCATTACTCGTAACGGGCAGGATGTTCTGAAGGTTCATGATAATTACGAATTCCAGACAGATGGAATTATCACTGCTGTATTAAAAGAAAACTCTAGTCATGACATTGCTGTGAATCTTGCTGCTGCCGGTACTCTGATCATGAGACTGCGTAAGACACAAGGCTATAGTTTAGGCGAATAATGAAATTCATTACAGAAACATTCAATGATCCACTGAGTCTCTTGCTTGAAGCCGATGAGACTGGTAAGAAATTCTTACATATTCAAGGACCATTTGCTGTTGCGGAACAGAAGAATAAGAACGGTCGTATCTATCCAAAGCACGTTATGGAAAGTGCGGTAGACAGATATACCAACGATTATATTTCTCCTAGAAAAGCATTGGGGGAAATGAACCACCCTTGTTTCAAACCCGGAGCGAAGGTTTTTGTTTACAAAAAAGGTCTTATTAACATAGAAGATGTTAGTAAGGGAGATTATGTATATGGCACGACAAAGGAAGGTATTAGTAAACTTTCCCTAGTCATCGACACGACAGAAACGCTGTTTTCAGGGGAATTGTATAATTTTGATTCTAGAGCGTTTAAAGCAACAGTCACTCCATATCATAGATTCTATTTGAAAAATAGAAATGGCGAGTTCTCGGTTGTCACCGCAAATGACATTTTATCCGATTTTGAATCTGGTAGTAGAAAGTTATCGCATTCTTATATCCCAAGAACACTTGAAAATTGGCAGGGAGACGAAGAAGAATATATCGAATTATTTCCAACAAGAGAAAGAAAAAATACTTATAATAAATCTTCTCTTGTGATGAAATTTAAAGATTTCTGTGCTTTCATGGGTATATATCTTTCAGAGGGTAATATAGATTATTACACGAGGAAGGACGATTCGAGAACTTATGGTGAAATAACAATTACACAAAATATAGGAACGAACCTCGATCTAATAATAGATTTGGTTTCTAAACTTGGTGTAGATTCTACGAATATTAGATTGAAAAGAAACGGAAAAAGTACGGGGGTCGTAATTTCTGACAATCGTTTAGCCGATTATCTTTCTCAGTTCGGAGACTGTTATACAAAATTTGTACCAGATATAATACTGAACGCATCAAAGGAAAATATTAAAGAATTTCTTGATTGGTATCAGTTAGGCGATGGTTCCAGTGTAACTATAAACCAAAAAGGAAAAGATTACACCAGAAATGATGTATTCACAGTTTCCGAAAAACTAGCAGACGGTCTAATCGAATGTATTATAAAATTGGGGTTTAGTACAACAAAGAGAGTACAACTTTCAAATGAAGATTATATGTTTGCCGGTAGAATTATAAAATGCGAGTCAAAATCTCCTTTGTTTAGAATGACCATTGGTAAAGGCGTTGGAAAATATGTTGACGAAAGATTTACTAAAATAAATAAAGAACAATATACAGGAAATGTATACTGTCTTGTAACAGAGACAGACAATTTTATGGTTGAACAAAACGGAACTGTATTTCTTAGTGGTAATTGCAGACTTAACATTGATTACGAAAGAGCCACACATCTTATCACAGAAATGAAACAGGATGGTAATGTGTGGATCGGTAAAGCTAAAGTTCTCAAGACCCCTATGGGTAAGGTTCTTGAAGGATTGTTGGAATCTGGTGTTGCTGTAGGTGTTTCTACTCGCGGTGCCGGTTCTATCACAGAGTCGAATGGCGCTAAAATGGTAGGAGATGATTTTTTCATGACTTCCGTTGATGTTGTTTCAGACCCATCTGGTCCCGGATGTGTTGTTAATTCTATCATGGAAGGCAGAGAATTCGATCTAGATGGGTTCGGCAATGCAATAGTCGAAGATTTAGCTGCAATCGCAAAAAAAGAATATGACAAAAAGCGATTGACAGAGCAAAGAAAAGTTGAATTGTTTAACCAATTCATTAAAAGTGTCCAAATTGGGCGCAAATAATTGATGCAATTCGTGAATTAAATAAATAATTAAAAACCAATTTTGGAGTTCTATATGACATTGGAAGAACGTATTAAACAGATGCTGGAAGAAGCAAACAAGACTGTGGCAGAAGAAACCACAACCATTGTTGCTGAAACCACTACAACCACAGAAACTGTCGAACAACCTACAGAGAATATTGTTGAGAACAAAGACAACAAAGTAAGTTCACAGGTTTCTGCTCTGCTTGAAGCAGAAGGGTTGAGCGAAGATTTTAAACTTCAGGCTGTTACTATTTTTGAAGCCGCTGTTGCTGATCGCACCATGCAAATTCAAGAACAGTTGCAAGAAGAATTTGAAACAAAACTGCAAGAAGCGCAAGCTGAATTGGCAGATCATATTGATGGATATTTGACTGAAATTGCTCAGGAATGGGCAGCTAATAATGAAGTAGCTATTCGTGCTAACTTCAAGACAAAACTGGCAGAAAGTTTTATTGATGGCTTGCAGGCTCTCCTGTCTGAGCATAACATTGATTTGCCAGAAGATCAAGAAAACGCACTCGAATTGGCGCTGGAGCAAGTTACTGAATTGGAAGATGCAGTTGCTGCTGAAAAGGCTAAACAAACTTCTTTGCAAGAAGAAATCAATGCGCTCAAGGCTACTGCTATCATGGAATCCTTCAAGGACAAAATGGCAGCAACAGAATTTGATCGCTTTAAGCAACTGACAGAATCTGTCAAATTCACTAACGAAACTCAATACGCAAAACAACTGAATATCGTATTGGAAAACTTTGGTAAGCTGGCAAAAGAATTCACAAAAGAGACAACTCAAATTGTGGAAGACGTTCAAGAAGTCGCAACAACTAAAATTGTGACTGAATCGAACGATTCCGTGAATTTTTACGCTGATTTTATCAAATCAAGCCGAATCTAAACGAGATTATCATTTCAATAAATAATTTCGTATTACGATAATTTCTCAATATCCATTAAGGAATAAAAAATGAAAACTGTACAACAACTCTTGGAAAAATGGGCACCCGTTCTGGATGCAGAAGGCGTTCCTACCATTGCTAACCGTCATCGTCGCGAAGTGACTGCTGTTCTGTTGGAAAACACAGAAAACGACATGAGCGAGCGTCGTCAACTGAACGAAGCTGCTCCTGTTACTCAAACTCAAGGCTATCCTACCGATGGTTCCGGTTTGGCTAAATTCGATCCAGTGTTGATCAGCATGGTTCGCCGTTCTGCTCCACAGATGATTGCTTATGACGTTTGCGGCGTTCAGCCACTGCGTCAACCTACTGGTCTGGTGTTTGCTCTGCAAGCTCGTTATGGCAACCAATCTGGTGCCGAAGCTCTGTTCGGTGAAGCTAACTCCGGTTTCGGCGGCACTGGTACTCATGCTGGCACTGATCCTACTGCTGACTTCGTTGACCAAGACGCAGGTACTGCTGGCGACCAATTCGGTACAGTGACAACTGGCACCGGTATGTCAACAGCAACTGCTGAAAGTTTGGGCGGTGGTGTTAATGCTTTCGGTGAAATGTCTTTCACTGTTGCTCAGATGACCGTTTCTGCTAAGAGCCGTGCTCTGCGTGCTGGTTACTCTGTTGAATTCGCTCAGGATATCAAGAACCTGCATGGTCTGGATGCTGATGCTGAGTTGTCTAGCATTCTGTCAACAGAATTGCTGGCAGAAGTGAACCGCGAAGTTCTGCGTACAATCTACTCTGGCGCTAAAGTTGGTGCTCAAGACGCTACCAAAGCTGGTGTGTTTGACCTGTTGACTGACAGCGATGGTCGTTGGTTGGCAGAGCGTCACAAAGGTCTGTTGTTCCAGATCGAGCGTGAAGCTAACCGTATTGCTCAGACAACTCGTTTGGGTAAAGGTAACATCCTGATTTGTTCTTCTGACGTTGCTTCTGCTTTGGCTCTGGCTGGTGTGTTGGATTATGCTCCTGCTCTGGATGCAGCTAACAGCATCAACGTTGATGAGTCTAGCGCAACTTTCGCTGGTGTTCTGAACAAGAAGATCAAAGTATATGTTGACCCATATGCTGGCGCTGCTGGTACACAAAACCAATTCTTCTGCGTTGGTTACAAAGGTGACAGCGCATGGAAAGCCGGTTTGTTCTATTGCCCATATGTTCCTCTGCAACTGGTTCGTACAACTGATCCAGCTACAATGACCCCAACAATGGCTTACCGGATGCGGTACGGTATCGCCCGTCACCCTCTGTTCCAAGGTGCCGGTCGTACCAATGAGTTCTATCGCATTGCGGCAGTTCGTAACGTTTTGTAAAATACAAAACTTAACAAAAGGGCACTTCGGTGCCCTTTTTCATTTCTTTATCCCATAAACTTTGTTTCCGAAGTCATAAATCTTTGAATACCCCAATTGTACCATAATATCTTCTGTTTTCATTGAAGAAAATTCAGGGTATTTTTCAATAAGTTTCCAGCGCTGAAACGTCATTCTGGAGTAACGCTTGCCGCCCTTATACCAACTGAACCCTTGCTCTGTTTGTTTTAGTTCAGTGAACCCCATATTTTCATATAGTTTTCCTGTTCCCCACCGAAGATCACAATAAGAAATAATAGAGTCTGGTTTAGCGGATGACATAAAATGTTTTAGCAGTTTAGATGCACCGCCGATAACATTCGTATCGTTCAATGAGCAAAATCGGAGCAATTCATACTGGTACTCTTTATTGAATCTAGACAAACCAAATGTCATTACAGCAACGAGTTCACCTGAATGTATTAGACCATATCTATGTTTTGATTGACACCAGCCCTGTATGTGATTTGTTTCAATAAATTCTCTACACTCAGTTTCTGTTAATTCAATGACAGAACATTTTCTTGCATGAATCTTTTTTTCTGTGATACCAAATATAGAACGAAGTCTTGAATAAACAATGTCTTCATTTTCGTCATCAAAGATTTTAATCAATCTGATACCAATTGAATCGCACATAACTTTCTTGTGGTAATCGTCTTTATCTCGATGGAAGTAAAGACCATCATATTCAATCGCAATATTTTTCTCTGGAACAACTATATCCAACTCATATGGAGCAATAAGTGTTCTGTCGTTTACCAAACAATTGAAACCGGCGTTCTGTAACATATCAACGATTCTTTTCTGTGGAACCGATCTGATGTTGCATTTAGGACAGAATAATTCTTTTTTACTGAGAATGCTAGCCGAAAATTCAGTTGAACAGCAATTACATTTCCAGTTATATTTCTGATATCGAATATCCGATTCAATATACTTTTCAACTGTATCAAGACATTTTATGTTGCATGTAGTTTCAAGTAATGAAACCTTTTCTTTAAACCAAGGTATCGCAACATTCTGGTTATAGGTATCATTCAGTTTTCTTGACCCGAGCCTTTGTTGACGAATATTGTCTCTGTATTCTAAATTTGCATCTTTACAATCAACTGAACAGAAATCAGCAATACTTTTACCATAAGGAGTTTGACTGACATTGTGAACAGGAATGATATCACCACACTCTTTACATTTCCGAATCAATTCGGAGCCATATTTTTCTATCTGAAGTAATGTCTTGATATCATTGAAATCGTGTTTCTCTTTAAGAGAGTCAACCGTTGCTTTTGACAGAAACTTATCTACCTTGCTCCATGAAAGATTACCATTCTGATCATATAGAATAGAAAAATCTTCCAATATCGGTAAAGAAGAATCTTTTGTAGCAGAATACTCGTATTTACATTTCAATGAACAAGTTGATCCAAAAGACCCTTTCTTGAAATTGAGTCGGTCGAATACATCACCACATACCTTACATGTAGGAATCTCACCATGAATAACACCGGCTATCAGAGTCATTGCAGATAGCCCCTTGCGAACACCAAGGTAGGATTCAACCATTTCTCTATCTTCTGAAAAGGAAGATAACACATTGCTATTCAAGCCGCCCTGTTTGTTCAAATACTTTTCTAACATAAATACCCCAACAAAATAATTCATAGTATATCATGGAATCAAGAACACATCAATTGGATAACACAAAACTCTCGGGTAACATCTTTGAAAGCATTCTAGCTGCTTCTCATGATTGCTATATGAGTCGAAGAAGGGAAAACAGAAACATAGAACTCGGGGCAGATGCACCAAGAGGAAAAGAATCTGCTTTCATTGGTGGCTGTGTAACGAGTCTTCTGAAGGTACAAAATGGCTGATGCTGGTTTTAACCATCTACAGACAAATGCATTCACGTTTACTTTACAGAGGATGCAAGCAACTACCTTTAGAATAACTTCAGCCGAGGTGCCATCAATTACTGTTCCTCCACCAAGTACAGGAACACAGGGAGCAACACAATATCATCCCGGTAGTTTCACTGAGTTTGATGAATTGTCTCTGAGATTTATTGTTGATGAAGACCTTCAGAATTACGAAGAAATATATCATTGGATAACACAACAGAGATATGCTATTGGCACTGCATATCAGCCAAAGTCAGATGCAGAGAAATTATTAGTGAGTGATGGGTTTCTAACGACTCTGACTAATAAGAGCAATCCAAATAGAACAATCTATTTTAAGGATATGTTTCCTATTGCATTAGGTAGTCTTGCATTCAATGTTCAAGAGACACCAGAACCATTGACATGTTGGGTAACATTTAGATTCAGTTACTTTGAGTTGAGGTGATCATCATTACAGGTACTCTGTACTCATAAGGATTCATTAGACTCTGTTTGGGTAAACCAAACCATAGTGTGCTCCGCACATCGCTACGCGATCATCCTTTATTTTTCTTTTTTCTTTTCGCGACTCCCTCCGGTCATACAGCGGTTGAGAAAAACAAAGTTACCCCGTTTCCGGGGGTAAGACGATGTTTCTCCCAACCACCGTATGATTTAAATCAGCATAGCTGATCATACATCGGCGTCGAATGAACTTAGTTTGATTTACAACCCCATTCCTATCTCAGAATGTTTAGGTAGCGCGGTGATTAAACGCTTTACGTAGTTACCTCTATCACTGTGGGTACTGACAAGAAATCAAACGTCTTCCGGGTTACTCAGTGTTCTACAGAACAAAATTCACTCCGGTTGTCAATACCGTGGCACGCCCGCAGGTGCCTCTGCCCACCCTATTTCAGATCATAGTGAGCTTACCCTACTCTTTCTTTCACCACCCGTTATCTACGATAAACTGAATTCGTGTTTTTCGGGAGGAACCATATCCTCTTGTGGTCTACTCGATTAGATGTAGTCAATCCATTTAGCTATGTGGTCAACCCATAGCCTAAGTCATCAATGCTTCGTTACGCTGCCATTGACACCAGCTACAGACAGTTTAAGGAGTAGATTGCGGCTCCATCAACAGAACAGTAGTTTTAAGTGGTACTCGTCACTGATAAATAAAATGCAGTTTAGTGAGTATGCGGCTCAACAGATGGTACAGCAGAACAGTAGTTTTAAGTGGTACTCGTCACTAACTTGGATATTTATGTTTTCGATGAACTGGTATTTTAACGTGGTACTCGGCACGAACAGATGCTATTTATCAACACTATAACACAGAAAACGTTTGAGTCAACACATTGGTTGACACATTTTGAAAATAAATTATTTATGCTTGATCATGAACAGCTTTTGACCGAATGGGAAACCGATTGTAAGGTTCCCTCTGATGCTCTGTTAGAGCGCATGTACAGACACCCCATCCTTCATAGCAAGTATCTTGGCTACCTACAGTCTTATAAGATCAGTAGTCGTAAGGTCACACTTCGCTATCAGAAACTCCGGCTCCTGAAGACCCGTTACTATAACGGAGAACTGTCAGAAGAAGAACTAATTGAGAACAATCTTAAACAGTACCTGTATAAGCGACCTTTGAAGTCGGAAATGGAATCTCTACTGGATGCCGATGCTGATCTTCAGAAACTTCAGGAACAGATTCTGTATATCGAGACTTTGATTCAGAGTACCGAGGCTATCATGAAAGAGTTGACTAACCAACACTATCTGTTCAAAAATATCATTGAACAGACCAAATATCTTACAGGGAATTGAAATGTTTAGAGGCGCAGTAACACTTGACAAAAATACTGTTATCAATTTTTTGAACTCACATGGAGTCGATCTTGTTCAATGGGTAGCGGATAAACTGGATAACCCAAAGATCGTTTACATGCACAGTAACATTTTTGTGGTCGGCGAATCAACAGAATTTTCTGTTGCCAAATCTAGTATGGAATCTTACCCTCTTTACTCACTGAGATTTTTTGGTGTTGATTTACTTGACTACGCTTTTGAGGAACTGAGATTTCAATCAGTGGTTCTATGACAGACATTATTATTCGTAAGGTCAATGAGACATATCTTGAAGTCGTATCTGACATGGATACGGCTTTCGTTATCTCTGATAGTTATAGTTTCAGACCAGATGGGTATCGATTCATGCCAGAGTATAAGGCAGGTCGATGGGATGGGTATATCAGAATGTTCAATATGGGAACCCGCAGAATGTTATTGGGTCTGAAAAATGATCTGATTCAATTCTGTGAACAAAGAAATTACTCATATTCCCTTGAAAACTTCGACGATCAGTCACTGAATCTCTCTGACAGTGATGTAGATGCCTTTATTTCGCGTTTAAACGCCTTTGGAGGCGATAAACCGTTACAGGTAAGGGGATACCAGCGGTATGCCATTAAAACGGCTCTAAACGCCTCTAGATCGATTTTAAAGGCAACTACTGGCGCAGGTAAATCTTTTATTCAATACGCGCTATCAAGATACCTTTCCGAAGAACTTGGACTAAAGGTTCTGATTCTTGTTCCAACAGTGGCGCTTACTACTCAGATGAAGAATGATTTTGCTGATTATTCTTCTCGGTCTGATTGGTCTGCCGAAAAGAATGTTCATACAATCAGTGCTGGTCTTGATAAAGACACAGATAAACCAATTGTGGTCAGCACATTCCAATCTATCTATAAGATGCCAGTGGAATGGTATGAGCAGTTTGGGGCAATTATTGGCGATGAAGGTCATAAGATAAAGTCTTCTACAATATCTTCGATCTTCATGAATTCAACTAAATGTAGATTCAAGATCGCCTGCACAGGCACATTGCACGATATGAAGTGTCACCTGAAGCAGATGATTGGGTTGACAGGCGATGTAGTTGAAGTTGCTGATGCAAAGGATTTGATTGCCGAGGGTCAGTTGGTTCCATTGAAAGTATCTGGAATTATATTGACCTATGACAAAGAAGTTGCAAAAGCAATGAAAAAAGCTGACTATGAAACGGAGATAAAATACATTGTCACGAACACCAAGCGGAACAAGTTCATTGCGAATCTGGCGCTGAAATGTAAGGGAACTACTTTACTTCTATATAGGTTCATTGATCTTCAGGGTGATCCGCTGTATAAGATGTTATGTGAAAGAACAGATAGAACTGTTCACTTCATTGATGCCGATGTTGATAGAGAGACAAGAGAAGAAATCCGTCAGAGCGCAAATAAATCTGATGACGATATTATTGTTGGTAGCTACGGATGTATGAGCACTGGCATCAATCTTCCTGCGATTGAAAACATCATTTTCTGTCATCCAGTGAAGTCCAAGATCACGGTTCTTCAGAGCATTGGTAGGGGTCTGCGGCTGAAGGAAGGTAAGACACACTGTAATCTCTATGACATTACCGATAATATGACGTATAATAGAAAGCAGAACACAACTTTCTCGCACTTCAGTGAGCGTGTTGGTATGTACGGCTCAGAAGGGCACTCTGTTAAACTTATTACGATTCCATTTGAATGAAACCAACATTACTGTCACTACTCACTGTCAATAGTGAGCAAATTCTTGGCGACTATCTTTTCGAGGAAACAGAACTGGATAAGGACACAGGCGAAAGTCTTGGCTATATCTATCTTCTGTTTCCGATTCGGATCATGCAACAGAGCATGGTTCATCAGTCTTCAAAGGTGTCAACAATATTTGTTCCGCAACTGATGTTACCGTTCGGTAAGTCGAATGTTCATAAGTTCCGTAAAGACTTCTTTGTTCACATGACCATTTGTAGCGATTATGACCGCCGCTACTATAATAGCATCCTTGAGGAAATCCTTGCTGTTGAGACAAAGCGAAAATTGTTGTCTAGTTCTTACTTTGATCAGGTAGAATACGCATACAAGAAATTTGATATGCACCACGGAACCACAACAATTCAATGACAGCACTTTATATAGAAATCTCCTACTCAAAACAAGTAGGGGCTGCTCTTGAGCGTTTTCGTGTAAAACGTGAATCTCCTTTTCTGGCAGCGGCTCGATGCCCAATCTGTGGCGACTCAGCTAAAAGTAAGTCAAAGACTCGTTTCATCTTCTATGAGCGAGAAAGTCATATCAATGTGATGTGTCATAATTGTGGCTACAGTAGCTCTGTTGTCACATTTCTGAAGAATCATTACAACAGTCTCTATAACGAATATATCATTGAGAAATATAGAGTAACCGGAAATGATAGAGAAAAAGAAACATTTAAAATACCTGTCTCTGCGCCTGTCATTAAACCAAATTCATTAGATTTACCTCTGGTTAAAAATCTTCCGGTAACTCATATTGCGAGACAATATGTTGATTCAAGAAACTTGCCTGAATATGGGTTTCAATTTGCAGAAGACTTTTATGGGTTCTGTCAGCAATATAATAGTTCTATACCCGAGACTAAAAACAAAGAACCTAGACTCATAATTCCTTTCTTTGATCGGAAAGGAAACGTATTTGCATTTCAGGGGCGCGATCTAACAGGAAAGAGCAAGCAAAAATATATTACCATCACGATTGATGACAAGACACCAAAAATATTTGGTATAGATCGTCTTGATGTTAAGCAGCCTGTTATCATTGTCGAGGGTCCAATTGATTCGTTGTTTCTTCCGAATTGCATTGCATCCGTGAATGCTTCTTTGGTTGCCACTGCCAAAAAGTTGACCGGAGTAATAAATAAAACCTCCACCACACTAGTCTATGATAATGAACCGAGAAATAAAATTATCGTAGAGCAGTATCAGAAGGCTATTGATGCCGGATATCCAATAGTCATATGGAGTAAAGAGTGCGAGGGGCTTAAAGATGTTAATGACATGATTCTTGCTGGAATCGATGTTAAGAAGGTGATCAAAAAGAACACTTTTAGTGGTATAATGGCGAAGATAAAATTTTTGGAGTGGAAAAAGGTATGACAGATATTGTGATCGACACATCACGTGATGAATTGTTTGATGAAATTTCCTTGGCGCGACTCAAGGACTCGTATATGATCGAAGGAGAAACAACTCCGCAAGAGCGTTATGCGTTTGTTTCAAAACAGTTTGGGTCAAACCCAGAGCACGCACAGCGATTATATGACTATGCGTCAAAACATTGGTTTGGATATTCAACCCCTATTCTTTCGTTTGGTCGAAATAAAGGTGGTTTACCCATCAGTTGTTTCTTGGTATCTGTTCCTGATACTAAAGCTGGATTAGTTGATTCTTTGTCCGAAACAAATTGGCTTTCGATGCTCGGTGGCGGCGTTGGTGTTTATTTTGCGACTCGTGGCGCAGACGAAAAATCTGTTGGGGTGATTCCTCATTTGAAAGTATATGATGATTCTTGCCTTGCGTTCAAACAGGGTTCGACCCGCCGTGGTTCATATGCTGCATATCTTGATATCAGTCATCCAGATATTATGGATTTTCTTGATATGCGCAAAGAAACCGGTGATCAGCGCCGCCGTTGTTTGAATCTCCACAATGCAGTGAATATTCCTGATTCTTTCATGAAATTGGTTGAGGGTCGAATGCTTGATCCTAAATTTGATGATACATGGGAATTGAAAGACCCTGTGTCCGGTAAAGTACACGAAAAGGTCAGTGCTTCGGAATTGTGGATTAAACTGCTTGATCTTCGTGCAGGAGTCGGTCGTGGTGAGCCTTATATTCTTTTCACTGACAATGTTAATAATCAGGTGAAACCTGTTTTGCGTGAACGTGGATATAAAGTCAATCAATCAAATCTTTGTGTTGCGCCAGAAACTCAAATTTTGACAGAAAACGGATATGAAACAATATCTGATCTGGAAAACGAAACTGTATCTGTGTGGAATGGACAGGAATTTTCTAATGTTATTGTTCGCAAGACCGGAGAAAATCAGAAACTGATCCGTGTTATCACAGATTCTGGGTTTGAACTTGAATGCACCCCATATCATAAGTTTTATGTCCATCAATATGTCAATGGCAAGAAAACTACTGTTGAAAAACGCGCTGGCGAATTGCTTCCCGGCGACAAGTTGATCAAGAGCGATTACCCTGTCATTGAGGGAACAGAGACTCTGGAATATGCCTATGACAACGGTTTTTATACAGCCGATGGTTGTCTTGAGGCTAGAGGTCAGCGCGTTTATCTCTATGGCGAGAAACAAAAATTGAAACCATTCTTGTCGGATATCTATGGGAATTGGTGTGAGTCAAGTAACTGTGATCGTATAACTGCTACTACCAGAAAACTGAAGGACAAATATTTTGTTCCTAATGGAGATTATACGATTAAATCTAAATTAGATTGGTTTGCTGGTTTGTGTGATGGTGATGGCACGGTTTGTCGGAACGGAGAATCTCAATCTATTCAAGTTTGTTCTGTTCGTAAAGAATTCTTACAACAGGTTCAATTGATGCTGCAAACACTTGGTGTGTATTCAAAGGTAACAAAATCAGTTGATGCAGGCTTTCGCCAGCTTCCAAAGAATGACGGTTCAGGAGAAAAAGGTGACTATTTCTGTCAGACAACGTATCGTCTGATGATTGGTCAACGTTATATTGAAAAACTCATTTCTCTTGGTTTTAAGACACATCGATTGGTTCTGACCAATCATACTGGCAATCGTGAGTGTACCCATTTCATTAAGGTTGAAGCCATCATCGATGATGGTCGTTATGATGATACATATTGTTTCACCGAGCCAAAGCGACATATGGGCATGTTCAATGGTATGTTGACAGGTCAGTGCAACGAAATCATGTTGCATACCGATGCACAGAATACCGCTGTTTGCTGTTTGTCTTCGATCAACTTGGATCGTTGGGATGAATACAAAGACAATTATCAGTTTTTCCTTGATCTGATGGAAATGCTTGACAATGTGTTACAATACTTCATTGACAACGCACCTGACACAATTTCTCGGGCAAAATATTCTGCGATTCGAGAGCGTTCTGTCGGTCTTGGTGTGATGGGTTATCATTCATACTTGCAACAAAAAGGCGTTGCATTTGACAGTGCAGTTGCAAAGGCATATAACAAAAAGATTTTCAAAACATTCAAGGAAATGCTTGATCGTGCTAACATTGATCTTGGTTCTTCTCGCGGTTCTCCTGCTCTTTTAGAAGGAACTGGATTGAGATTCGCGCATTGTAGTGCATTGGCACCAACAGCATCGAATGCATTGATTTGCGGTAATGTGTCGCCTTCTATTGAGCCTTGGCATGCGAATGCTTTCCGTCAAGATACTTTGTCAGGTACTTTCATTCAGAAGAATAAGTATCTGAACCAGATTATCATTGAACTGGAAGCCGCAGGAAAATGTGATGCAGATGATGTGTGGAAGCAGATTGTTGCCGCAGATGGTTCTATTCAAAATATTGATGTATTTGATGATCATACGAAGGAAGTCTTTAAGACAGCACCGGAGATTGAACAATTGATGTTAGTTGAACAGTTGACAGATCGACAGCCATATATTGATCAAGGACAGTCTTTTAACATTTTTATTCGTCCAGACATTTCTATTCCTAAACTCCATGCGATACACTTCAACGTATGGAAAAAAGGTGGAAAGGGAATGTATTATGTAAGGTCAGAGAAATTGGCTAATGCAGAGAAAGTGAATGCAAAGGTAGTTCGAGTAAAATTGGAAGATGAAATAGATATGAAGGCAGTTGCCAATGGTGATTTGGAATGTTTGGTGTGTAGTGGATAGCTGTTAAGGTTAAATAGTTCATGAAAGAGAAATTCATGAACTATTTAAAACTGTATACACAACTTGTTACAACTCGTAAACAAACTAGGAATGTCAAGAAAGAAGTAAATTATGAGGTACATCACATAATACCACGTTGTCTTGGTGGTAGTGATTGTGCTGAAAATCTTGTGAAGCTGACATATCGAGAACATTTTTTTATGTCATAGATTGCTGGCGAAGTTATATCCATCAAATTCAAAAATACAATATGCATTTTTGTGTATGTTGCGTGATCCGCATAACAAGCGCAACCTATCACCTCGAATGTATTCAACGATAAAAACATATTTTTCAAAGTTTAAGAAACAGCAGAGTATAGAAATGAACCCCGGAAAACATCAAAATTCTAGGAATGCTGCCAGATCACGTATGTTATCAGCGGAAAACCCCTCAAAAAAGAATCCGCACAAAATTCATTCTGTGAAATCATGTTATATTGTAACTAACGATGGTATTATTGTGAGATTCCGTATGAAAAAAGATATGATTTCTTATTTTATGGAAATAACTGGACTATCACATGGTTCTATTAAAACTTATATACTGGATCGTAGGCTTGATAAGTTGAATGTAGTTGATATTGTCGTAGAAGAAAAAGAAAATAACTCAGATACAGCGTCAATTGGTAGAAGATGGTACACAAATGGTTCAGAAAATCAATTTGTGTTTCCAGGAAACGAATCTTTTGGTTTTATACCTGGGTTGCATAAAAAATCTCACAGACGAAAGAAAGGCATTCCTGTGATATGATACCCACTCATCCCAATTAAAAAGGAAAATAAATGAACACACACCCCAGAAAACAAAAAACTAAACTGACAGATAAACGTAACACGTTTAAGCCATTTGCTTATCCTAAGTGTTATGACATTTGGCTCCAGCATGAACAAATTCATTGGCTACATTCGGTGGTCAATATGCAGCAAGATGTTACTGATTTTAAAAAGCGTCTTACTCCGAGCCAGAAAAACTTTTTGACTCAGATTCTACGCCTTTTTACTCAGGGTGATATTGATGTTGCCTCTGGTTATGTCAATAATTATCTGCCAGTTTTTTCTCAACCAGAAGTGCGAATGATGCTTCTTGGATTCGCTTCGCGAGAGGCTGTTCATATTGCGGCATATAGTCATTTACTTGAAACTCTTGGGTTTCCTGACACCACATATAACGAGTTCTTGAACTACAAAGAAATGGTGGATAAACATGAGTTTATTGAACAGTTGACCTCTAATACCGATTCAAATCATATTGTCCAACAGATGTGTGCTATTAGTGCATTTACAGAAGGGATGCAACTTTTTAGTTCTTTTGTGATGCTGTTGAACTACGGTCGTAACAACCTGATGCCGGGTACAACGAAAATTGTGACTTGGAGTATTATTGACGAAACAAAACATTGTGAAGGAATGACATATCTTTTCCGAGAGTTTATCAAGGAAAACAAGGATATCTGGAATGATGAGTTGAAGTCGCAACTCTATGCAATTGCAACGAAAATGGTTGAATTAGAAGATGCCTTCATCGATTTGGCTTATAAAGAAATGGATGGTTCTGAATTCCAACAGCCTCTGTTAAAAGAAGATATGCATACATATATTAGATATATCGCAGATCGTAGATTGATTGGGTTGGGGTTAAAGGGCATCTTCAAACAGAAGAAAAATCCTTTGCCTTGGGTAGATGAAATGACTTCTTTACCATCACATTCAAACTTCTTTGAACAAGAGGAATCTTCTTACTCTAAGGGGGCTTTGACAGGAGACTGGTCGATGGTATTCCCTCAATAAATCTACACATATTTTTCTCTGTGATACAATAACTCCATCGCAACAAACTTAAAGAGGTTTACAAATGACAGCATCACGTACACTCGCAACAATGATTGATAGTTCCAACGGTAAAATCGTTTCCGTTGTATTCATCAAAAAAGATGGTAGCCAACGTAATCTGGTTGGTCGTCTTGGTGTAACAAAGGCTCTCAAAGGTGGAGTAAAACAAGTGGATGAAAATAAATTCATCACTATCTTTGATATGCAGAAAAATGATTATCGCAACATCAACCGCGACACAATCATTTCAATTAAAATGAATGGAATCGAAGCCATTGCTGCCTAAATTCTATGCAGGTATAGGAAGTAGAAGAACTCCTGATAATGTTCTGAGGATAATGGAGCATTTTGGGAGTTCTTTGTCATCTGCTTATGTACTTCGTAGTGGCGGAGCAGATGGCGCAGACAGTGCATTTGAAAGAGGTTGTGATTCCGAGTCTGGCGTAAAAGAAATTTATCTGCCTTGGTATAATTTCAATTACAAGACAGGCATCGTGGTGCATAATAAATCTGTTCTTGATAAGGCAGATCAGATAGTTCAACGGTTGCACCCAAAGTACCGATCTTTATCAATCGGAGCCAGAAAATTACACATCAGAAACTGTTTCCAGATTCTGGGTGCTGATCTAAAGACTCCTGTTGATTTTGTTCTGTGTTGGTATCCAGACTCTTTTCCTAGCGGCGGAACAGCAACTGCTGTGAATCTTGCTCATAGACTCAAGATTCCTGTCTATGTTCTGAAGACAGAGGCGGATGTTGAATTGGTTAGAAATAATCTACACATACTCTGAGTTTCTGTTACAATAACTCCATCGACAACGAACCGGAGATTCAAAATGACACTTACTCAAGCGCAGACCCGTTATGTTGAACGTGTTAACAATTGCCATCCCGGTCACTTTAACCGTGTTCGTGCATCAGCCGCAAAAGAATTGAAATTATGGGCAGCTAAACACGGTTACGATGCATCGGTTGTGTGGAAGGATGCGCGTGATATCGCGGAACTTGAGCGTAATTCAGAAGATTGATTGGAAAGGATAATAATGTACATAACAAAGAAAAATGTAATAGACATTCTTGATGCAATGGAAGACTTCGAGGATGCCACCAGCTTTAAATTGGTAAACGATAACTCAAGTGGCATTGGTGGAATTTTGAGTCTTATTGTGACTACCGTGGTTAAGAATCGTCCTGTTGAGATCAAGATTGAAATCTCGGGCGTCGAAAATTGGTAATAACTTATGTCACTGTCCTATAAAAAGAAACTGGAAATCTCGGTCGTCTGCTATGCCAATGTGTCGGGTTCTTTTGCACATTTCAGCAACCAAAAGAACCGAGTTAAAGATTTTACTTTGGATTGGGACGGATGGATTCGACATTGTGTGGATGAAGCCGATCTTTGGATGACGATTCATCTTGTTCGTGGAAACAAGAAACTTATTAACGAAACCGCGAGGGAATTTACAAGAGAAATTGCGGAAACTCTGGTAGAGCGCTATGAATGCGAGAATTAAAGAACTTTATGAGGTCTACCAATGAAGGGACCTCGTGAAATGAAACATTACGTGGCAAAGTGGCGTAAGCAGCTTAACAAAATGCATTGGGACGATTTGATGATTTTCAAATGGGAGAAATGTAAGAAATGGTTTAAGCGAGATAAAAAGGTGGATTGGAAAGAATGGGAGTAAAATAATCTACACATAAAGTTTCTTTATGATACAATAACTGCAACAGAAAAGGAAACTAAAATGACATTCCTCGGACACACCTCGTTACAGTCGCTGCTCGATGCAGCAAAAGAGAAGAACATCTCAATTAAGGACTACGAAAACTTCGTACTCCTGAAGTATGATCAGATTTTCAGTCCCGCGACCGATCCATTGGTCATGCAGTGTCGTGGTATCATCATTGACAAAGCGACTGGTCATATCATTGGTCGCGCATACCCTCGATTCTTCAATTATGGTCAGTATCCTGACATAACCGAAAAATTTGAATTTGATGGCTCAACTATCTATGAAAAACTCGATGGATCGGTCATTAAGATTTGGTTCAATTGCTATTCTGATCGTTGGGAAATTGCAACCAACGGAACTGCATTAGGTGAATCCGAACAAGCCTTCTTCCCATCTTTCCGTGAGGCTGTTTTGCGCGATGGATTCGGTCTAACAGAAGACGAGTTTCAGTCCCGTTTCGCGAACATGGATCGTGCTTATTCACATGTGTTCGAGTATTGCAGTAACTATAACCAGATCGTTACATTTTACGAATCTGGTCGTATGTACTACATCACCAGTTTCAATAACGAGACTGGCGCAGAATCTTACTTCAATAAAGTTTTTGATTCGGTGAAAGCATTACCATGCCCTGTCTATAACTTCAATTCAAAGCAAGACATGCTTAACATGGCAGAGGCGCTGACTGACCTGAAAGAAGGGTTTGTTACGCAGGATGTGAATGGTCTTCGTATCAAGATCAAATCCAGTGCTTATGTTCGTGCTCACCATATGCGAGGTGAAGGAGCGCTGAATCAAAAACGAATTGCCGAGTGTGTCGTTCAGAATGAACAGGATGAATTCCTGACCTATTTCCCGAACTCAAAAGAAATGTTCGAACCAGTGATCGATGAAGTGGGTTCTCTGTTGACTGAAATGAGTCAACTTTATGATCGCGTGAAATTCATTGAGGATCAGAAGGAATTTGCTATGTCGATTCGGAATTGTTCTTTCAGCGGTGTCTTGTTCGAGGCGCGTAAAAAGAAGATTGATGTTCTGCACGCATGGGGCGAATCGAAATTAGAGTTCAAAGTCAAGATTGTGTTGGGGCGGCTTTCGTCAACCACCTAACAGCTAAAGACAGTTAGGCTTGCTTGCTCCCCATTACAACGGAATCACGAAAGAAGAATTCGAGTCCGTAGTAATTGACTGACAAAATAATCTACACATAAAATTTAGTTGTGATACAATAACTCCATCGCAGCAAACTTAGGAGTCCAAAATGGCTAAAACTTTCAAATTCTATTCTGATGCAGGTCACGGTTGGTTGGCAGTGAAACGAGAATTTCTCGTTAACCTTGGTGTTCAAGATAAAATTTCTTCTTACAGCTACCAGAGAGGTAAAACTGTTTATCTTGAAGAAGATTGTGATTGTTCTGTTTTAATCTCTGCCTTGCGTCAATCTGGCGTAGAATTTTCGATCAAAGAAGGAAAATTTGCTGAACGTTCTCCAATTCGTTCTTATGAAAGTTACCATGCGTAAACTTATTATTCTCGTTGGACTCCCATGTACAGGGAAGTCTACCTATGCAAGAAACCTGACAAAAGATGGTGGTGTAGTCATTTCAACTGATGATTACATCGAAAGAGTAGCAAAAGAACAAGGTAAGACTTATTCCGATGTTTTCATGGACACAATCGGTTTCGCTATCGATGACATGGAAACTAAAATAAAACTTAATCAGGAAACTGATCTTGTTGTCATCGATCAAACAAATCTGTCGCGTAAGAAGCGAATGAAATTGATTGGGCAATTCCCTAATCACGAGCCTTGCATTGTTGTGTTCGGTAGTAGATTGTCTCTGTTCGCTTGGCTCCTTAATGTTTCAAGTCGTCCAGAGAAAGTCATTTCACTCAACATTGTTACTAAGATGTTTTCTTCTTATGAGGAACCTTCTTTCGACGAAGGCGCGAAAATAATCTACACATAAAAATTAGTTGTGATACAATAACTCCATCGACAACGAAATGTGAATGGAGTTCAAAATGACTGGTTACATCAAACCAACGTCTTTCGGTCAATCTCGTGCAGGTGAGTGCAATGATTGTACAGTTCGTGCCCTCGCAAATACAGGAGTGATGAGTTACGATGCTGCGTTTACTCACATGAAAGACTTCGGTCGTTCAAACAATCGCGGAGCAAACCAATCCACTTTGTTTTCTGCTTATGAAGCTGCTGGCTATAAAGCAAAAATTTTTGGTACAACACGCACCGCTAAAGCATTCGCAAGAACCACTGGCTTAACAAAAGAAAAAGGAATGACAGTAAAAACTATGTTACAATCACCTGAATACAAAGGCAAGACCTTTATTGCTGTTATTAAGGGTCATGCTTTTGCTGTCGTCAATGGCGGCATTGTTGATACATCTTATATCAAAGAAAACAGTCGTGTAACATCAATCTTCATGAAATGAAATCTTTCATCTACAAAGTAACTTTACCGGAAGGCAAGACTATTCAGGGAAACCTGAATGTCTTTACTATCAGCGTAATTGCTGTCAACTCTACTACTGCAAAGGAATGGGTGAACCAAACCTTTGCTGGCGCAACAATGAACTACGTTGGTTCAACTGACCATGTACATCAGATTCCCAACCATGCATAAATAAATGCATGAGTCAGAAGCCATCGCTGACAATAACCAGATGGCATTTTTAAAGGTGTAAAATGAAAATTGATTTTAGTAAACTTCTCAAAGAAATTGATCCAGCGAATCAAAAGAAAACTTTTGAGCGCGATGACGCACATTTCTGGCGTCTTAAGACCGATGAATCTGGTAATGGTAGTGCCGTGATTCGATTCCTTCCTGATGCCGAACCAACAAACATCCCATACTTCAAATTCTTTAAGTATGCATTCAAGAATCCAAAGACAGGTCGTTGGTACATCGAAAACAGTCCCACCACAATTAGCAACAGTACACCTGACCCTGTTTATGAAGCAAATGGTAAGCTGACTGATTCTGCGGCGGATGTTGCTATCAAGAAACTGCGTAAGCGGAAAGTTTACTATCTCAGCAACATTCTGGTTGTCAAAGACCCTGCTAATCCAGAAAATAATGGTAAGGTTTTTCCATTCCAGTATGGGCAGAAAATCTATGATAAAATCATGGCAGCAATCTATCCAGACGAAGCATTGGGCGAAGAATCGTTCATTCCATTTGATCCTGTTGGTGGCGCTGATTTCCTTCTGAAGCAGACCGTTGTTGGGGATTTCCCGAATTTCGATCAATCCAAGTTCAGTCGTATTAAGCCTATCACTGATGATGAAGATCGGTTGGCTGAGATTCTGTCTCAGTGTTATTCTCTGAAAGATCAGATCAAGATTAAGCCATATGACATTCTGAAGAAAAATTTTGATCGAGTCAATGGTGTTGCTGATACACCAGCGAAACCCGCTGATGACGAAGATGAATTCGATACATTAGCAGAGTTGGCAAAGCCAGCCGCGAAACCCGCTGTCGAAAAGAAAGCGCCGACCGTCACTGCCGAAGATGACGATGAAGCATTCTTTAAATCTCTTTTGAACGACTAAGAAAATAGGGGGCATATGCCCCCAATTGATTATGAAAAATAAAAAATATGAAGGTAAGAACGGAATCTGGTGTAGAATCATTGCAGATTCGATTTCTCTTGGTGGTCATCGTATAACTACATTCGAAACTAATTTCCCTCGGTGGATTTTGGCGGAAGTTAATACGCACCGTGAACTGTCTAAGAATGCTGCGTCTTCTCGCGCTGTTCCTGTTGGTAGTTCTATTGACATGATTCTTGAGAATCCGGCTGTTCCTGTTCACTTTGGTGCAAACAATCCCGGAATGGTTTCCAATGTTGCCCTTGAAGGAATTCAGTTAGAGGGCGCAAAGGGGATGTGGGATTCAGCAATGCGATCTGCTGTCAATTTTGCTCGGGTCATGTCCGATAAGGCAGGCATCAATGGTCATAAGCAGTGGGTAAATCGTGTTATTGAAAATTACACATTTACCCGACAGGTCATTACTGGAACCAAGTGGAATAATTTTTTCTGGCTCCGCGATCACCCTGATGCACAACCAGAGTTTCGAGAATTAGCTCATTGTATGCATACGGCATATAAAGAGACTACTCCGAGTGTATTGGAAGCTGGTCAATGGCACCTTCCATATGTTGACTTTGATGGTTCTAACTATCTTGTTGGTGATGAAGTCTATGATCTTGATACCGCAATCAAAATCTCTGCGTCATGCTGTGCTCAGGTAAGTTATCGTAAACTGGATATGTCAATTGACAAGGTGACTTCTATCTACGATAAATTGAATATCGGGTCTACTGATAAGCCGCAACATGTTTCACCAACAGAACACCAAGCAACGCCGATTCCATTGAATGTTAAACCTTTTGAAACAAATACTTGGGTTGATGGTATCACTCATGTTCGTCGTGATGGTATACTGTGCTCTGGTAATTTGACTGGCTGGATTCAGTATCGTCAACTGATCCCCGGACATACTAGAATGGGTTAACATGAAAAAACTTATTGCAATTGCTCTACTGGCATCATCTTCTGCTTCTTTTGCTCTAACGGATGGGCAGGCTGCATTGATTGGTATTATTGTTGGTAGTCAGATTAACAAAACGACTGCATACCAATATCAACCGCAATCGTTTGACTCACTGAAATATTATCGAAATGTACCTTCTCCAATTATTAGTTCTGCAACGGATGTTTGCTCAGGTATTTCTGACTCCATTGAGTTGGCTTATTGCCGGGGAGCAGCGCAAAGAGCAGAAATTGAACGCCGCCGAGCAGAGCAAGAGGCATACAATCGAGGATTGAATGGTCGGTAAAATTTTTCACTGGATATCTCATAAGACCGGAAATTATTCCGGTCGAGTAATCTCTTGGAGAGACGATAAATACATTTTTATTGGTTTCCAGTGCGACAAGTGTGGTGAAGTCGATAAAAAAACCATCAACGTTATTGAAAGTGTGATTGAAAATTATGAGCGAACAGACGATTCTTGTTATGAAACTGATTAGTGGCGAAGAACTGATTGCCACTGTGACCGAAGATTCTGGTCAATACATTGCAACTGATGTATTGCAGATCATGAGTGTTCCTGATGAACAGACCTCTACTATGCGAATGGGGTTGGTTGACTTCATGCCATACTCCAACGGAAAAGGTATTGCTATCCCTGCTGCGATGTGCATCGTTTCCTTTCCTTCCGAAGATTTCCTGAATCATTACAAACAGAAATTTGGGCGAATTATTACTCCATCAAGTAAGATTCAGTTGTCTTGAAATACATCAAGAGAAGCTCCGTTGAGTCTCAGCGGCTTTCCATAAAAGATCATCTTGCGGTGATCTTTTATAGTCTTTTTTTGATTCCTATTGTGATGGTGACATTTTGCTTTCAGAGTCTATATCAATTGATTCTGATACCACATACAGTGATAAGCGATGTTTTCCTTGCAAGGCAATTCAAAATATTTTTGAGGGATAATGATGCCGACATATGAATATAAGTGTCAGGAGTGCGGAAACGTCAGGGACATGATCAAGTCTATCTCCACAAGGGATGAAACTGAGTCTGATGTTTGTCAAGAATGTGGATCGGTCGGTAAATACTCAAGACAAGTAGGGGCAGCAATGGTTGCTTATACTGTCACAGTAAACGGTTCTGGTAAGCCCCCATCTGGTTTTCGTGAAGTGTTAAAAAATATTCAAAAGCGTTCTCCGGGAGCTAACCCGAACATGAGTAGCCACATCTAGAACGGATATTATTTTGACACGAAGCATTCGCACACCAAGAAAATCTATCACAAACTCGTCTGCACAGAATGAGCGCACTGCAAAGAGACTGGCAAGGCAACAAAAGCGCCTTGAAAGAGAATTGTTGTGTGATATGGGGCAGATGACACAGGCTCAGGTCAAACCAATCAGAATCGATAATCTTAAGAACATCGATCCACTGACAGATACACAAACCGATTTTTTTGAGTGTTATGAGTCGAATCAGGCAGATGCTTTTGTTCTGTATGGTTCTGCTGGCACAGGTAAAAGTTATCTTGCAATGTATCATGCCCTTCAGGATGTTCTGTCAGGTGAGACAAGACAAAATCGTATTGTCATCGTAAGAACGACTGTTAGTGCAAGGGATATGGGAGCATTACCGGGAGTTGAGTCAGAAAAACTTGCTCCATATGAAGCGCCCTATATCGACATTTGCCGTGACTTGCTTGGTCGAAAAGATGCATACGAAAAACTCAAAGATATGGGTGTTGTTGAATTCTATTCAACTGCATTCATTCGCGGAGTGACATTCGATAATGCGATTGTGATTTTTGATGAAGTTCAAAACAGCACATTCCAAGAAACATCAAGTGTCGTAACACGTACTGGTAGAGACACAAAATTGATTATCTGTGGTGACGGTAAGCAAGATGACCTGCATTACAAAAAGACTGATGTATCTGGTTTCCGTGACTTTCTGGCTGTGTCCAAAAATATGCCAGAATTCAGACACTTTAGATTCGGTCCCGAAGATATCGTAAGGTCAGGAATCGTTAAATCTTGGATTCTTGCTTCAGAGAAACTAGGATTGTAATCAGGAATAGCCCTAGAACGCATTTAAACGGCTTTTGGGGCGTTTTTTCAATAAACTAAGGGGTAGATAACTCTTTACCCCATTTCTTCCTCTAAGGGCTTTATAATGATAAGTTGTAATGAGTGTGGTTCAACCAATTTGATCAAGAAGGGTACGTACACAACGGCATCCGGTGATTTCAAACAAAGATATAAATGCAATAACTGCGGCAGTCCTTTACGAGTGTCCAGCGAAAAGTTTTCAGAAGAAACAGAGATTGCGGTCGATTCGATCTACGATGAACCTACAAATGCAGGAATCAAGCGATATGTGATTACCTCGGTTCAGAATAACTCTGATATCAATGAAGATTTTCTTTCTAGCCTTGATACATACTGCTCTTATAATGAGGCACAGTTGATGATCGTTCCGTTTGTCTATAACGGAGAGGGAACCATTGTTGAATATAATGTGAGTCCAAGGCACCGAGAATGCTTCGTCAATTCTCGCGTCAAACTACATGATGAACTGTTTGTGATGGGGCATTTCAATTTCTCGCCTACCACAGTCAACCCATTTGCTGGAATGGAGCCAATTTCAAAGGGAAATTCTCTGATCATTCCATCACCTCAGTTGCGAATGAAGTCTCTGGCAATGTCATCGAATCAACATCCAGCAATCTTGATTACAACAGGTGCAATCAGCGTCCCTAACTATTTGCCATCAAAGACAGGTGAACGCGCCTCGTTTAATCATTCATTCTCTGCGGTTGTGGTTGAAATTGATTCTGATAACGATTATCATATTCGTGTTCTGAATGCCGATATCACTGGCGGGTTCTATGATCTAGATGCATACTATACCCCCTATGGTGAAGTTTCAACCAATAATAACATCACATGTCTTGTTACGGGCGATGAACATGCTATCTTTGCTTGTCCTGATGTTGAGAGCGCAACATATACTGCCGCAGACTCGATTGTTAATATTTTGAATCCAAAGGTTGTTGTTCGTCATGATCTATTGGACTGCTATTCTGTGAGCCATCATCACCGGAAAGATTCTATTCTCTCTGTTGGTAAGTACCTATATGGAAATAACAGCATTCAAAGTGAATTGGATGCTACAATAGATTATCTTGAGCGCACGACAGGAGATTTTGATAACGTTATCGTTTCATCGAATCACAACGATCATTTGACCAAGTGGCTCAAGGAAGTTGACATTAAATCAGAGCCTTGGAATGCATTGTTGTATCATCAACTGATGTACCTTACTCTTGCGAGTATTGAGAAGACCGATGTTGGTATCAGCTATGCAAACCCATTTGAAACATATTTCCGCGATTCAGAGGTATCAAATACAACGAATGTCAAGTTTCTTGGTAGAGACGAGTCATTCACCGTACATGGGATTGAACTGAATGCGCATGGTGATGTTGGTGTGAATGGTTCTCGTAGTAGCCTTGCTCAGTATTCCAATCTGGCTCAGAAATATGTGATTGGTCATTCGCATACACCGGGAATTATTTGGGGTGCATATCAAGTAGGAACCAGTTCTCGCTTGAAATTAGAGTATAATCGGGGACCGTCTAGCTGGATGAATACGCACTGTATCATTCACGAAAACGGAAAACGTCAGCTTATTAACATTATTAACGGAAAGTGGAGAGCTAAATGAAAGTCGAAACCAATCAGCGATTCGTTTCAAAGAAAACCGGAAACAACATTCTGGTCAAGAAAGTTTTCCGAACCGGAACTAATCGCAAACATGATATTGTGGTTGTGGTTGATGTTCAGCGAGGTGTCGGGAAAATTGAGACTGCCCGTATTATGGAGTCTGATAGTATTCGTCGTCGTTACCGTGAAATTTTGTGAAGGAAAATAATGAAAGCAGATGCAGAAGAAGTTGAAATCGTTGAAATTCTGAATCAGGCGCAACAAAGCGGGATGATTCGAGTCAATAAACAGGTCATTACTCAATATAACGTTTTTCTGGATCGACAGATCGGAGCACCTTCTGAGTATCGTGATCTGATCAATGCTCTATATAACGCAGGGGAAGGCGATATTTTCAATATCGTTATTAATTCTCCGGGCGGTTATCTGAGTTCAGCAATGGCGATTATTGAGGCAATCAATAACACAGAAGCATTGGTTCGTGCTATCATGGTCGGGGAGTGTCACTCTGCTGCCAGTCTGATTGCCCTGAAGTGTCATGAAATTGTTTTGGGTCAATACTCTCATATGATGTGTCATACCGCTGATTATGTCAGTGGCGGAAACACACATAATGTTCAGGCTCATGCAAACTTTAGTACATCATATATCAATCGAATCATTGATGATGTTTATAAAGACTTCCTGACAGAGACTGAGTTGAGTGATTTGCGTAAGGGAGCCGAAGTTTGGCTAGATTATGATGAACTAGAAAAGCGAATGCTGAAACGACAGGAACTGTTAGTGAAGGCAGCAAAAGAAGAAGCCAAAATACCGAACAAAGGTAAAAAGGCTTAAAAAGAATGGCAAGTGACCCTTGCCATTTTTATTTTGTGATATAATTTTGTTATGACAAAAATTCTACGTGAACAACATATCATTGATGCATACAATTTTCTTGGATTCTCTCCCCGAGATTCTCAGATGAAGATTGTTGATAACATCGTTCATTCCTTTCTTGATAAGAAGAAAAGGAATGTTATTCTATCTGCGCCAACAGGATCAGGTAAATCTATTATCGCGGCAGTGGTCGCAAGAGTTCTGGATACCATAACTAATGGTAATGGTCAGTCTGCTATTTTCATGTCCAGTACCAACGCGCTTGTAAACCAATACGCGGATACATTCAATCATCACAACGAATCTGAGTTCTTCCGTATCAAGGGAGCCTCAAATTATCCTTGCAACTATTTCATTAGTAAGGGCAATACGACTGCAACAGGAGAAGAATGCGCCAAGAATGATCTTGATGTTATGGAGCAGACTCATTTCTGTAATAAATGCTCATATGACAAGGCAAAGGGGCTTGCAAAGACAACGAACAACCTGATCACAAATTATGCGTTGTTCATGACTTCTGCGACCACGAATCGAACCCATTGCTCTCGTAATCTTCAGGTGTTTGATGAAGCGCATTTGATCAATGATGTTTATTGTGAGTTTGTTGCTGTTACCATTGATGTGACGAATTTGGATGCTATCATCAAAATTTTGAACAATCTGGCATCAAAATTTTCTTCTCATGTTGATGCCATTCAAGGTATTCGCGCAGAGATACAAAACCAGATGGTTACGGATAGTAACTATATCAAATTCTTTGATCGAGCAAGAAGTATATTTACAGAAACTGCAAAGGAAGCCGCAAGACTTGCTGATCTACATACGGATGTAAGAGAGAAAGCCAGATATTTGAAAATCTCTAAGCGAGTCGCAAACATCGCTCACAAAATCAAAGAGTTTCTTAAAAACGATTACGAACATGTTTTTGATAACTCTACTGTTGGTATAGTAAGTGTTAAACCGATTTTCGTTTCAGAAATGATGGAAGCCTTGTTAGGTAAATACAACCTGTTTATGTCAGCAACACTTTCAGTTGATTTTGCTGCAACGACAATGAATCTCGATCCAGACGAAACGGATTATATTGATGTTGGGGTAGTATTTCCGCCAGAGAATCTTCCGCTGTTCTTTGTTGGTACAACTGCCCTGAATTATCATCAGATGCAGATGCCCGAGACTTTCGTGAACCTTGGTAAATTGTGTGCCAATATCATTGCTTCACATGGAAACGACAAAGGAATCATTTTGACGCCTTCCTTTGCTGTTACGAAGAAGATTGTTGACAACCTCGGTCGGTTTAAGAGCATATATTCGAAAAACTCCGATGTTAAGATATTCGAACATCAGTCAGGTAAGCAGGCATCAGAGATAGTCACTGAATTCAAAGAATATGAGGGCGCAGCGGTTCTGTTGTCGCCTTCTATCTTTGAGGGAATTGATTTTGCTGATGATCATAGTCGGTATCAGATCATCCTAAAAACACCTTTCGCGAGCCTTGGTGACAAGAGAATGTCAAAGATCGCAAAAGATTACCCTGAAATATATCGTTCAATTGGTCTACTTAAAATTATTCAGGGCATCGGTAGAAGTGTTCGCAGTAGCACAGATACCGCCGCTACATATTTCACTGACAAGAGCAGTGAAACATTGTATAATTCTAAACTGAACATCTGGAAAAATCGATTTAGTGTCCAGTACAGTAGTTCAACTCGTTAAAGGAAAAACATGACAAATGAAAAATTCGTATACCAAACTGATACGACAGGAGTGGTTTACTCTACACCAACGACTGGAATCAATTACGGTATTCCGAAACCCGTTATCACAGCCCCGGTTATCAACACAAAAATAGAATTGCGAACCGAGGCGCGTAAACACAATCATTATTTCAAAGATGTGTCGAAGCTACAAACAATTGATGTTTATCGTGTATTGTCTCTATTCAATGTGACCGATCCGTGTATTCAACATGCAGTAAAGAAATTGCTTGTTGCTGGCGGTCGCGGCGCAGGAAAAGATATCAAGCGCGATATCAAAGAGGCAATCGATACATTGAGCCGTTGGGTAGAAATGCAGGGCGAAAATGAATCACGTAATGGTTGATATCGAAACAATGGACGTAGTACCAACTGCTGCCATTGTCTCAATCGGTGCTGTCAAATTTGACACTAATACAGGTGAGTTAGGTGAAACTTTTAAAGTCAACCTAGATATCACGGAACAAAAGAAACTTGGGTTATCTTTCAGTAACTCTACTGTTGAATGGTGGAAAGAACAGCCGCCAGAAGTATGGAAGGGAATTCGTGAGAATTCCGTTTCGATCACAGAAGGTATGGAACGTTTCAAAAATTTCTGTGGAAAATCTGAGTTCTATTGGGGTAATGGCGCTGGTTTCGACATGCCAATTATTCGTAATGCGTGTCATGTTATTGGTATGGAACCTTGGTGGAAATACTATAATCTTATGTGTTATCGAACCCTAATCAATCTTCATGGGTTGGATAACAAAAAACTCTCGGCAGGTCGAGAAGGATACCACGACTCTGTTTCTGATGCTATTTTTCAGGCAGAGACTTTATTGAAAATTATGAAAGGTGAACTGTAATGACAAATTTTGATCGCGTATCTAGTTGGTTGGAAACCGCTGGTAAAGAGCGCAACCAAACAAACTTCTCTGTTCAATGTGGTGTTCACATCGAAGAATTCTGTGAATTCCTAACTGAGATTGATGTTCAGGATACTGTATCTAACGATCAATTGGTTACAGCAATTGCTGTTCTTTCTACGGTTGCGAATCGTTTGAAGAAAGAAGGCGCACAGGTTGATATTAGAAATCGTCTGAATCTGTTAGATGCCCTTTGTGACACTGATGTTACTGGTAATGGCGTTGCATATTTCGCTGGTTTCAATAAGAACGGCGCGGATAAGGAAGTGCTAGATTCCAATGACAGTAAATTTGAAGATGGTAAGGCTGTCATTCTTCCGGGCGGTAAAATCGGCAAGGGGAAAAATTATAAAGCGCCTGACCTAACAAATTTTGTTTGGTTGGAATGATTCTGTGATATAATTCATTCATGGAAAAAATTCTCTCACAAATTCTGTATCTTCACGATCCTTGCAACATTGCTTATGCCGAGGATGAATATGATGTTATTGCGAGGATGACTCTTTGTGTGATGTTCAAACGTCGCATTAAATTGTCTGCCGCGTTCAAGAACGTGGTGAGAAAATATGTCTATAAAGGCATAGAAGTTAAAAACATGGATAAAGTAGATGCAGAGTTTTATTCAATTTGTAAATGAAGCCAACCTCAATAAACTGTATATCAATGGATGGACAGTTTATTCTTATGGTCACTCAAAGGATCGCTCAAATGAGCGTAGAAATGAATTTGAATACCCTGAATGGAAACATTTACATAACAAGGCAACTGAATACATCAACAAAAATAAACTTGATGACGGTGAACATCTTTTCTATTCTAGGCTGAAGCGGCAGGGGTATGTCGCTCGACTTGCGAACAAGAATAGGCAGTTACATTTGATTACTGTCTTACCTGAAGGTAGTTCAAGAGCAAAAGAAGGGACGCAAAAACACATCATTGAGTCCAAAGAGTATGATATAATCATCGTTGATTAACAAATGCGCCTGTAGCTCAGTTGGACAGAGCAACAGCCTTCTAAGCTGTGGGTCAGAGGTTCGAATCCTCTCAGGCGCACCAATTTTAGTAATGAAAGTGAGTGAAATATGCAATTGAGCAAACAAACCATTGAAGTCCTTAAAAACTTCGCCTCTATTAACCAGAACATTCTGATCCGTGCTGGCAACAAACTGACAACTCGGACAGTTGCTAAGAATATCTATGTAGAGGCAACTGTTCCTGATACATTTGAACAGGAATTTGGTATCTATAATCTGAGCGAGTTTCTTGGTATCACTACTCTGTTTAGTGAGCCTGTATTTGAGTTGTCAGATTCCTGTGTCTATATCTCTCAGGGAAAGAATCGAGTTCAATACATGTTCGCTTCACCAGAAGTTTTGGACTATCCCGATAAACCGATTCCTACTCTGGAAACCGATGCCCAATTCTTGATGAATGAGGATGTTCTTAAGAGTCTGTTGAAGGCAGGCGCAGTTTTATCTAGTACAGACCTGCGTATTACTGGTGCAGATGGTATTATCACTTGTACTGTTCTTGATCCAAAGAATCCTAGTAGTAATACATTCAGTGTCGAAGTCGGTACAACTGATCGAACATTTGACGTTTATATTAAACTGTCGAACCTGAAAATGCCAGCGGGTTCATATGATGTTCTTTTGACAAGCAAGCGGGTTGCCAATTTCAAGAACACTGCAATGGATTATTCTATCTTCATTGCAAACGAGAAAAATACTAGCTGGTCTTGATTCTCTCGGGGATAGCTCAATGGTAGAGCAGGGAACTCATAATTCCTTGGTTGTCGGTTCGAGTCCGGCTCCCCGAACCAATAAGGTTTAATTATGTTAGAAAATTTAGTTTGGGAACAAAAGTACCGTCCCAAAAAAATTGATGATGTTATTCTTCCGGCAACTACAAAGAAGATGATTAAGGATTCCATTACTTCTGGTAAGGTTCCTAATTTTTTATTTGCTGGTTCTGCTGGAACAGGGAAGACGACAACTGCATATGCGATTGCAAATGAGTTGGGCGCAGACATTCTGTTCATCAATGCTAGTCTTGAGGGAAACATGGATACTTTGCGAACAAAGATTTCGCAGTTTGTTAGTACAGTTTCTTTCACGGACTCCAAGAAGGTTGTGTTATTGGACGAGTGTGATTATCTGTCAACCTCTGGTGTGATGCCAGCTTTGCGCGGATTTCTTGATACATTTAGTGACAACGCTATTTTCATCTTTACTTGTAACTATCCGAATCGTCTGATTGACCCTCTGTTGTCTCGCTTGACTCGCGTAGATTTCAAATTCAGTAAAGAAGAAACTCAACCTGCCTGTGTTGGTATGTTGCGCCGTATTTGTCAGATTCTGGAAACAGAATCAGTTGAATATGACAAGAAAGCTGTTGCTTCTTTGGTAACAAGAAACTTTCCTGATTTTCGCCGTACTCTTGTTGATCTTCAGCGTTATTCAGCCGGTGGTGTGATTGATAGTGGGATTCTTGCTACAATCGATGAAACCGGAATAGATACACTTGTGGATCACTTGCGTAACAAGAAATTCACTGAAGTGCGCCAGTGGATCGCAAATAACACAATGGATGCACAACACTTTTATCGGCTGTTCTATGATAAGGTTTCACCATATCTGGTTCCGATGAGTGTTCCTCAGATGATTTTGTTGATCGCTGATTCTGAATTCAAGGCTTCTCATAGTGTTGACCCCGAGATTAACCAAGTTGCTTTCTGTATTCAGTTCATGCAAAGCTGTGCATTCAAATGAGTAGCCCATTTGACTATATCAAGTCAGTGACTCAGACAAAGGAAGACCTGTTCACGAATGACGAGATATTCAAGAAAGAATATAACGCATTTATTGTGAACCGAGGTCTTTCTAATTCAGAGACAACTGCTCTATTTGCTGATGCAATGAATCAACATCCTAATCTTGATCCATATCTTCAATATAAATTCTATTTGACCGGAATACCTAAAAGTAGAAATTATTCAAAATGGATTAAAAAAGAAGCGATAAATAAAGATGAAAATGAATTACAATTTATCGCAGAACAATTAAATGTATCCATAAAAAGGGCTTTAATTCTCCATGACCTAATTGGGTCAGAAAAGATTAAAGAATTGATTGACCTGCGAGGTGGCAAGGCAATCAATAATGGAAAACAAAAAATTTGAAGATATCGGAGTACCTGTTAAACTTGGTAAGCCAGATGATTTTAATATTCTGATCGAAACGCTGTCTCGTATCGGTATCGCATCAAAGAAGACAAAGACTCTTTATCAGAGTTGTCATCTTCTGCATAAGAGGGGTGAATATAGAATCGTTCACTTCCTTGAAATGTTTGCTCTTGATGGAAAACCGACTTCTCTGACAGAAGATGATATTAAAAGAAGAAACACTATTGCCAAACTGATTGATCAATGGAAATTGGCAACTGTATTGGACAAGACGCTGATTGAAACTGCGCCAGTTACTGATATCAAGATCGTTCCGTTCAAAGAGAAAAAAGAATGGACACTGATCAGTAAATACACATTGGGTACAAAGAAACGTACTCACTAGAATTTGCTGCAATTGTGTAGCAAATACGATGATGCTTCGGGTCATCGGTTAATTTTAAACTTGCTTTATGGAGTTAAAAATGTCAAAAATCAATTTCGCCACAGTTTTCCCTGATTATGTTGGTGGGCAACGCCTACTGGACAAGATCAATGAATTCTATGATGATGCAAAGAAAGCCACTTCCTTTCCGCCATATAACATCATTGAATCCGATGATGGTATGAAGTACACAGTTGAATTGGCTGTTGCTGGCTATAACAAGGATGAGTTACAGGTGAAGTATCAGGACAACAGTCTGATCATCACTGGTAACAAGGTGCAAACAACACTGTCGGTAACTGATACCGAAACTTATTTGCATCGTGGTATCGCTTCACGCGACTTTACTCGAAAATTCTTGTTGGGCGATGATATCGTCATCGACTCGGTTAAGGTTGATAACGGGATTCTTACTGCAAAGATGACAAGAATCGTACCGGATGCTAAAAAACCACGTATAATCGATATCGCTTAACTGAATATCCCAAATAAATAAAGATTTGGGGTTCATGATGGCTAAGAAACAAGACAACCTTGCTGATTTTTTGACTTCACATCCAACTGAGTTGATTAACAACAGGTTTCTTGTGAAAGCGTCTGTACTCAATACGGGCGCTTTCAAACCGACCATAATGCTAGTGATTTATGATCTTATTGAACGTAACTTCAAACTTACGTACTATAATGATGTTGATCTTGCTAGCAACATGATCAAACTTTTGAAACAAACCTGAAAGAACCTTTATTATGATGATCGAAACTTCTCAAGTAGTTATCCCTAGTGATCCAGCAACACAAAAACGCATTCGCGATGCATGTGCCGAATTCTCTGCTTCCGCTACTCGTGTTGAGGGCGAGAAAGACTTTCAGAAAGAACTGATCAGTTCTCTGGCAGAAGACACCGATCTTCCTAAGAAATACCTTCGTAAGCTCTGTGCTGTGTATCACAAACAGAATCTGGCAGAGGTCGAGGGCGATGCAGAAACAATTTCTGAGATTTACAACAAAGTCTTTGGTGACGATGCCTCTTAAACGCATTTAAACCAGTTTTGTGCCGTTTTCTGGACAAGTTGATACCAACACATAGGTAACAGCTAAAAACGGCTCTAATCGCTTTATAATCAATTCGCTGTGCTTCAACTATCAGCACGGAAATGCGGAATCAATGACCAATCTCTGTTATACCTTCGTTGGAAGGAAATCCAACAAAATACTTTTCCGTGGCTACAAAGACGGAAAACGAATCCAATCCGGCGAAATCGCATACAAACCTTCGCTATACACGCCACTTGAATCTGGCGCTCAATCGGATTATCAGACCATCTATGGTGAACCTCTGAAGAAGATCGAGTTTTCTTCTATTCGTGATGCCAACAACTTTATCCGTGACTATAAAGATGTTTTCCGTATTCATGGCAACACTCAATTTGAATATGATTTTCTTCATTCCAATTTTCCTGATACGATCAATGCATCAATTGAGGATATCAATGTAGTCTCTGTTGACATAGAAACGAAGGTCACTGACGGAGAGTTTCCGAATCCAGAATTGGCAAAAGAAGAAATCACTGTCATCACCATCATTGACCGTAAGACAAAGAAAGTTACCGCCCTCGGCACACTTGCTGCTAGCCACGATGGGTACACTAGGTACGCTACTGAATCTGAAATGCTTTTGGCATTCATTGACCACATTCGTGTCTCTGACCCAGATATCATTACTGGCTGGAACGTAGATTACTTTGACTTCGCTTATCTCTGTACTCGAATCAATAATGTTCTTGGTGAGTCTGCAATGGAAAGACTTTCCCCATTCGGTGAGGTCAGAAAAAAAATTGATGTGATCAATGAACGTGAACAGATGCGGTTTGAGATTGTTGGTCGAACTATCTTGGATATGATGGACTTGTATAAGAAGTTTCGTCTTATCACCCGCGCCTCATATAAATTGGATTACATTGCTGAGATTGAATTGGGTGAGAATAAAGTCTCGAACCCATATGGCTCTTTCCGTGAGTTCTATGAGAAAGACCCTCAATTGTTTCTTCAGTACAACATTCATGATGCAATGCTTGTTGATCGACTGGAAACAAAACTTGGGTTCGTTTATCTGTCCGTGGTTCTTGCTTACTTGACCAAATGTAATTTTGCTGATGTTTTCTCGCCGGTTAAGATGTGGGAAAACTACATCACTTCTATTCTGAAGAATGAGAATACATTTGTTGCACGTAAATCCATGAGCAATTCCGGGTTTACTCCAATTGAGGGCGGCTATGTTAAGCAGCCTGTTCCCGGTATATATGAGTGGTTGGTTTCTCTTGACTTTGGTAGCCTTTACCCAAGTATCATTATGGCGCTCAATATGTCGCCAGAGACATTGATTGATTATGATCCTGAATTTACGGTTGATGAATTTCTTGCCGGGAAATATGTCGCCGACTCGGATAAATGTCTTGCTGTCAATGGAACGACATATCGAAAAGATAAATTGGGTGTTGTGCCTCGCCTCACGAAAGTCGTGTTCGATCTTCGTAAGAGCGCCAAGAAAGAAATGCTTTCTAATAAAAGGATGTATGAAGAAACTCACGACATAAAATATAAAGCAGAAGCTGATCGTTTAAATGTTTTGCAGCAATCTGCAAAAGTTTTGGGCAACGCATTATATGGTTCGCTTTCCAACGAGTATTTTATGTTCTTTGATACTCGAATCGCGGAAGGTGTTACGAAGACAGGGCAATATCTGATTCGCAAATCAGGTAAAGAATTGTCTGATTATGTCAATAAACTTGTTGGAACAGATAGCGTTGACTATAATGTTTACTCTGATACCGACTCGTGTTACATTGTCTGTAATTCTCTGGTGGAAAAATACCTTTCCAGTATTACGGATGAACAAAAGATTGTCGATGCACTAGATAAGATCGTTAAGAATAAACTTCAGGTCTGTGTTGATGCTGCTATTGAAGATGCAGCCAAGACAATGAATGTTTATGAAAATGTTCTGACAATCAAACGAGAAGCCATTTCATCATCTGCTGTATGGGTTGCCAAGAAAAGATATGCGCAGCGTGTGCTTGACAATGAAGACGTGCGATATTCTGAGCCTGAATATAAGGTTACTGGTATTGAAACTAATCGCAGTAGTACGCCTGACTTGGTACGAGGTTGGTTGATGGATGCAATCAAGATCATGCTAGACACCAATGATGTTGAACAGGTGAAGTCTTTTGTTGATAAATGTCGCACTGAGTTCACGAAAAAGCGAGTAGAGGAAATATCTTTCCCTCGTGGAGTCAATAATCTCGCTAAGTGGCAAGGATATCCTAGTGGAACCCCTATTGCGGTTCGTGCTGCTATGCTGCACAATGATATGGTCAAAAAGAAAAATCTTACTGGTAAGGTAAGAGAGATTTCTGAGGGCGATAAGATCAAGTACACTTATCTGATCGAACCGAATCCATTGAGGGCAAATGTTATTGGTTTTGTTGACGAGTTGCCACAGGAGTTTGGTCTGCATCGTTATGTGGATTACGACAAGCAGTTCGACAAAGCGTTCTTTGGTCCATTGAAGAACATTACCGACGCGGCGTCTTGGAAATTGGTTGAGGAAGCTGTGTTAGAAGGATTTTTTTAAAAGGAAACTTATGAGTAAATTATTGGATAAAATTTTGAAGGCATCATCTGTTAAGAATACATCTATTCTATCAGAATCAATTCTTTTCACTGATCGTGATGTAATCACAACAGAGATTCCTATTATCAATGTTGCATATTCTGGTGAGTTGAATGGTGGTATTCCGGCGGGTGTTAATTTGTGGGCAGGACCATCGAAGTCATATAAAACACTTGGTACATTGATGTGTGTAAAGGCATATCTGAACAAATATGAAGATGGTGTTTGTATTTTATATGATTCCGAAGGTGGAGTTACTCCTGACTACCTGAAGAACATTGGTATTGACCCGGCTCGTGTTGTACACATCCCAATTGAACATATCGAAATGCTGAAGTTTGATATGGTCAAACAGCTTAAAGAATTAGACCGCGACGACAAAGTTATCATGGTCATTGATTCCATTGGTAACACAGCATCGCTCAAGGAATTGGAAGACGCACAGAACGAAAAGACTGTTGCTGATATGCAACGAGCAAAGAGCATCAAAGCTCTGTTTCGTATGATCACCCCTTCTCTGGTCGCAAAAGATATTCCTTGTATGGTGGTGGCTCATACTTATGCTGAAATGACCTTGTATCCTCGACAGATCATTTCTGGTGGAACCGGATTGATCTATAGTGCTAACTCGGCTTTCATTCTGTCTAAGTCACAGGAAAAGGACGGTGATGAAATCGTTGGCTGGAATTTCACCATTAACATCGAGAAATCAAGATTCGTCAAAGAGAAATCTAAACTTATCTTCACAGTGAAGTATGATGGTGGTATTGATAAGTATTCAGGTATTCTTGATCTTGCAATGGAATTTGGTTTTGTGGTTAAACCGAAAAATGGTTGGTATCAGTTAGTTGATATGGATACCGGAGAGATGGTTGGTAAGATGTATCGCGCCGCCGAAACGGGGTGCGATGAATTCTTGGGTAAAGTGCTCACACACCCCAAATTCGCACAGGAAGTGAAGAAGAAATATTCTCTTGCTGCACCAAAACCTGTTACAATCGAAGATTCAGACGAATAAACAAACTAGATCGCTAAAACGCGACAACAACTAAAACACGATGCGAACAGAATCCCTTATCTTCAGTCAACTACTCAGCAATGAAACCTATACCAGAAAAGTTACACCGCATCTGAAAGAAGACTACTTCCAGACACAGGAAGATAAGGTTTTCTATAAAATCTTTCATCGTTTCTTTACGAAACACAATGCCATTCCTAGTAAACAGGCGATGGCAGTTGAGATAGACAATCTTCGTAGCAACGCTGATCTTCATAAAAGTATTTTAAACGTACTGAATGAAACCAGTGAATTCACGGAGTCAATGGAATATCTCGTTGATACAACAGAAAAGTATTGCAAAGAACGGGCGCTCTTTAATGCACTAAAAGAATCTGTGATGATCGTTGATGGTCAGAGTAAAATGACACCAGAAGCGATACCAACAATTCTTCAACAGGCTCTCTCGGTTTGCTTTAATACAGAAATCGGTCACGATTACATTGATGATGCTGAGTCTCGGTATGATTATTATCATTCATCTGAATTTAGAATCCCGATGGGGTTGAAAACTTTTGATGATGCGACTAAGGGTGGTATACCAAGAAAGACGCTGAATGTATTGCTGGCTCCGCCTCATGGTGGTAAGTCTCTTGTTATGGTAAACATGGCAGCAGGTGCATTGGCAGCAGGATTCAATGTTCTGTATATCACGATGGAAATGGCAGAAGAAGAAATCGGCAAGCGGTTCGATGTGAATCGTTTTAATGTTGATTTTGATACCCTCGAAACTTTACCAAAACAATTGTTCATGAACAAGATCACGGGTATCATGAATTCTAGTCAAGGTAAGTTGAAGATTCAAGAATACCCAACTGGCGGGGCGCATGCAGGACATTTTAAAAGTCTTATTCAGGAATTAAAACAGAAACAAAACTGGACACCTGATCTGATTGTTGTTGATTACATGGGTATCTGTTCAAGTGAGCGTTATAAGGCTTCCTCTGGCGCAAATTCTTATACAATCATGAAATCTGTTGGAGAAGAATTAAGGTCACTTGCAATTGAAACCAATACAGCGATCATTACTGCGGTACAAACAAATCGTAGCGGTGTTGGTAACAGTGATGTTGATATGACTTCAACAAGTGAATCTTTGGGTATCCCTGCGATTGCTGACTTGTTTTGGGCTATCATCAATACAGATGAATTGAAAGACCTTCGACAACTCATGTTTAAGCAGTTGAAGAATCGATATAAAAGTCTCGATGATCCAGAAAGATTTGTGGTTGGTGTGGATACATCAAGAATGAAGTTACATGATCTTGAAAACGCTGTTGCACAAAAGCCAGCAAAGAAAGGTTCTAAATTAAATACTAACGAAAATCTTAATGTGGATATGTTACACACAATTCCACAATCAAAGGCATCGTTTGACGAATTTAATTTTTAATCATGCAAATTGCATTTTATAAAGCCAATCGTGGGAATCTTCTGGATAAGCTGATTGGCGTCTTCACGTTTGGAAAATATTCTCACTGTGAATTGATACTTGACGATGGTCTATGGGCAACCAGTTCTCCGCGTGACGGTGGCGTAGTGATGCGGTATTTAGAACCATCTGATAAATGGGACATATTTGATCTATATGTACCTTATGATGTTAATACCGATCTGGTTAAAAAGTGGTTTGATGCGAATGATGGCGATGCGTATGATTATCTTGGTGCATTTGGGAGTGCATTTGGTCTTGATCTAGTTTCTACTCAGAAAAAATATTGTAGTCAGACATGCGCAATTATTCTTGGAATAGATTCGACCATATCGCCGTCATCACTTTACAGAAAACTTAAAAAGATCGGATATATCAGGTGACTGGATTAAACGACTTCGCTGAACTGATTCGCAAGGCGAACGAAGAAAAAAGACTCAGAGAAGCGGCTGAGATAGAAAGAAAGAAGACAGAGGTTGCTCCACTTCTGTCAGAACTTTTCGGTGCAGTTGCGAAAGCAAAGGAAGAAAAACAAGAGATTGCTCTGACAGAGGCTCCTTTATTGGATGAACTCCGAACTGCTCTTGCTGATCCAGAGTCGATTAAGCTAAAGAAGGAAGAAACTAAACAGCAGATTGTTGCGCTGGTTCAGCAAGTCGAAGAAAAGGCTAACTCAATTTCAGAGATTGATATTGACAAAAAGCTGTCTGAACTCGATGAAAAGTTTCTTTCTCTGTATAAGAAGCTATCCAATGAGTTTGAAGTGCTCAAGAAGGTGCTTAATAGCGTTTCTAAGCCGACTTCTACAACCCCGATGTGGGGTAGTACCTCTGGTAGCGGAGAAGTCCGTATAACGCGAATGGATGACTTTCAGAACGAGAATCTTGTTAATGGCGCTGCATTGGTGTGGGACTCGGTTCTCAAGAAATTTAAACCTGTTGTGTTAAATACGACAGGACAAACACAACAAATTACAGACGAAGAAATGCCATTCTCGAAACGAGTAGACTTTATTACTGATGACGTTCTTTATCGCGGAGAGGCAGTTGTTGGTGCATCGGAATCTGCGCCTTTGTGGAGAATACGACAGATCACCATTGGTGCCGACAATGACGTAACAGAACTGTGGGCATCTGGTAGTTCTGACTACAATAAAGTGTGGGCAAATCGAGCGAATTATACTTACTCATAAAATGATCAAATTAGATTCAAACGTCATCATTTTTCACAAGAAGGGTATTCTTTTTGAGAAATGGGAATTGACACCACAAACTTGCATAGAACTGGAGTCTCTGTTTAAGCAAATGAACAGTCGCAAAAGACCTGCCGGAGAATATACAATTTTCAACGGTGAAACAAAAATCATCTTTAACTCGATCACAAAGGCAGTTAATGTCTATATCTCGGGTCAACCAACTATTATGTTGAACAAAGCAGACACAGCAACTATTCGACGCCTCATGAAAGAAATTAAAAATGTCTAATCTTACTTACTACGCTCTGTTTGAAAATGGTTCTCCTGTTTCGTTGACAGTCATTGTTGCGGGTCAAGCTGCTCCCATTGGTTATACCGAAATTTCATATGCTGATTACGAGAATTATCAAAATGACATGGGCAATCTTGATGCCCTTCGTCTTTCTTGTCTAGATCAGATTGATGCGCATGCAGGCGATGTTCGTATGGATTTCATAACCTCGGTTCCGGGACAAGAGTCTACCTATCTGATGAAGGCACAGGAAGCACGAGAAGTTAAGGCAGCGGGTTATGTTGCTGATATGCTGCTATATCCGTTGATTGCAGCAGAGATTGCGGCGCAGAATAACGCTTCTATTCAAGCGGTTGTTGATGACATTTTGACTACCGAGAATCAATGGCGTCAACTTGCGGCGATCATTGAAAAGGAACGCAGGTTGGGTAAAATTGCAGTTAAAACATCTACCACAACGGTTGACATTCTTTTAGCAAAAAATGCTGCTCTTGGTGCATTGGAATCTATTCGCGCTACTTACAAATAAGGCAATTAAATGGCAGCAATTACCGTTGACTCAAATGCTAACTACGATCTTTGCTCTGGTCAAACGACTGGCGCAACGATGGATACTATTACAGTTAACAACGGTCAATTGTTGGTTAACACTGATACCAAATTTTGTGCTGGTCATACTACAACAGCCACAGCTTCTAATGGTTCGCTTGATAACGTCACCGTTGCGGCAACCGCAATTGGCGGAGAACTGAAACTTGACGGAACAAACGTCAAGATTATTCCCTATAATGGAGGATCAGGAACTGCTCCGACACAGATAGCTACTGCACTTGTTCCTACTGCCGCAACATGGTCAGCGGGTCTGGTGACATTAACATTCGCGGCAGCACATGGTTATCTTGCGGGTGATAGAATCGGTGTCGGTTCGATTAAAGGGCTTGATGAACTGAACGGTTACTGTGGTGTTTTCACGATCAACACAGTACCAACAACGACCACGCTTACCTATGCCGTTGCCGAGAACCCCGGCACATCAACAATTACTAACGGTAAGGTCATCAAGTATTTTACATGTAGTCAGGTACACACATATAACGTAACTGCTGCATCTTGGTCAACTAACACCATAACCTTTACTACAACCGATACTACCTACCTCGCTGTTGGCAATAGTGTTGTGATTGCTGGTGCTGCACCTACCGGTTATAACGGTACTTATACGATTACTTCAGTTCCTACTTCGACCACATTTACTGTTGCTCAGGTAACGAATCCGGGTCCATGGACTTCTGGTGGAACAATTACTAAAACAGTTGTTGGAACTTATCTCGGCGCATGGAGTTCGTTTACCGCTGGTCCAACAACAGCGACTATTGGTGCATCCGGGTATATCAAAGTCAAGGATGTTGTCAACGGTCCATATAAACCCGGCGCATTGACTATTCAGGGCGGAACAACGCCCGTTGCAAAAGCGATCACCAAAGAAACCACTGGATGGATTGAGGTTGTTGGGGCAGAACTCTCAACGACCCCTGCTACATATAGTATCCCTCGATTGGGTAAATTTACGGTTACAGGTGAATGGTTCTATCCATTATCATTGCCATTTACTCTGACCACTGGCACAGCATGGGCAGCTAACGTCACCACATACACCACGACCGCTGCTCATGGTCTTGCTGTTGGGTCAACTGTACAGATTGATGGCGCAACACCAACAGGTTATAATGGTACTTATACCATTGTCAGCGTACCTACTACGACCACATTTACTGTTGCTCAGACTGTCAACCCCGGTACATGGACTTCTGGTGGTGCTGGTTATGCACAGATGAAAACTAACGGTGTTGCTCAACAGACAATTCAGCTTCCTGCCTCGGGCGGTACAACTGTTGGTACAACCCCATATGCAGGGGTTTGGGTGGAAACTTCTCCGGGGTCAGGTACTTACGAATTCTATGCCAATGCCTCGAACATGACTGCAACGGCATCACTTTTCGCAACAGATCAATATAGAGGAAAAGTGTGCTACATGGGTGCTGCTGGTCTGTTGAGATTCGGTGGCGACGGTACTAACGCATGGGGATATTTGCCTCCTGCCGGTTGTGCAATTCGTTTTGGTAATGTCATTACTGTGCATGCAACAAAAGTTGTTACTAACGGAGTATCAACACAAACTGTTCCGAACGCAACACTGACTAATAGACCAAAATTCGTCACAACATCGGCTGGTGTTGTGAATATCGATAAATGGATGACTGCATGGTATCCGATATTTCAACAGGCTTTCTCGGTCAACATTACCAACACTGGTATTTGTGACAACTTGACGATATCAGAGTGTGCGTCACCTTTTGTTCTTAATAACATCGGAACAGGTATATCGGTTATCGCGTCTTCTGCGCAATCGACTGTTCTGAACATATCCGTTTGTTTTGCTGGCGGAACAATCAGTAACTGTTACTGGAATAAGTTTCATAACGGAACGTCTGGGCAATATAATCAGATTTTATCTGATATTCAGAACCTAACTGTCACAAATGATTTCGGACGTGTGATGACAATTACAACTGGCGGTGGCGGTACAGCAAGGAACGCCACCTCTGGTGTAATTTCTCTGACTCGCGTTGCCAATTCTACATGGAATAATTCTACCTTCATTGGCGGTAGATGTATCACGTTTACTTGTTCTAATCTGACATTCACGAATACTCATTACGCAGACTCAACTGCCGTTGCAACGACTACCACAACTGGTATGTATGCATACTCAGTTGAATCTAACTCATCCAACATCAAAATTGATGGGATTGATTTTAATGGATTGTTGAACGTACATCCATATGCCGGATTAGTTGCTGTTCTGAGTGCGTCATATAATGTTAAAATACGAAATATCGGATCAGTTCTGGCTCCACTTAACTTAGGATCAGCTAACGCATCCGGTGTCGTTATATCGGGTGCAGCGGGTGGTTCTTGCACCAATATTGAAGTGAAGCGAGTTTATTGTACTAACGCGAGAACAGGTGTTATTGCATCGGCAGATAACAGTTATTCGGGTGTTGTACTTGAAAACGTGTGGGCAGGCGCTGCCTTAGCGAACACAAACATCACATTGAATACCTACTTCAAGAATATCGGCGGAACAAACTCGACTACCGGACAGACTTCTGTTTATGGTCACACTTGGCAGGATTTCTTTACTCCTGTTGGTGCAACATTGACCACAGGAACTGCATGGTCAGCAGGAACCACTACATATACCACGACAGCGGCTCATGGTTTGCTGGCAGGGGATACTGTTACTATATCAGGAGTTGTTGCAACACCGTTTAATGTCTCTGGCGGGTTTAATGGCACATATACAGTTGCCACAGTTCCTACCTCAACGACATTCACGGTTGCAATGGCATCGACTCCCGGTACATGGACTTCTGGTGGAACTACCAATCCGTTGAATGGTAAGATCGTTCTTCAGATGAACGAAAAGACTGCTGCAACTGATTCTCTGTACACACTCGGAAATAATGCCGATGGTTCTGGATTTACTTCGGTTGGCACATTATTGTTGCTTAACGTTGGTGATAATATTACATGGTCAACCCCTTATAAGATTCTTGGTCATAAAGGATTCACAACAGGAACCGCGTCTGCGCTACCAACTTTCACGTCAACTAACCCAAACAACCATGACTTCTTCTATAAAATAGACAAAGGCGCTGGTTATGGTAGTACATGGAAGAATCTGAAATACACAAAGACTTCTGCATCAATAACTGCTGCATCAAAAAACATTACCATTACTACTACCGCTGCATCAGTCACAGGATCAATTGCAGGGGATGTTCTTACTGTCACGGGAGTTACATCAGGTTCATTGTATGAAGGTATGGTATTATCGGGGACAGGTATTACTGCTAACACGGTAATTCTTGCTCAGACTTCTCAGACAGCCAGTTCAACTGGTCGAACCGGTACTTATACCGTTGGTATCATGAACTTCGCTGGTGGAACCTATACTATATCGGCTTCTAGTCAGACAGTTGCATCGACCGCTATCAGTGCCATTCAATCAACTTATGGAATTAACATCGGTGACACTGTTTTTGATGTAACGACTCCTGCCAACATGACTCTTGGAACAAAGGTCGCTTCCATTACATCAGCAACAGTTTTTGTTACTGATACCAATACGGTCACAACGGCGACTGCGCAGGTATTAGCATTTTCTGCTATACACTCGGAGACAGGAATTGCTGCTGCAACTGGATTGTCGTTACAAATAAAGGCAGTATGCGGTGTTGCTGCAACTACCAACAGACTTACTACTATTGCGATACCAACTAAAACGGATTCGATATACCAACAGGCGCAGTATCCTTTGGAAGTTGTTACTCTGACATTGACAGGATTACAGGCAGGATCGACTGTGTATGCATTTCAGGGAA